TGGATCAATAGTATAGAAGTAATCACCTGTAGTAACATCTTTATAGTTGTTTAACTGCTTGAGTAACGGTGTTTCAGTGTTAAGAGCGAAACATTCCCACGTTGTAGGTGTGGTTGCTACCCGGTATACTGGCTTTAAGTCTTTAAAACTGTTGTTAATTAACTGTTTAACAGTGAACTTGGTGTTGGTAAAGGTACCAGTGGGTACTAAACGAACGCCACGTTGGGCATCTATGCTGTCAATCCACACGTGAACCACATGCTCTTCCCACTTAGTAGGCACATAATCAAACTTCCAATCGCTTACTAAGGTGCTATGAGGATCAACTACCCAGTACATGTTGCTGTCTAAGTTCATTTCAAACAATAACAGTTGGTCTATTATGTCTTTATCACTGTTCAAGTAGCATATAGGATACTCTTTTTGCTCACCTGCTACAGCATTTAATATTAATTGGTCTGGTATACTGCAAGTTAATACTTGTTCATCAGTTAATTGACTAGCATTATACGTTGTGGGCCACAGTCTAAGACCGCCATGTCCTATAACTAACCCTTCTGCGTCTGTTCTTTTCCATACATGCACTACATTTGTATTGTTTACATGTGGTATAATGCTCTCTGCAATAACAGTTTCGGTTAATTCAATGTCTGGATCTACTGTCCACACATAGCCTACGTCACTATGCTTGGCTAATACGTCCTGTATTTCCTTTGATGTCATGTGTTCTAACTGTTCAACGGGCCATATAGGATCTCTACTTGCTACCTTAGGCAGTTCTTTTAGTTTAACATAACTGTTTTCTTTAATTTGTTCTAGTGTGTAGTGGGCTACCGGCATTAGTTTAACGCCACTTTGCTTACTGCTACCTGCATGTTGCCACATGTGGACTACATCTTTATCATATTGTGTTGGGTAATAACTATAATCGAAGTCTGCATCTACTTGTACATGTGCATCAACTACCCACATCATGCTTACGGTTGTTTGTAGTGCCAGAGCTTCGTAGACGCCGTCTAACGGCTGTAACAGTTCTTCCGGCTGTATGTGGTACACTGGATACTTTTTCTGTGTACAAGCCGGCTCTCTAATATACTTTGGTCTACCTTTGCCTTCGTTCTTGTTCCTTAAACTAACTCCACCGTAATCGTATTGCTTACCTGTTACAGGATTTAGTTTTTGCCATACATGTTGCTTACCATCGTCGAACACATCAGGCTGGAAGTCAAAGTCAAATCCTACAAGTACATCAACGTCTGGATCAACTACCCAGAACCAAGCATGAGTACTCTTTGCTAATCCTTCTTGATATGAACTGTATGTTTCAAACTCATACGTTAATGCTACAGGACTCATGTCGTGTACTTTAACATCACCATTCCAATCCTTTGGCATCCATATAAGTATGCCATTGAATATATGTTTAGTGTTACGTTCGAATGTTGTTGGGCTCCACGGTATATGACTTATGTCATTAAAGGCTGTGGGCAGTATCCAACAGTCAGCATCTACTCGATCCATTCCTTCATCAGTGTATATGATCGGGTAGCTTCTACCTCCGACGGGGTTAGTGGCAATAAACTTGCTGTCCTCACTGCCAGATCTCGGAACAAGTTTAATACCTCCTGCTCTGTTGTCGCTGATATTTGTAATTGCTTTGGGGTATTTGTGTTCCAGGTCATCCGGAAACTTGAATATGTGTATGTACTTTGTGTCATGCTGTTGTGGAACATAGTTGAACTCCTCGTTAATTTGATGTTCGTTGTCTACTAACCAGAACATTTTAGTTCTGCTTTTCCTTGCAGGAGTATCATAGTCGCTGATATTATCTGCATAGAATATATCATAACGTACAGGACAAATATCTTCTTGATACTTATGCTTGGTTACGTCAAAGTGTTTGTTCATTAATCGTACGCCACCACATCGGGTATCCCATGCGTCTGTAAAGTCTGCCGGGTAACGTTCTTCTAGGTGACTGGGTATTTTAAATACATGTATATAATCTAATTCGTGACTTGCTGGAACGTATAACAGTTTACCATTAAACTGAAACTCTCTATCCACAATCCAGAACCATTCTGTTTTACTACGCTCTGCATAGTCGCTGTATGTTTCTGCATTAAAGTCTTCGTTGTCTATATAGAACACATCATACGCTTCGTCCTCTACTGGACATGCAGGATGTATTTTAAGTTCCGCGTCTTTCCAATTCATAGGCACTAGTCTAATGCCACCCATACCCAACGGATACTTTTCTTTTAATTGGTATGGCATTTTAAAACTGTGTACAAAGTCTTTCTCAAAAGGATTAGGAACCCAGTCAAGTGTTTTAGTATTAATAGTATGTTCTTTATCTATTAACCAAACATATTCGTTTGTGTGTACATCACGCTGACTGTAATCGTCTACGTCGGTAACAAACATAAACGGTATGTCTAAGTCTGCATTTAAGAAGCCGTGGTATTTAATTTGTGCGTCTTTCCAATCACGTGGATATAATTTAATGCCACCTTCTTCTTTTGGATACTTATGTTCTAGTTGTCCCCTTAAATGAAAACTGTGTATGAAGTCTGGTTCAAAGTTCCCCGGTGCCCAATCGATGTTTTCAGTTATTTTATATTCAGGATCAACGCACCAAACATGTGTGCTACTAGAGTTATCAAAGTAGTCCCCCGGTGTCGTGCTTGTTAGTACGTTGAATGTTTTTGTACATGCTACTGCATTGTGATGGAATGTTTCTGGAAACCCAATTGGCTTTTTAACTTTTAATGTTACTCCGCCATAGTTCAATTGGTTCCACTTCCAAACATGTTCGTAATTTTTTGTATGCGAGTCTGGCTTAAAGTCAAATATACTATAGTCGGTAACAGTAATGTCTTCTTCGATGAACCAATACATTGATGTATTGCTAGAGATAGCAGACACGTTACTGACTTGTTGTGCAAAAGGTAACTGCTCTACTAGAGCTTCGTTCTCTCCTACATAAAAAATATCATACATCTATTTTGTGTCCTACTACTGCGTTTATATATTTATTGATATGGTCTAGTCCGTTGTCTAGGTTTTCTAATTCACGGAACATTAATTGGTTAGCACTAAAGCAACAATCGTCTCGGTGATGTCTTGCACTAATCTTACACACATGACAGTTCCCTTTTAGTTTCCAGAACATCATTTCCTCTGGAGTTAACAGTGGATCATATAGCCATGGGTTGCGTGATACTTCGGTAGGCGATAGTTCGCTATAGTCGTGGTCCGCAAGTAGTTCTTTAACGTAACCGTTTATGCCTATTGCTTCTATTCGTTCTTTAACTTTTTCGTTAGTCACTTGTATGTACTCTGATGTTGTAATGGTTTGTAAAAGCAGTAGCATCTTCTTTAGTATTAACTATTGGCTGACCTTTAACATTGAGACTCGTATTGAGAACAATAGGACAACCTGATACTTTGTGCCATTCGGATAGTGCTTCATATAGTTCAGGGTGCTGTTTTCTATTAACAGTCTGAACCCTACTCGTTCCATCCCCATGTACGACAGCAGGTATTTCATCTGGACGTTTGCATTTTGCTACAAACTGCATGTATGGACTTTCGTTTAAACCGCCCGGCAGTTCAAACCAATCTTGTACATGTTCTTCTAAAATGATAGGAGCAAACGGTCTAAACTTTTGTCTACGTTTAATTTCATTTACTCTATCCTTAATCTCTTCCCCTCTAGGATCAGCAAATAAACTTCTGTTCCCTAATGCTCTAGGACCAAACTCTGCTCTGCCATTGGCAACTCCAAAGATTTCCCCATTGTTTAAACTCTCGACAAACTTCCTTACGGGCCACTTGCCTTCTATTACAGTTCCTAAGTAAGGAGTTTTCCATTCTACTTTCTTTAATGTATCTGCAAAATGTAAGAATGCCGCGGCACCTAAACTACTTCCAGCATCACCTGGGTTAGGCATTATGTGTACGTCATCGAATATATCAAACAGTTTACTATTAGCAACACAGTTTAATGCACAGCCACCCATGAACACTAAGTTCTTACTATGAGTGTACTTGTAGGCTAACTCCGCGTATTCCATAATTCTTTCTTCACATACTAACTGAGCACTTGCGGCTAAGTCGTACTTAATTTGTTCGTTACCCGGAATGTTTAAATTGTTTATTAAGAAGTCGTCTGGTAAGCCTCTACTCATATCAATGGTGTGTAGACACTCTCCTCTATTCTCTTTAGTAATCTTTTCATGCTTAAACAATTGCTTACGCATCTGTTTAGCGAATATCGGATTACCGTATGCCGCCATTCCCATTAGCACATATTCATCTTCCATAGGCTTCAGTCCTACTCTGGCTGTTACAGCACTATAGAATAAACCTAGACTACTTGGGAAGTTTGTTTCGTGTACCAATTCAAACTTGCCACCTCGTTCTTCATACCTGTATATGGTTGCAGTCTGCACTTCGCCTATTGCATCGATAGTCATTATAGCACACTCGTCGAAGTCACTAGTAAGTACTCCTGCGGCGGCATGACTTTGATGATGTAATGTATGCTGAACTGGAATACCGTCTAGCTGTGGATAAAATCTTTTAAGCCATTGCTCGGCAGTTGGTTCCGTGAACACAGCCTTAACTGCATCCATTCTCAGTTGTTTTAGTCTACGTTTAGACTTTAACTTACTATCCTCATGCATTACTATAACATCTGGCATGCCAAATGTCAATGCTTCTGCCATTAATTCTTTGTGTAAGAAAGGATCGTTCTTCTTTCTACTATAACGTTCGCTGTGACCAGCAAACATAATCTTGCCTTCGTCGACTACACAAACAGACGCATCATGGAACATACAACTTATACCAAGTATTCTCATCTATAAATAAATGGATCTGCTTTACGGATTTGTTCTAACTTATCCTTCAGCATCTCTTCTTCCTCATCAGTAAGATTTAATTCGGGTACATCGGGTACTTCAATTTCTGTAGGGCCTCTAAGTACTTCAGCTTTCTTACTTATTGGATTACCCTGCAAGTCACCGTGGTCGATAATCTCTGTTACCTCTTCGGCTAGTTCGTTTCTTTCTTCTGGCATTATAATTCCTCTATAAACTTTTTAACTTCATTTGCATATAGCGTGTGTAAATGCTTATCTGCGTGGTACCATTCTGAGAAGTGTGAAGCGTTTTCTTCTGTGTCGTACCTTTCTATAAAACTGTCTTCACTCTCAAAGAACACATCATGCGGGAACGTATGCATTAAATGTTTTAATCTTAAATGATCAAACGTCTCTGCTTTTATTGACGCACAATTATTTACCTGTATGTGATCAACTTCGTAAGATTTTAAGAACGAATCTAGCATAGTCATATAAGTTATTTTTTTAAACAGTCCAAAGTTATAGTCTGTGTGATATAACTGCAATGCTTTGAACCATGTAGTGAAGTCGCCAGTGTTTTTGTATTGTTCTGCATCAGATCCGTTTGCCCAATGTATATGTTGATCTTCCCATGTAAACTCTACTCGTTCGTTAGTAGTCCAGCCTACACATACAAGTAACTCCTTTGGATCTCTTCCTTGATATACCCACTGACTAACATAGTCAATAGTGGATCGCATGATGTATTCATTACTGCCACCCGGTGCTGAATGATTTGTGTAGTTAAGTTCAAACGCTCTAGCAAGTTGTCCGGGCCATGCATGGACAATATTTTGTTTAGTAGCCGCAGTTGTTCCTGGGCCACATATCTCACTACCTGCCATATGGCTACAACCGATTGCGTATAAGTGTGTTTTGTCTTTTAAATCCATTTACCAATCCAGTAATTTGTATAAGTCTGGCAGACTGTCTGCTAAACTTTGGTTACGTTTATCATCTAATAACAATGTGTAACGTTTGAATATTTCCATTTGCGTTTCAGCATCATCGTTAACTTGGTCATCGCCCAATGCATTAATAATTCCTAGCACTGTTTGTTTATTCCTTTCATCGTTAGCAAAGTATGTACTAGTATCAAGCCAGTGATGTAATCTACTCTTTGCTTCGTCTCTAATGTTCTTAGGCAAGTTACGAATGTCTAAGCATTTAGGATAGTTGTTCATTAAGAAACTAATGTCTATTCGTCTACCACTTAGTTCAGTGATCTCTTCAGCATAGTCTAGTAAGTCTGTTATATTTAATATGTTATATATTTGTACAACAGGACTAAACAACAAGTTACCTACAACTTTAGAATCAGCATACTCTTTAATATGCTTATCTACTATAGACCATTTGCTTCCACTTCTAATATATTCATTGGTGGTACTGTAGCCATCAACACTTAAACACATCAACACATCTCTAAACTTGACTACTAAGTCTAGGAACCTGGGTTGTATGTTAGTCATGTTAGAGTTGAACACTAAGTCAATGTCCTTAGCAATACCCATCTCTACACATTTTTCTAGTATCCAATATACACGTTGTATAATAGTTGGCTCACCACCCGTAAAGTATAATCTATTTACATTAGGTAACCACTCCTCTACTGTTGCTAAGAAGTCTGGCTCATCGAACCAAGGGATAGTGTAATCGTCGAACTGCTCCCAATGAGTGTTCTCTATTACGAATGCACGTTCTTCTTCTGTGTATATAGTATCGTCTTTTAATTCTTTATATATAGCACTACTGTTTTGGCTCTGACACATTCTACATTTTAAGTTACATAGTGTGCCAAGTCTAAAGTCTAAGTATTGCGGTGACTCCTCTACGAAGTAATCGTTGTTAATACTCTTGTCTATTATCTTTTTAATCTCTGGAGCATTTCTATGGAAGCCCATCCAGTCTTTGATATAGTTTTCTCTGTAACTAGGTATGCCCAAGTCTTCTAATTGGTAGCAAGGCTCACACCCTTCTACTTGGTCGCCTTCTATCATTTGCTTTCTTATCTTACGATAGTGTTTCCCATTCCAAACATCTTCAATCTTATCACCACGGTCTAACATAATAGGATGCTTGTCGTCATTGTCTCGTTTCACTTGCCCACTAGCAACACAGCAAAAGTTAACTGTGCTTGTTGGCTGTGTCATTACATGTATCCAAGGATACGGACAAAATGTTTTACTATAGTCCGTCATGTTTATTGCCTGCTTTAATTTGTTGCATGTCTGACATAAACTGCATTGTGTCACTCTGCTCAAAAAATGGTTTAAGGTGTTCCCATAACTCTGGGAATGTTTCTGCTATACTCTCATCTCTGTACTTGTCACTGAATGCTGTCTGTCTTACAAACTCGTCCATGTGTCCTAAGTAGTGCTCTTGGTTCATATACGATAACGTTGTTTGTATTCTAGGATCATTATGTCCAGCAAACTTCTCTGTTATTGCTCTCTTAACAGACTTAGGTAATGCTTTAGGACTTACATGCTTAGGCTCGTATACCATATTAAAATGTATGTTACAGTCTATGTCGTTCTCTAGTTGCCATGTGAGTATCTCATCCATGTACATAACATTAAACAACCCTACTGTATAAAAAATATTTAACTCTAAGAAGTCGTGTTGATTAAACTTGTGGAAGTTATCTACAACTTCATCAAACTGTTGTGGGTGACGTATGTATTCAAACTGTTTGCCTACACCATCAATACTAAAAAATATTTGTACTCGTTTAAACTCTTTCCAAAGTTCAATAGCATGTGCCGGATATATAGATCCGTTAGTGTTATAACTAATACTTATATCCTTAGCTCTGCCTTTATCAACTAACGATTGTAATATTTCAAAATGTCTTTTAATAAGGAAAGGTTCTCCACCAAAGAACTCCAAGCTCTCCACTTCCTCAATCTGAGATTCTAAGTCGTCCCAGAACGCTTCGTTCATCTCGGGCCACCGTCCTTGCTTCGCCATCATCTGTGCAAACAAGTTAGTCGAGTTGTCTCGTTCTATTTCTTCTGGTACCCATTGGCTACTTGCAAAACTTGTACATATTCTACACTTGGTGTTACATATATTGCCTAGTTTCAAATCCATGCTCTTTGGTTTTAGATGATCCAAGTCTTCTATGTGATGTGAAAACTTTATAAGTTCTCTTAAACGTTTACTTTCTATTCCAGCATCTTCTTCGTTCCAACAATTGAAACATGCTTTAGGTTTCTCTCCTGCTAGGAAGTCTGTCTTTAAGTCTGCTAGCCATTCGCTATCCCATGCTTGTTTTAATGTGCCACCGTCTGCTAAGTCGATACCAGGAACAGTTTCCTGCATAACACAACAAACAGCAACCGAGCCATCTGTTCGTGCTTCCTGATTAACCCATGGGAGTATACAAAAATGTTCTGGTGTAGCAGTTGACATTACTTAATCCTTGTTCCCATAGATGATATCTACTAACGAGTCTTCGTCATTGTCATCCGGTGTAAAATTATCGTCGGGTGCAATCTCGGCATCAGCATTTGCAAATCGTCTGCGTTGTATGGCGTCCCAATTAATATCTAGCGCCTGTTTTTCTTTATCAGTCATCTTCTCTCCATTGTGGATTTCTTTCAGCATCTCTTTCTACTCTACTCTTTGATAAGTCTACAGCATCATACTGTTCTCTATAAAGTTCAAACTCTGGATGCACATCAAAGAAATCTTCTTTTCTAAACCTGTCCATTTCTTTTACACTTTCTAAAAACTCTACAGTTAAGTGTGTATCGTCTCCATCTAGGAAACTTCTAAATGCTTTAAATGTATTTGTTGTTCTGCCTAACTTGTCCCAATCTTTTATTTCTTCTAGTAATACATCAATTTTGTGCTGTGCTTCTTCTCTTAAATGTTTAGGCATCACAGTTGCTCTTTGGAATGCTTGTCCTAGTAAAATGTTTACAGCGAAACCTTCTATAGTAATAAAGTTTGTGTCAACTAGTTCTCTAAAAAAGTCTGTAATGTTTAATGCATTAAAAATACTTACAGTACAACTAACGTGGAAGTCTCGTATCTCAGGTGCTTCGTCATGTAGTCGCTGTCTGTTTGCAACTAAGTCTTTCCATATAGTTCCTTTACGCAGATACTCTCCACGTTTACCACTAGCATCTATACTAGCACCGATGCCAACAGACTCAAACTTCTTCCAAAGCTCAATAACATCTTGTCCCTTGTATGTGAGCTTACTAAAGTTTGTGTTATAGTAAATTCTCATAGGGGTATTTTCTTTTGTTCTTCCCATGTCAACTAACTTATTCATTATGTACCAATGCTCATCCATTATCAACGGCTCGCCACCTGCCCAGTATATTTTCTCTACTGTGTCTAGGTACGGATCGAATGTTTCTAGGAAGTCTGTTGATCCTTTTTTGATTTGGTGTATAGCCTGCGTTGGCGTTTTATTAAACTGACTGTCCGTTGCATCGTTAAACCATAAGCTACTTAAATCAGGCCCACATGATCTACATCTCATGTTGCAGATATTACTAAAGCGAATATCCATGTACGTCATGTTTACACCGTCAACACTACCATCTTCATGTGTGTTAAGTACTTCTTGGAACTGGTCCTTACCGTACGGGTTATGCTTTCCTTCAATAAACTCTTCGTTACTTCTTATTCTTAATGTCTGATGTCCATGTGACTCTTGCTCGTAACATCTATTACAGTTAGAAAGTTTTTTGTGGTTAAGCATATCCAGTCTAAACTTTTTCAATCCAGGACCATTCCATACGCTTTCTAATGTTGAGCCTTCTTCGTTTAGATCGCCTACCGGAGAATGCAGTTCACTTAAACAACAAGTAAACACTCTGCCATCGGGCCACGGGTGCATGTGTATCCACGGTATCACACAGAACGCTTCGCTTTCCATTAGTTCTTTTTTTGATAGATCTTTAAAACTCATTTGCTTATTACCTTTATTATCAATCCGTTTAAATCCCACTCCCACCATTTGTTTCCTTGGTATGCTAGACTAGGATCATTGTGATGATTATTATGCCAACCCTCACCGAACGTTATTATATTTACCAGCCAATGGTTAGTACTCTTGTCGTTAGTGTCATACGTTCTGTAACCCATCCATGTAAGCCCTTTACCATGACCCCATGTATTAAACGCACCGGTGGCCCAAACACATAAACTTACAGGAGCCAAGTACGCATACAGCACTAGCAATGGATCTATTAATGCTAAAACTACAATGTATACTAGTATGTATCCAAAAAAGTAGTTATGCGAGTGTAATACTGCGTTGTTCTTTAGCCAATCTTTAGCAAGTCGTATGTTATATTTTTCATCCTTTAACCCTAATGTCCAGCTCTTCCACAAGCTCATGTGGTGCGGACTATGAGGATCACTGTCGCTATCAGATGCTTTGTGGTGTTCTCTATGCTTAACTATGTAACCAAACACACTACTTAAACTTGCTAAGGTGCCTGTTACGTTAAGTACATTTTCCCAAAACTTGTTAGTCTTGAAACTCCTATGTGCAAAGTATCTGTGTTGCCCAACGAATATTCCTATGCTACTAAACCAAAAGTAAACAATAGCAGTTACCCACAACAGTTCACTAGGACCTATAAGCAGTACTGCTAGTAGTCCGGCATGAGCCAGCCATCTAAGACTGTCTCCTTTAGTTTTAGTATACGCTAGTATGTTCACTTTGCTCCACTGCATCTACTAACTTAGTAAATGTATTTCTCCATTCGCTGTTATCGTTGTTGTCTAGTAAATCGTTAAAGCGACAAAACTGTTCCCACTTTAATTCATTCCACTCATCGTTATTAAACATGCTAAGTAAAGTGCCTAATTTATGATCATTGCCCAACGCTTGTCTAAATTCTGTATGTATCAACTCTCTTGCCTTAACAGGTATAACTGCAGGACTTAGGTAATCAGGATCATACACGAAGTTCATATCAACTTCTATCCCAATGCTATCGGCCCATTTAAAAAATTCAGGCAATGTAGCATAATTGTAAGCACTCACTGTTTGTGTAATTCTTAATGTTAATGTATCTTGTAATGGTAATAATGTATTAATAGTTTTTAATACGGCTTCCCATTTTGTATTAGTTCTTATAAAAGCATTCCTATCTTCTAAGTCATCAATACTTAAACATATTCTTGCTTCTTTAAAGTGGGGCCATAGTTCTAATGCAATTGGAGGTAGCATAGTACAGTTAATGTTATACCACAGTATAATATCTTTTGCTCTGCCACTAGCTACTAATTTCTTTAAGTAAGTCCAATGCTGTTTAATCAATGTAGGCTCTCCACCATTGATATAAATTACTTCTAAGTTTGGAGCGGAGTTATATAGGTCGTCATAAAAATTATCATCCTCTGCCCATTTAAAATCTTCAGGAAAGTTAAGTCCTAAGTAACCTTTATTTACGAAGTCAGCTTTCTCCACAATGTCTTTATAGTCTTCAAGCCACTTTGAACTACTTGCCGGATTACATGTACGGCACCGAACGTTACATACATTGCCAAGACGAAGCTCGACAAAGCGGAGATCCATATCAATATCGCCACCTTCCCTAGTAACCCCACTCGCCCAATCAAGGGTGTTCTGTGGAAAAACAGATTGTTCATGTATTCGTTTGGACTTGATTCCGTTATCTTCTTCATTGTAACACCTCATGCAAGCCTTTGGCTTTTCATCGTTGAGCATCTGTAGGCGAACTTCTTTATAGTAGTCGCTGTTCATCTGCTCTTCGATATTGTTTTTGTTTAAGTCTAGGAACTCATCGTAATCATCCTTATAATTTCTAGCTCTGTTTTTGCCATCAGTGTGGTCACTGATGCAACACAATGTGATACCACCGTGAGGATGGGTGGCTAAGTGTTGCCAAGGTAGAGGACAATATGTAGAACTCAATTTATCAACTCCCTGGTGCTATGCTGTTTGTAACCATTTGTCAACACTTCCTCATATTCTTTCGTGTAATCGAAGTCTTGTTTTATCAACTCGTGTAACTCGGGAAAGACTTCTGTAAAGTTCTCTTCTCGATAATGGTCTCCTCCTGCTATTTGTGATTTAAATATTTTCCATTTGTTTTCTATACTTCGTTGGTCAAACATTAATAGTTTATCCTCGGAAACTTTTGCTCGTAGTTTTTCATCTACGCTGGCACCATTCTCATATAACGGTGAGTTAAAGTATTTTAGTAATGCTACTACTTCACTCTCATAGTCACCTGACCATGTGTGCTCTTGTAATTGTTGTGTGATTATTTTCTTAGCAAACGCTGGTAGTACATTACATGTAAGCCACTTAGGATAATGTGCAATGTTATTCCATATTTTAAATGTAGGATAGTGTTTGTGGAAGTAATCGTGGAACTCAGGCAAGTACATTATATTTAATGCTGTAACAGTATGTGTTATTTGCATGTGTACTGGATAGTCGCCTGTGTGTAGTTCGTAAAAATAATCTAAGTTCTGTTTGACCTCGTCCCACTTACCAGGGTGCCTTAAGAATTCAAATCTGTCTCCGATGCCGTCTATACTAATACTAAACGATAACTCTTTAAAGTTACTTGCCATACGTTGCAAGAACACAGGGTCTGCTATTGTGCCGTTAGTACTTAACGTCATGCTAATGTTTTGTGAATAGTTCTCATTAATAAGTTTGTCAACAAACTTCTTGAACTCTTTCATATAGAAAGGTTCGCCACCCATAATCTCTAATCGTCTTATGCCAGGTAGCCACTCATCCATTGTAGTCCAAAACTTACTGTTCTCCATATCGTTCATGGGAACCTTCGCACTAGTTTCCCAATACGGTATGTGTCTCTCTTTAGCTTCTGCTAACCACTTACTACTGTAGTTTGCATTACAACTTCTACATGCTAAGTTACAAGTGTTATCAAATATTAATTGCATGTCCATTACTGCTGTAGGTTTAGCAGTCCATTCGAATGTTTCCATCCAGTTAGGGCCATACCAGTTATCGTAGTAGTCATTGTATTGTTGGCGTTTACTGTATTTGCCATTGTCTTCATCGATCCAGCATGTTTCACAGTTAGCTGGCTTACCGCCATCGAGGATCTCATTTCTTATACGTTGATGGTTATGACTAGTAAATATATCTTGTACAGCATCATCGCCTAAGGTGTAGCTTGTACCATGGTGGTCCTGTAGTCTATCTTTTGCGATACAACATGTGCGGATACTTCCACCTGGCTCGTTGCTCAAGTGTGTCCATAGTAATGCACAATATTTTTTATCTTCGCTCATACTGGTCCTGTATTAATTTGCTGATACATAGTCTAGTAGTATCATTGCCTCTGTTGTAGTCACTATACTTATCGTCATTGCTCGTAGCAAACAATATGCAGTTAGTGGCATCAACACCAAGGTCCTTGCACACTTGTTGCTGTACGGCCCTGTACTTTGTTACTATGAAGTCTGCAGAGTATTGCTCTATGCAATGCAGTCCTACTAATGCTCCAAAGTTATTTACAATGCCATGCTGGTTAGCAAATGTTACAGCATCGTCTACTTCTGTTCTTTGGTATCTTACTCCGCACCTACTACCTATAATAGGAAACGTTTTCCCTAAACTGAATGTTACTTCTTCTATACACTTATAATTTAAATCAATTTCCATACCGTAGCACATACCAAAGTATGCACAATCAATTAGTACTGGAACATTTAATGCTGAACATTTCTCTAGTAACTTAATGTGCTGTGGGTGTGCTGTACCAAAGTCACTAAACGGTATGCTTATAATAACAGCATCGCCTACAGTAATTTCATTTGCATCATATATCCACTTCCAATTGTTACCCATAACATTGCTGGCAACCTTATGCATCATGAAGTCACCTTTTAAGAATCTAAAGTTCTTATCATGGTGTCTCATCATAAACATTTGGAATGCTTCACTAGTACCATGTGTCATAGTACCATGCTGAAAGTTTTCTAAACCAGTGAGTGTATTTTCTGTACTGGACCAAATCCAGTTTCGCATTTTATCTACGAACTGTTTCTCTAATCCAGTTACACCGTCAGCAACAAAAAAGTTATTCCATACTTCTGGTTGAGTAACATACTGTTGTAAACTAGCAGTTATCTCTATGTCTTGTATAGCGTAAGCACCCTTCATTCGTCACCGTCCAATTTGCCATGCCCGTATTCATTTTCTAAATGGTATGGCTGATCAGCATCTTTATCATACCAGTATAAACTTTTGTGTGGAGGATCTCTCCAATCATGTTTACTATCTGCTATGTAGTAAAATAATCTAAAGCCTACTCTAAACTTGTCATCGGGACAAGCAATTGGATTAGGATGTCCATGGAAGCCACGTTTGTGATATTTCCAAATGACAACGTTACCCATCTCTGGTAGATAACTTACTACCTTGCCTTGCTTATCGAAATCCCAAAACTGTAAGTCGCCGTTCCATTCTTCTTCCCACTCAGGAGTAAAATATAATATTAAACTTAATGCTCTGTGTGTTTGACATTCTTCATTCCAGTTAAAGTCGGAATGTATTTTAAGACTATCTCCCTTATAACTTTTCATATACCCTGCACCAACTAAATACGGATCGGGTAGTAGGTGAGGAACGTCACATACTTTTCGTAGCCATTCTAAAAACTCTGGACTATGTAAAGCACTAACAAGTTGTCTAGCCACCGGTGCATGTTTTAAATTCTTACACTCTTCCATATAGCTATCGGCTCGGGTAAACGTAGTCCAATACTTTTCAGGTATCGTAATACTCTCTTCATACAATGCGTTTGGGAGACCGTCAGGAATAAAATCTTTTAAATGCAAAGTAGGATAAGGAGGCGTATAACGATATTGTTCGTTAAGATTACGCATTTCCTTTTCGCTACCCCACTTGTCGTGTATGTAGTTTATTATCTTCTGGTCCCAGTTCATTATTTCTTTACCCTAGTGTTACCATAGTGAACAACTTCAACGCCCTCTATGTCTGGAGTTTTTCTCCACGGATCAACAACTATACTACCTAGTGCAAAACTAAGTTCAGTGCCATTACCCGTTCTAACACTTAATGCTTCATCGCATGATGAAGGAGAGTGCTGTTCGTACCACCCTGGTACTGTATCTAATTGTTCGCCGTATGTAACTTGTGGATTATGTGCTAGTAAATATACTGCTGGATTGTTTAATACATACTCCGGTGGCATGTCACCAGTTTGTTCGTCATAGTAATACAATGGATGCCCTTGGGCAAGAACATAGTGACCTACCAGCATACTACTAGAACCACTTTCATATGGCACTAATGGTTTGTATGCTTTACCTACAATAACTATAGGTATGTCATTTGCTAAGTCTAGCAATCTCTTTGCCATGTTCTCTGCCTGCTTTTCTCTCGAAAGCATTACAGCATCAAACAAGTCGTAGCCTAAGTCTAGTTCTTCTGCCATCCAACGTAGTGCGATATTATCTCTTGGGTGACAAGCACCACCATCGCCCATGCCTGGCTTCATGTACCCAGGTCCCATAATACGCCTTCCAGAATTTGCCAAAGCATCACACACAACTTCTGCGTTAATGTTGCCTGACGCTTCTGCTACGTCTTGTATCATGTTAACTAAACTAACTTTTGCTGATATAAATGTATTGTAAAATACTTTAATGCATTCACATTCATCCCATGTACCTATAACATACTTGGGATCGTTCTGCATTATTGTTTTATAAAAGTCTACAAGTTCCTTTGCGTCACCTGTTTCATTTCCATCTTCTGTTCCAATCATTACCATTTCTGGATTAACCATATCCCACTTCACAGTACCCATAGCAATTAAGTATGGGTTGTATATAAAGCGAGTGTTGGGTAATAGTGGTACAAGTTCTTTTCGAACTGTGCCGGGTAAGACTGTGCTTATAAGAACAACCAGTTGTTCCTTTGTTGCGACAGCATTTACTTGAGAAAGAACTTTCTTTACTATTGTGTAATCAAAGTCTTTGTTTGGTAAATGGCTGGTAGGTGCTTTGCCGTCATACTGTGGATCATGCGGAGTAGGTGCGGCTACAAAGATAATATCTTTGCCAACTACAGCTTCTTCCATCGTGTTAACCATTGCAAAGTTTTCAGGCTTTACATCGTTAATATCGTATCCAACAGTATAATGAACTTCAGCGACCATTTCGGCGCAGGCTTGCCCTAGCTTGCCTACCCCAATAAATCCGATTGAGGCCATTATCTATCTCCTAATTTTATTGTGTGTATCGTATACTGTACTATTTATGCAAATTTCTATCAGCTATTATAGAATTCTTGCATTTGTTTATACCGGTCAGTATCTTCGACTACCCATAAATAAGGATCTGTGTTAACTAATTCAAGGAATCGTGCCTTGTTACGTTTTAATTTTGCTTGTACATCTACACTATGATATAGCTGATGTGTTTGTTCTATTGGTATTTGGGCTAATGCAGTAATGTTTTCTTTTACCATTCTCATGCGTTCGCCTGGGTGAGCTGTACTATCATATGTTTCATCAAAGAACTCAGGGAATGTTTCAAAGCCTAAATCTTTAAATGCTTGGAGACACCCTGCATACCCAACAGATAATAACGGTAACTCGTAGTAAGCACTTTTTAAACTCTTCTCAGATACCCAGCCTGATAATGGCATAGTCATTGCCTCGAGTTCCCATTGGTCTATTGAAGTTTCAAATATAGTTGTGTTATTGTTTGGAGGGAATATTGAAAACCCAAACCTGAACTCTTGTGCCCAGTGTGTTTCTGTTGCTATGTAAGTATAGCAATTGTCTACTACATCAGTGTGTATAATATCTTGCCACTCACCAATAGTAGTCATATGATGGTCACCGTCTGCTAGAATACATAAGTCTAAATCATTTGGTCTAAGATAACTTAGATGTGTATGTGGCAGAAGTTCTTTGCGATATTTTATAAATTTTACTATCTCAGTCCTATGTTCTTTCTCATAGTTATTTAAACATACGAATATTTTTTCTCTTCTAACTTCACCGCCAGGACTAACATACAGTTTTAGTTTTGCTTCAATATGTCTGCCTACAATTCTATTAGGATACACAGAGTAGTATTGGACATCTGCCGCCGGGAATAGTTTCTTATGTATTTTTACTTCAGTAGTATTACCTAACCAGAAGTGCAATCGGTCACCGTAAATTTTCTTTAATTGTCGCTTGATTACTTTAGTTCGGTCATGAAGTAATTCCGGCATATCTGCAGAACCCTGGGTTTCGAATACTCTGCTACTATACATATCCCAACCACTTGAAAACAATAAATGTATATTTTTATATTCCTCTATTGTTTCAACAACTTTCATTAACAGCGGACCGTCGTCTAAGTACGAGTTTACACTTAATCCTAATTCTAGTATGTGTGTTATACCACCGTCACGTTTAGCACTAGCTATAACATCGTAAATATTATCGTAATGCACTACCAAAGGAGCTTGTCCAGGCTGTGTGCTTATAAGGTCAGGCATGCTATTAGACCTGCATGGTATGCCGAGTGGTCTGTCATTAGCAAACGTATCGAATGCATCTTCAGGAGAGAAGAGACATCGTACTATGCATAGCAATTTATTACTCATAATGGTTTCCTCCAAATGAGCTCATAGGATGCGGATAAGCCGCTCGATCCACTTCGCCCACACTAGTAAGTTTCATCTCTATAATCATTTTCCAAACATCTGCAATATCGGCAAACCTGTTTCTGTACCAAGCATAATCAGAACCAAGTAAATTCATATATGCCAGTGTAACTAGCCGCACTTCATCTGTGAGTGCTTGATTTATTCTAAGCATTGAATATACAAACGTATCATTTGCTTCATATGGTATGGGTTTTTCTGTGGGAGTAGAATCGCCGGCAGTCTTATCACTAATGTCTAATATATTATGCATCATGACTATTGAATTAGCAACTACCCTTTCATTATTGTCACCTTGCTCTGCAAAACAATTTAAAATTGATATGCACCATCTAGGTGTTATGTTATAAATTATATCGTTCCAGTCCGTTGAAATTAGTTGTCGTAGTACATCAATGTCCCATTCCTCTCTCCTGAGGTCGAAATGTAATCCATTACTATTTCTGGACAAAATAATACATGCTTTAGTACGCACAATTGAGTTAGGGTGATTAATTGCTACATAACTTAATATTTCGATTCGAGTAGAATTCCAGTCTTTAAATCTTGGATTGCTATAATAGTTATAAAAGTACTTAGGCAATACTAGTGAATTGCGTGAGGATCCATGCTCGGCGGTTTCATCATATGCGTCTTTGAACTGCGTGGCGATGCTAGTATGTAAAATTTCATCCCAATTGGTTAAGTCCGGCTTGTTAACATGATTCATGCCGGTCATAAGCTAAATTCTGGTGTGTTGTTTACTACTGTGTTGTATTTAGTTATTAATTCTTGCGTGGGGATAAAACAATGTGTTCCATATACTGCTAAGTTATGGTCTATAATGCTTTGACATTCGGTGCTATTGTAATAAGAATGTATGTCTGCTATATCGATATCTGTTAATCGTTTTATTTCTACATACAGTTTCTTTAAACGTAATAACGGATCAGGTTCAGAATCAAACGAATAGTTTATGAAGTTATCAAACAATTTAAATCCTAAGTCTTGCATTAGTTTATTAGCACCCGCAATCCCTGATATTAAAAACAGTTGTCTAAAGTAAACTGGTTTAAAACTTTTTTCAGTAACATGTCCTTGCATCGATAGTCTCTCGCCATCTAGTTCTATTACTGATCTAACATCGTAGCCATGCATAGTTTCATTCACAATATTAATGTAACTATCATTATAATAATTCTGAGGCAATGAATCTTGCCATATGGCTATGTCGGTTTGTGATAGCGTTATGTCTTGTTGTAACTTAATGTCTTTACCTAAGTACGACACATAACTACTGTCTGGAGGCATTCGGTCTACAATAAATGTTCTGTGTTTCTTCTCTAAATTATTTAAACATAAAAAATGTTTTGTACGTTGATTCGAATGGTGTTCAATTTGTTCTCTATTAAACTGTTTTATTCTATTGAAGTAAACAGCCATGAACTTTGCATCTACATCAGGGCGTTTAGTTTTAATAGCATCTACAACATATTTGTTACACAGGTAAAAATTAAGTCTCTCATTATCAATGTCTTTTACACTATCCAATATATAATCTACAGCATTAAATCCTGCATGTTCATAGTGCCCCAGGTCCCATGTGTTTGAAAACATAAAGTTAACTTGTGGGAAAGGCTCGAATGTTTTTATTAGTTTATGTAATGTATTAGCATCATCTTTAATAGCATGTATGTATATAGGAAATAGTAATAGTATAACAGGCGTACCATTAATTCTTCTTAACTGTTTTTTAATAGGCAAGTTTAAATCAATGGTTTCAGTACGATGGCCCACTGGTGTATAAGTAGGATATGTTCCATCTGCTCCTACATTTTGTGTATCATCATCATGGTTTGTGTGCCAATCTGCGTTAGCAAACTTTGGCCCGGGCGGCTGACTGTCGTTCCAAACATTAGAAAGCTTCGGCCCCATTTCGTAATTACCTAAATTTTTAAATTGTAGAAATACTATCATTGCTATCTCGAGTTATGTTTCGGATCAGGGCGTGTGTACCAATTGTATAATTCCTCGTCTGCTTTATAAATTTCTTCTATTGTTAATGCTTCGCCTTCAGCGCCATCGTTTCTAATAGTAGCAATAGTTTGTTGCCATTGTCTGCCATTAAAGAACTGATCCTCATGTGTATCTGGAAACTGTTCGGCGAACGTAGGAGTGTTTAGTATTGTTTCTAGTTGAGTTATTACTGTGCTTTGTTTCTCAGTTACAATAGGACGCAAATCATCTAACAAACTGTTTACTATTCTATCTAGTATATGTCTGGGCCAACTCATAAATGTAAATACTACGTCAGGATGGAATGCAAACATATTCTTAGTTTCAATTTTAACATTAAGGTCTAGTGAGTACTGTACGAAGTCACGTAAGCCAAATAGTCCAGGACCTGTTAGTGTTAAGTCCATAAGCATTTTACTATCGCCACCAGGACATGCAACACCTTCTCTAAAGTTCTTATCCCACTCTTCCCATACTAAACCTGTGCGTATGAACTCGCCTATCTTTCCTATGCCGTCGATACTAGCACACATAGTCCAGTCCTTTGCTTGTGGCAACCAGTCGTACAAGTAGTGCTTACCAAAACGTACTCTACTTAGGTTACTGTTATAACGTAAGTGTACTTTGCGTAAGTTATCATCTTCGGATAGTCTAGCCATGCTCTTCCAATGTATATCATACATAAGTGGCTCACCGCCAACCCAGTATATTTCTTCCACCGTGCCTGACTTAATTGCTTCCCAAAATTCTTCTTCTACTACTTCCTTTTGAAACTTTTGTATAATCTTTTTATTTTCTGGAACCATGAACGGTTGGCTCTCTGGAGTCCAGTGGTCGTTCTGTCTCTTCTCTGTTTCCCATGCTGAACTAAGTTGCTCACCGCACATACGACATTTGAAGTTACATAAGTTACTAACCCTGTAATCAAAACTAATAGGATTCATTGTAGTAAAGCCATCGTCGTCTGTACTATCGAAGCACTCGTCTATTTTATCTTCAAATAAGAAACCAGTAAACCATTGACGGTATGTACTTTGACTTAGTACACTATCGTTGCACACATTACATTGTGGTATCTCTTCACCTGCCATTAACTTCTTACGGATGTCCATCATATATGGACTGTTCCAATGTTCTTTTAAACTAATAGGCTTATAGTCATCGATGGTCCCGCTCTCTTTAAACTTGCCAGTACTTTCATCATTACTTGCATCGATGTATTGCTTTTGGAATTGGTGTTCTTCTCTACTAGCACAACACATACGTCTCTCTGACTGCGGACTAATATAAGTATGTGTCCATGGAGCAGTACAGAAAACTTTGTTCTCTGAGTCTTCGACCATACTGCCATGAGCCCATTTAGGCTTAATTCTATTACTCATCGTCTTCCCATACAGCGATATCGCTAATGTAAGGACATGCTTCTAATTTGGTTATAATACTTTCGAACGTTTCATTTTGTAACGCTCCTAGTTTAGCTCTGCCTATGGCATGTTTAGGCTCTGTGTGGTCAATGCCATATTTAGAAACTTCGTTGGCTTCACACCATTGATGCAATCTTCTATTTAAATGTGTTTCAACCTCAGCATCAAATACTTGAAACGAGGCTTGATTCAAACCAATACATGCACTACCGGATATTAATGTTTGAGGTTTAACCTCTTTACGTTTTATTAATTCTAAATCTTTTGATGCATAAGCATGACCTAAATCTTTGCCTACGGTAAAGAAGTCTAAAAACAAATCACCTGTATAGTATTGACTTTGGAATTGTGCGTAGTCGTCATCTGTTAATTCTATATATTCTGCTTCTGCATTAGGACTAAAATGTCTTGCTACTATAAAGTATTGCTTCTCATCTAATTCTTCTACTGCAAAGAAACGAGATATGTTTGCTTCTATTTCGTGTACCGTTTTATTTAAACGTTCCAATATCTCTACTTCCGGATGAGATTCTTCTGTATAAACAAAGCCTGAAACTTCTGTTAACTCTACTAATTGTTTTTCAAAAATAAAATGTACTTCGTTTAATTTGTCGTGCATTTCTTTTGTAGTATCTGTTATAGATAACTTTAGATCCGGATCGGCTCCTTGCGAATCTATATCAGTATTTAAACTATTAATTAGTAGTTGCATGTTTACACTTTGATTAGCGTCATACAAATTCCAATGTAGCCATCTATATTCATCAGCTATTGCTGTTTTTGTAATGTTATAAAACTGATTACCAATATGCGTGTCTGCTAGTTTCCAAACAAGTTCTTGGTTGCCACCTTTAAAACTACTCTTGCCTATTACATTAGTGCCACCACTATCCATTACACCTACGGGTGTTGGACTTAAACTCAGTTTGTAGTACTTACTCACTCGTCTACTGCTCCGCCAAGTCCATCAGTGTCTGTGTCCCAACCAATGCTACTACCAGCACGTTTTTTAATATTAGGATTAACTCCTTCTATTTCATTTTCGTATTTGGTATCATCATAGTCATCGTCGCTCTCACCTGTTTGGCGCCCACGTACTTTCATTTCTACAACTTTAACTTCGCCGTCCTCTGTAACAATACGTTTGGCATACAATGTATTAGTTACACCTACACTATCTGGTGCTTGTATGTCGTGGTCATCGCTAATGTCTAATACATCAATGCTGTCGTACCAGTCTACTAGCCTAGGGAATGTTGTTCTAAAATTATGTCCACGTCTCGAATCGTACTGCTCGTAAAACACTTTGAAGTCATGGTCTAACAAGTATTGCTCTGCTGTATTCCTGTGTGGAGTTTTAACAACATCTAAATATTCTATTAGTCTGCTTATTTGATCTTGTTCCCATGCTTGGAGTAATTCTACGCCATGCATATCTCTCTCGCCTTTATTTCGAGTATCATCTAACCACTCGCTAAGTTCATCATGATACATTTTACGCAAGTCATCTGGCAATGTTAATGGACTTTGGAAACTAGGGAAACGTAATATGTTTACACTAATACCCGGAACGTGATGTCCGTATTTTCTCTTCATAGACAATGTCCAATCTAAGAATTGACAAATAGTATCTAAGCATAATGCATTGACAGTCATCATCATGTGTACGCCTTCGTATCTTGCCTCTGTGGCAAAACGTTCAAACTGTGCTGTCCATATTTCCCAATCTAATCCGTCTCTGATATATTCTGCTTGGGCACCAAAGGCTTCACAACTTGTATACACATGGAAGTGGTCAATGTGTTGTGTAGCATCAATAAACTTGTTTAGTAACCCAGGCTTAGCCATTAAGTTACTGTTAATAGCCAAACGCATCTTCTTAGCATTGGGCTCGTCTGTTTCTTTAAACCAATCGAACAGTTTGTAGATACTAGGAGTCATTAATGGCTCACCGCCAGTAACACGAATCTCTTCTAGCTCTTTACTTAGCTCGGGCCACCATCTCCAAAATGCATCTACATAAGGATTGGCTGTACCGGCATCGTACGGTTCGGCATACGGAGCATCATCGATAAAGTGACCTCTTGCATCTGACTTAATACCTTGATACCCACCATTGGTTCTAATATCTTTAACCCATGTACTACTAAACGCAGGATTGCAATAACTACATGCTAACTGGCATGTTCTATCAAATGCAACCTCACAGGTTTTTAAATTAACATCAGCGTTAGGATCTAACGTTGCAATGTGTTGTAAGTCTCTATCTTCATATATAACTGTTTTATATACTCTGTCGGACACAGCTTCATTGCCGTCCGAGTCTTGCCCCATGTCTTCAATCTTCCAACAGTACTCACACTCTTTGGGCCGTGTGCCTTCCTGCATCATTTGACGCATCTTCTTTTTGTGTCTGCTGTTGTGAATAGCACTAGGGTTTTCTTTAATGTCTTCTAAATCTATTTGGTGTGCTGGGGGATGATGACAACTAGTTGTTCCACCATGGCCCAACCATATAGTAGCATTGTACCATTTGGCGCCGCAAAAGGAATCTGATACTGGATCTATCATCCTTGCTTTAAATTCTCTGTGAGTCTCGTCTACCTTCCTAACCATTATAATTTCCTACGTCGAAGCTCAAGCTTCTTACCTGTACCTGATTATTTAGTCCTATTATCCATTCTAACATCTCCGCTACACTATCAGCAGTCATCATATAATCTTCTGCAAAATCTTTAAGCCATGCTGTGCTATCAGTGTCAACCATGCCTGGCTTAATGTTCGTTACTCTGCACTTACCTTTCTGGAACTGATTACTTAGTTGTAAACTTGCCCAGTCGAGTCTTGCTTTGTCACTAACATACGGAGTCCAGTCTTTGTTGTAACCCATCTGTGCAAAGTTATGTATACTGTCGCTACTTGTTGCACCCATATTAATTATTTGCCTAGGCTTGTTTTCCCATGCTTCATAGAACAGGTATAGTAGTCTGACTTGGCTACCGGGTGCGTATGCGTTGTTAACGAATATATCAGCTTTCCATTCTAATGCTTCTTTAACAATACGTTTGCAAGTACTCTCTTTCATAATATTGTAGCCATTGCTTTTACTAAAGCCCATGACTTCAATACCCTGAGCTTCTAGCCTTTCAACTAGATACTTTCCGATGCCCCTTGTGTGTCCTGTTATTGCAACTCTTTTTGTGTGTGCCATACTACTATTTACCTGCTTTTTTCTAGTTATTAAACAAATCTACGCTTTCCCAAGGTAAATCATCTTTACCGAAGTGCCCGTAGTTAGTTGTCCTTGTTAAGTCTAGATTAAACAAATCAAAACGTTTAATAATTCCTAGTGGTGTTAAGTCAACATTATCACGGAAGTAGTCTTCAAACTCCTTTCTAACAATGCCATCTGCGTACACATATATACTAGTAGGTTCTTTAACACCGATAGCATAACTTAGTTGCACTACACAGTTTTTAGCCTTGCCACTAGCAACAACATTCTTTGCTAAGTAACGTGCCATGTAAGCACCGCTTCTGTCTACTTTAGTACAATCCTTGCCACTAAATGCTCCGCCGCCATGTGGGGCATAGCCACCGTATGTGTCTACAATAATCTTACGTCCTGTAAGTCCTGTGTCTCCATCTGGTCCACCTATAACAAATTTACCTGTAGGGTTAATATGCCATACTGTTTTTAGTACGTCTACTTTATCTTTGATAACCGGCAATATAATGCCTAGTACACGTTCTCTTACTTCGTCTATGCTTAGTTCGTCGCTATGTTGAGTACTACATACAACTGTCTTAATGTATGAAGGCTCTCCTAGTTTTTTGTATGCAAATGTTACTTGACTCTTTGCATCCGGTCCTAACCAATCTGCACCGTTGCGTCTTGCTTCTTCTAGTGCTTGTAGTATTTTATGACTGTAATGTATTGTGCTAGGCATAAAGTTATCTGTTTCGTCACATGCGTAACCAAACATAATACCTTGATCTCCTGCTCCAAAGTCGTCAGTGCCTAAGGCAATGTCTGAACTTTGTCCATGCAGTTCGTTGTATACCACTAATCTTTCCCAATGGAATCCGTCTTGTTCGTAACCAATCTCTTTTACTACGTTGCGTATTAGTGATTCAACTTCCTCTTTACTAATGAGTTTGTCTGACTTATATTCGCCTGCTACTGTAACCATGTTAGTTGTAACTAATGTTTCAACTGCCGCTCTATTATTAATGTTACCATCGATAATAAATGTTGCTACTGTATCAGAGATTAAGTCGGCTATTTTATCCGGATGTCCGTTACTCACGCTTTCGCTTGTGAATTCGTACATAATCCTCTCCTGTTGTTTACTTCATATAGAAGTGTTCTATTTATATTATAACATGAATTGCTTAATAAATCAAGCAACAAATAATCCTTTCATGCTTTTACCTTTTGACATATCACCGTTGAATGTCATTTTGCCACCCATAACTAATTTAACTGGGTCAGCGCCTTTAGTAAACATCTCAATCATTGTATCTTTGCTAACAAATCCTACAGTGATGTCTGCTTTATCTAAATGCTCGTTACACAGAATACATTTCTTATCGTGTACACTAATAGAAAACTTACCATTAGTTTCACTAATAACATTAACGTTAATATCAATATCAATGCCTTCTGATTTTTCTTTCTGAAATTTACCTTCTAAGTCTGTTTTAATTGTGCCAAAGTCTAACATATTATCCTCCTTTTGGATATTAAGTTTTTCATAGCAATGCTTCTGCCTCTTCACATTGTTGCCAAAATTGATGCATCTCTGGAAATGTTGCTAAGAAATTTGTGTCTCTTCTTGCGTCATGTTCGCTAAAGAATTTAAAAAAGTCTGCTCTGTCTCTTCTTAACTTATCACTATCGATGTCTTGTTTCATTATATCTAAGTTACGTTTTGCTTTAGCAATTTCAAAATCTTTAAAACCTCTGTAGTCTACATAGTCTTCAGTTGCTTTGTTATCTTCCATAAATTGAATTGCTTCCTGCATGTAGTCACAATACTCGCTAGGTAGTACATGTATACTTTGCCATGCTGGTGCTCTAAGCAATGGAATGTCAAACCATATACGTTGCTCCGGAACTTCCCAACCCATTGCAAACTGGTTCTCTTTACTCCACTTATCTCTAAGGTCTAATATTCCTTGTAGGAATTCTGTAAAACTTGTAACACTTAAACAGTTAAACGTGTTAATAAAATTAATACTAGTAAATCTAGTTTCGTCTAAAAACCTATGACAGTTATTCCACACAGTATCAAATACCATACCATTACGCATATACTCTGCTTGTTCGCCCCAACCATCTAAACTACAAAACACACTAAAGTTATGATATGCTTTGTCGTTGTATTCGTAAATATATGTGAAACTATTGTTATCCTGTTCTTCGCATTGTCCAACTTGCATAAACGTTTGCGGTATCTCTTCTCGTTCTATTACTGCTAAGTTGCTGTCGTGATAACGTTTTGCATCAGCGCCAATTATAGCATGATCCCATGTTTGCCAATCTGTGCCGTCTAGTGGATCTGCTACATATACTTCTGCACCATGTTGTACATTATCTAATCTCTTAACTGAATCTAAAAACTTTACAAACAATGCATCGTTGGCAGGACACATGTTTGTTGTTATACTTAATTCTAAATCTTTATTTGGATTTGCTAATACATAATCTAATACTTTAAAAGTATTCTTATCCATTAATGGCTCACCACCAGTCATACGAAACACACGAAGTGTTTTATACATCTCGGGCCACCACTTCCAAAACGCTGTAACGTATGGATTAAGATCCTGTTTTACTTTTAATGGCATTAAGTTTTTTAGTGCAAGACTGTCAATATTATTATGTGGAGCAGTAGTTGGATATTCCCCAAACTCGTCTATCTCTTCTTGCCATGCTGTACTTAAATGTGGAGAACAATAACTGCACTTGAAGTTACATGCTTGATTAAAGTTTACTTCTACATAACGTGGATTGATGTTGCCACTAGCACCAGCATCTAAAATATCTTCTTTACTTTCTTGTGCCCAATACTCGCCACTGCGATATACTCTGTCACTTCTTGCACCCGTATCTTCTATGTCCCAACAATAACTACAGCCATCTGGTCTCTCGCCTTTAAGCATTTGTCTGCGTTGTTCTTTCTTTTCTTTTGTGTTATGTAGTGCTGTTGGATTATCTTTTAACTCATCTAACGGAATTGAATGTGTAGGCGGATGATAGCAACTGTGTGTTTGACCATTTGTTAAGTGCATAGATACCTGAGACCATTTAGCATAACACATGCTAGGACTAATATTATCTAGTTGCTCTTTAGCCTTATCAGCGGCTTGGTCGTATATGCTCATACGGTAATTCCGTGCGTTTTGAAGAACGATTTCATGAGATGGCTGATTAATGTTACTTCACCATTCATAGTTTCGTATTCGGAGTCATCCAGATCTCCATTGATAATTCTAGCAGTTGCCTCAGCCCAGAGCTCTGGTGCCTGGTCCATGCCGCCAGGACATATTCCGTATGCGTTGTTGTTAGGCTCGATTGCAATACATTTCATTAGTTGTTGCTCTGCCGATCTAAGATACCTGTATGAAAGGTTCTCGAAGCCATACTCTCTTCTACCCAAAGTAACAGAACTAGTGATAAAAATAAATTGTTTACAATGACTTAAGATATCATATATAGCTAATTTGCCATACATTGTTTGTTGTAGGTTGTCGTCATTTTCCTTTTTAAAAGTTTCAACATGATCTAAGTAATATGTGTCGGCAACATTCCTACGCTTATATTTTGGTGTAGCACCACCAACAACTCTCTGATTAAATACTACCACATCTGGATCAGGGTATTTACTAAACTCTGTTTCCATCTGTGCCGGGTCAGTATAGTCGAGAGTATCTCTACCTAATTTAATAACGTTGTGTCCGGAACCCGTTAGATAGCCAGCAATTGACAAAGGATATTGTGTTGTGGATCCTATTAAGTATATAACCATGTTAGTTACAGCAATCCTTTTTCTAAAAGTTCTTGTATTTGTTTTTCTCTAACCATTGCACCCCAACGTTTAGGATTAACAAAAGTCTTCTTAAAGAATTTACACATGTTAGGATTTGGATCGAACAACATCATATCATTAATTTCTTCGTTTAATGTTACACCGATATCCTTGATTGCTATCTCTAACATCTCAGGATTATGTGATACTTTAGTGTAAGGGCAAACGACATTGCCTGGGAAACGTGGTAGCACTTGGTTACTAAAGAAATCACTAAACCAGTCATAGTCTGATATTAAATTAGTATCCCATTCAGTTAATACAGTCATTTGGCATCCAAGCCTTGCTCCGTATATAGCCCACATGCCGTTGTCTATATCACTTCCAATGTTACACCATGTTTGTAATCTGTTATAGTTCTGCCACCATATCTTATCTTTAAATTCATCTGGCTTTACACGAACACCTTGGTCGGTACTCATTTTAACGCCTTCTCTAAAGCCTGCTCTGAAGGCTTGAAACGGACTTGCTGTTTGATGTACTTCACTGAATGTGTCGTTAAGTTGTATGTAATCTAGCTTCCAACAAAACTCCATACCCTCACCATCTTGTGCGGACTCATGAGTGTTAATTGTTTTAGTATATTCTGTGGGCCAACATTTAAGTCCACCATTACCGTACACTAAACCGTTTAGAATGTTTTTAGCATTCCAACTAAAAATACATTTACTGATATCATTACCATCATGATCTGTCTCAGGAACATCTAATACTTGTTCGAAGAAATCATCCATAACAATATTGTCACCGTCTACTGTGATAAATCGTTCTGTTTCTGATTGGTTAGCACATGCCTTGTGAGCGGCATCGAATCCTGTAACTCCGTGTACTCGTTTAGCCCATGGGACCTTGTTTAACAAGTCTGCCCAATGTTCTTCTGCATTTGGCTCGTCATAGCTGATGTAAAAGATATCTAATTCTGTTACGTCTATTTTCGCCATATGATGTATCCTGTGTTAGTGTAGTTTATACTCTAACGTATTTATCATATATTTTGGAGGTGTATATACTAATGTCGGTAAAATTAGCAAGTGTATGGGGTAATGTAACTGTTTTATCTTTGTGTAATGCAATACCGTCGACTATAAATTTCTCTATTACAAAATGCGGGTCGCCTTTTTCTGTTGCATAAAATTTTAAATTATGCTTTGTTTTATTCTTTTTAATTGTGTTAGCATGTATCTTTACTGTAATCTCTTTTGCAGTCAGGCTTACTTTTACATCAAACGCACTACCATTAAAGCCTACGTAGGATTTAACTTCAGTTAAAAAGTTTCCGTTAGTAGTAACTTTGTCACTAGTGTAAGTCTTTAATATAATATGGCAAACACCATGTTCATCTCGTTCTATACTGAACTGGGCCATTCCCTTTTTACGTTCATCAATAATTTTACAATCAATAGTTTTAAGTTCTGCAACAGCATTGTCACCGATAGATTTTGCTTCAGGCGGCTTAGTACTTTTATATAATATGTCACCATCATCATTGTATACCAAATAAGTAGTATCGTTTTCTGATGCAATTACTTTTGCTAAACTACCTTTCTCTTGTTTAAGTAGAGCTAATCGTTCACCTGGAGTCATAATGTTTTCCTATTGGAGATAGTCGCTTTCTAGCTGTGCAACCATATCCTTTGTTAGCCATTCCTTTGAAACATAATGAAACGGGTGTGTTATTTGGAAATTGCCTATCTTAAAATCTTTGTAAGACTTATAATATGTAGGCAATGTTTCAGTCCAATCGGTGTGTACTAAACTTGTTGGAATATTTTGTACTTCGCTTTTCATGTGTATAAACGTAGGTAGTTCTGTCATGTGGTCTGCTGTACACTTATCTTTTATTCCTAAGATATGCATAGCAAGGCTGAATGCCACATCTGCACTTAGCCAGTCTGGTTTTCCTTTTGGCATATACTTAAAGTACATACGTTCCCAATTATGGAATATAATCTCTACCATCTTGAAAAACTCTGTTGCAAGGTCTGACTTTTTAAAATAAAAGAATGCTGTATAAACATTTGGCATATCATTTAGTTTTAAGGACTGCCTGTAGTGTGTATCGTATACATGTTCGTCTCTATATGTTTTTACATTAGTACAAGACCATATATCCTTTTGTGCTAAAATATCCCACCACTGACTTACATCTGTAGGGAACAACATATCCGTGTCTAGTATTACTGTCTCATCATACGGAGTCATGTAATAGTATTTCCACTTGTTATTAATTTTCCATTCTTTATCTTCAGCATCATCTTCCCAAGGTATATCCACAATGTGATCAAATACTTTTTTGTGTTTTGCTGTAATAAGTTTTTTAGTCCTAGCGTCAATACACACCGTAAGATTGTTTACAATGCCCTGTGTTAGCTTTAAGTTCATTGCGAGTGCATACGCCTGCTCTAGATAATCTACAGTGCCGTTGTTTTGTGCTATTACAATGTAACCCTTACTCATTTTCTAATAATCTCTGTGTGTCTTTCCAGTTTGTAACTGCGAACACTTGTTCTGGTTGTAGTTGTACTGCTAGAGGATAATCATTTCCTGCAGGGTCAACTCTGTCGCCATAAAATTTAATTGAGTCTATGTCGAAGTCTTTTAATATTTGAGACTTATCACATCCCTTTTTAAATATATCTATACCTGTCTCACCGCCAACTTTTGCACTTAGCTCTGGGAAACGTGTATTAAATCTTTCAGCAATAGCAGTTCTTTCTTGCACTATTAAATCGTATTGATAGTAGTGTTCTCTTTGTTGTTTGTTTGCATGTCTACCCACAACACTAAAGTTAACCATGCCGGTTCTCTCTTCTATGTGTAAGCCTGTTTGTGTTTGCCATTTGCTGTTATCTAATTCGTTTACTAGAAAGAAGCCTGATTCAGCTGGCAACTTCCAATCATTATGACTAAGTTGCTCGTCTTTAGCATACACATCATTACCACTACAGTTATAAACTCTCATACATGCGTTGTAAACTTCATCGCCAATTTGTTCTATTGTCTTTGGTCGGTCACTGCCTGTTACTAAAATTACACTATGGGTTTTAGCAAACTCTAAAAACTGTTGTTTAAACTCAGCGTCTATTGTTCCTCTACTAGGAGTTAGTGTGCCATCTACATCAAAGATATAATTCATGTGTGTGTTACTTCTTTTTTCTTTTATTGAACTGTTTATTAGCATTACGTTGCCAACTCCATTCGAAGAATTTACTAATTGCGTTGCTTATCATTCGTTGTAATTCAAACATCTTTCTTCCACGTTGAGGGATCGCCCCAACTAATTAAATCGTTTATAGCAGACTGGCATCCGTGAATGTAATCTCTATCTTCTTCGCTTAGTACTGACCAAGCGTAGGTAACTTTGTCTATCATCGCTGTTACTTCTTCTGGATGATCCAGGTGATAGTTGCTTTCCATACATGCTTGAATCTCATCCATTCGCTTGTCTAGTTTTTCTCGTAACTTCACTTTACTGGTTTCCAATCTTCTTTAAATAAACAAAATCTAGTTTGCCCATCCTTTGTTTCGTACACAAACTGTGTTGCTAATAGTTGTACAACTTTGCCCGTGTTAGTTCTATTAAACCCAGACTCGTGATGCACTATAACATCTTTAAGATTTGGCTTTTTCATCTTGTTCCTCTTCTCGTAAGTCTTCGCCTTCCTTACCTCTAGTGCGATTACCGTCCGAATTTAATTCTGTTAAATCTTGTTGCTTGTTTTTTTGATTGTGTTCTTCTTCACATGACATGGCTTAGTAACTCCTTACTTACTCTATTTATCGCCCACTTGTTCATAACATGTATATCTACGCCACGCCATCTACATAACATAAAGTCGCCTAGACTTTTTGGCTTCTCTAAGTAGAATATTAATTCATTTTTCTCTGGAGAGGAATGTACATCGTCGGTATCAAATGTTTTATAAAGTGCAGGCACCGGAAGTTGTGGAACTCCTTTCTCTACAAATCCGGATAGCATGTGTGCGGCTACACTAAAACTGTAATCATTACGATATAAGCCACCGGGCCATCTGTACAGTTCTTGGTAGTATTGAGTGTTGTCTCGTACATGTCGTACGGTATTAAAAAACTGTTGTGCATAGTTAGACTTTTTAAAGTAAACTACTGTAGCCCAATACATAGTGATGCCAACAGGACTCAAACGTTTAAGTGAATCGTCATTACGTTCTGACATAATGTCTTCGTAGTTCCAGTTCATCATTAATTCGTTGTCGTGTCCCCAACACTGATTTAATACATCACTCATAACTAAGTAGTCTGCATCTATTAGTATTGTTTCATCATATGGACTTAGGTCGTAAGCATCACATCTATCTATGTTATAAAACGGAAGTGATGTACTTTTGTGGCTCGTATCTTTGTATGAGCGTCTGTTAATGTTCTTGAATGCTTTGTCTTTAGTTGTTATAACAATATTTGATATAGCATTGTGTATGAAATCGTAACCCATTTCATCTAAGTTATAATCATAACTGTATTGGTTTGTAACAACTGTGATATTATCTATACCTAAGTTTTCTTTGATATAGTATGCATTTATAGTTGCTAACTTTAGATAATCTATTTCCTCATTGTTATGAGCAAATATTAATATGCCTTTACTTGGAGTTGTCATCAAGTTCCATATCCACCAGCTTATGAACTTTTCTGCTTTTCTTTATTTTGGAATATTCGTAATGATATTCGTTGGTAGCTTCAAAGTACCTTGATAGAATCTCTTCTAAGAAATCATCTAGCCCGACAATTTCAATTGGATTGTTATACACATCTAACAGTACTGCTTTAGTGTGCCCTTGTGTTATTAATGTCTGTACAAACGATATAAGCATTTGAGAAATCTCAAACGTACCACCGTTAGTACTGTAACTTAATAGTGTTTGCACTTTAGATCGAAGTGCGTTGTGTTGTACGTTTAGAGTTAATCTATAGTTCGCGAACTCTAATGCTTTGGTTAATTTAGAAGTCATAGCTATATTTATCAGTCAAAAAAAAGCCAGTTACTGTGAACTGGCTTTTAAATTTATATCTTATTACAAGTTACTTATTGCTGATGTACCAGGTTGTGCTAATGTTATACCATTGTTTGCTCGTTTAGTAGTACAAGTACTTGAAACTGTACCGTCTACACTATCAACATAACCGACTGAGTCATCACTGTTACCGTCAACACCATCCGCTCCAATACCATCGCCTAATGCGTGATCATCTCTAAGTGTTGCTTTGAATGTTATAGCTGTTGGGTTAGTAGTGCTGTTAACTTTAGCAACTAATTGGTAGTAGTTACTTGCATATGAACTAGAACCATACTTGATATACATCTGTACATACGAAGTAGTCAATTCATAAAAGCCTTTACCGGCACTTGTACCTGTTGAACCTGAACTAGTTAAGTTGTTCAAGTTAAAAGTAAGTGTGCCCATTGCACTTAATAGTGCTGTCCAGTTACTATTCTGTGAACCAATTGTTCCTGCGGCTGAACCTGATGTTCCTCCTGACCTTGAAGAAGAAAAATTAATTTCTCCACCTGCATTAAAGAACGCTCTACATTGTGCTTCACTGGCAAAGCTCACTGAAAATTCATGTGTTACTTCTGGTGTTGATGAGCTTCCCCATCCTGATGTTCTACTTGAGGTTGCTAACGATTCTGAAGTTAAACTTCCACTTGGTACACTAAATCTGCTATCAAAACATGATTTAGCATCTGCCATTAAGTTAGACCAGTCAGTTGATGAAATACCATCACCTGCCGCTGAATCTGAAGTACTTGAAGAATTTAATGTTAAGCCAAGGAATGTACCTACCGCTTGAATCTCATCCTGTAAATTTTTATATCCATTGTCTGTGCTACTTGCTCGGATAAGCTCTCCGCCTGCCGCATCCAACGAACCAATTGATTGGTCGTAACCATAAATTGAACTTGCTGTGTATGTGCCCAATGTATGATCTGCAGGAGTACTTAACTGCCTGTAGACATTGTTTTTCATTCCATCGTAATCAGCGTTACCGATTACATCACCAGCGACCACTTGGGTCATTGTGTGTCCACCGGATACTGTTAAAGTGCTTCCACTTGCCATATTAAACTCCTACTAGTTTCTTACTTATATTTATCTATCTAACACCGATAACTGCTTCTACTATGCCTTCACCGCCGTCATTTTTATCTTCTAAACTTCTTCCTACAATAGCCCTTGTGTCATACTCATCTTCCATACTTGCCCATGCAACTCCTGGAACATCACTAGAAACTAAACGTTGTCCTTTCTTAATTTTGCCAATTACTTTAACAGGTACTCTTCCTGCTAATGCTACTGGTAAACCTTCTGCTTCACTGTTCATTAAGTAAGCAGGGTTTGTTGATATAACACCAAACACATCTGTGTCTGCATGTTCTAAAGTCATTGTAATTTCAGCATCGCCACCAATTTTAACTACTGTGCCTGCCTCGTAAGTTGCGTCAGCTGAGTATATCTCCGCCATATCCGCGTACTTAGCCGAACTTGCCACACCAGTAAATGTTGTTGCAAATACTTCTGCGTATTTGAGACTTGCTGAACCTAAGCTAACTGCATTATCTGTTGCTGGTGTAATATTATGTGTATGCGTGTCTGCCGCATCGCTTCTTAAGAAACTTGCACTACTAATACTATCTAATGTATCAGCGTCTACGTTTAAAGCATCGATTACAGACTTAGTTACTTGACTGTCTACATACCCTTTAACTGATTGTTGAGTTGGAATAAGTGTAGCACTATTGCTAGACATATTATCTTCGTCAACGAATGCTGTTGCAGTAATTGTACCATCAGATAATGAACCAAACTTAACAGTAGTTGAACCTGCATCAACACCTGCTGTTGCGAGTAGCTCAGATGTAAATGATTTTGCACCACCTAATGTTTGCGTACCTGTTGTTCTAATAACTGTGTTGTCTACAGCAACTGAACCAACTACTCCGCCGTTGTATGTAAAGTCTGCAATACCATCGCCGTCTGTTAGTGCATTGCTTAACGATGTATTCTGTAAGTTACCTGTACTAGCATCAAAAATAACTGTGCCATCTGTTGCTTTTAAGTCAAATCCTTTAACACCGTTAGTAGTAATATTCTGTGTAGCTGTTACTGATACATTACTTAAATGTGCTGTATCCATCGGGTTAGCTGTAGAACCAATTGTTTCAATTGTGTCTGCTCCAAATCCTATAATACTTCCCGACATGTGAATGTCGTCTACATATAATGTTTTAACAGGCTTTGATGTTGTACCAACTGAAAGTTTTGATTGACCGCCAGCATCAGTAATAGTATGTATAACTTGATCAGCCGCTGATGAACTACCAATTGTAATCGATCCGCCTAAAAATGCATTATTAAATCGTTGTGTTGAAGTACCTAACGAAGCAGTATCTGTATTAGTTGGAATAAGATTTGTACTACCTGTGTGGTAGAAGCCTGCTGATGGAGTTATGGATCCGGAAATTAGTAATGCATTAGCCGAGGTAGCCGAAGTGGCTAAGTCCGCTAATGGTACTGATGTATCACTATATGCTCGTCTTAAATTCATACCTGGCTTAATAACTAAGCCAATACCTAAACCGCCCGAGTCATTAAATTCGCTGGATAAATCTACAGATGCACTGTCGTTATCTCTATAACTCGTTCCTAATGTAGCGTCTGTTACAGTGAACTCTACGTTATCACTAAAGATAGCCATAACAGTTTCAAGTCCTGACGGAGTACCAAAAGCGGTACCACTGTCATTAACATATACTAAGGCTATAACTGCTCTTTTAATACTGTTGTTGTCTGTTAAATATAGTGTTCTTAATCTTGTTCCAAAGTTAGGACCGCCTGACTCTGATTGCCATCTACTTGTTACAGTACCTGGGTATGAAACTTCACGCCATGCTGTACCGTCATATAATTTTTCTTTGTTGTCAACTGTATCGAAGTAAGTTGTGCCGGCGGCTAAGTCTGATGTCGGGGCCGAAGAAGCAATGAGAGGAGTTTGCCTTCTCCATGCCGTGCCATCATATACACGCATAGTGTTGTCAGATGTATTATACCAATGCTGACCTACTAATGCTGTTTTGCCTCTAGCAACTGGATTACTAGTAGAAGCAAAGTTCTCTAGCATCCATAAAGTGTTTTGTACGAAAAATTGACCATAGCCTGATACGTTCCTGCCTACAAGTGCTACACCATACTTAGTGCTTACCTCACCTGTTGCGACGGTAATAGTACTGCCTTCGTCTGTCGTTTTTACTGAATACGTCATTTCTTAAATTCCTCTAATTTAATTGAACTCGAACCGTATAAACGATTTCAATTTCTCTGTTTTTACTTTTTTGTACTGGGTGAAATATAACATGTGTCAGTAATATACTGTCGTCAATATCATCAGCATAAGATAATAATCCTAACTCGTCGAATACATACGATCCATCTTGTGTTGTGCTGGTGTCAAATGCATCAGCATCACTTGGTTCGTTGTACCCCAATGTACAAGTAATTTTTAAGTCAGTGTAACTCGGTCCTGGGATAACTTCGATTTTATCCGTTGTCGTGTTATTACTAACTACTTTTTGGTAAGTCCTTGAGTACAATGTTCCACTGCTCTCATAACTTTCGCTAACTCTTGGAGATTTGTAAATTACTTTACCTGCTGTGTCGACACTGGTTGCTCCGTTGCCAAAGCCCATCCATTGAACATAGTAATTACCTAATTTATCTGTAATTGCCCTAGCAATCATATTCGCCATGTTGCCATAGTGAATAGCATTACGTTTGTTTACTAGTTCTTCGCCAGTTTCTTTATCCTTAATAAGGATATGACCTGACATTTTTAGACCCATTGTATCATCCACAGGACTCTCCGCTTGTTCTTGGTTAATTATCTCTTTATCTTCCATGCTGTTATTTATCACTTTTCTTTAAAAATAGTTTTAATTAAGTACCTTGTATGAATCCTACTATACTATTAACGTCAGTTGAGCCCGATGTATCACTTAAACTTGTAGTAACATAGGAACTATCACTGTCATCTGCTAACCAGTTCAGGTCTTGTGGATCTCTATAACCAGCCAATTTAATATTTTGTGTTTCTTCACCGTTGTATACTTTACTGCTTACTGCAATAATTGGGTTAGCCGTTGTACCTCTAGTACCACGTATAATGCCTAGCAACTTATTACTTATTGAGTCAATGCCTGTATACTCTATTCTTTCTGAGTTAATCCATATAACACCTTTATTACTAGCGGATGCGTTTGGTAAAACATCAGCATCTGCTACTGTAATGGTAGTATCCCACTCATTAACTATTGCTGTAACTGTTGTTAATCCTGATGTCGAACTTCTATAAAAGTCTGTTCTTCCAAATAGATCCATAAACACAGTATGTCTAACTGGTTTAGAACTTGCTGTTCCTATTGCAATATTGCCATGTGAAACGTTACTTGTATAAACATTCATAACTAATGTTTCAAATGGTTGTATAACAATAAGTTCTTCTGGTCTGTCTGGTCCGTATCCTGACTTAGTAAATGTTACTGCATCAAATCCGTATACTGTTTCGTTGTTAACTCTATAGTTTACAGCGCCTTGACTATCGGTATCAAACACACCGTGGAAGTTATTAACTGTTACATCTTTATCCCAAACTTCTTCATCCCATGCAAAGAAGTCAAAGCCTCTTGTATTAGTGTAGAATGTAGTTGGGTGTGTGCCTGGAACAATATCCATAAACACATTAGCATCTAATATCTCGCCGTTAAAGTCTCCGCCAACTGCTGTCTTAACTAAACTTAATGTATAGTTTAGGTTGCCATCGTTAACCATGTTAGTCATAATAGCTTTATTAGTTGTTATAGTTGTATTTGCTCCTGCGCCAGTGCCGTGTGCTGAATCCATAGCATGTACAAATGCTGTTCTAATATGTGTATTGAACTTAAACTCTCTGTCACTTGCTCTCCAATTAACACTAGTGTTGCCCATTGCGGCTTCTGTTGTGCCTTCAATACTTATAATGTTTTTAGCAATACTTTCTTTTAATGTTTCTTTAGCAGGGTTAAAGCCGTGTACTGATTCAAAGTCAAGTACATCACCTACTTGTATTCCACCTAATGTTGGATTGTCTGTGTATGCTTTATTAAACACAATTTTGTTATCTGCAACATTATATGTCCAGTTAGTAACTGCGCCGGCTAGTAACGTACTAGCACTAACGTTTGGTACTACTACGTCATTATGCCTAACTGTTAAACTAGAAACATCACTTGCATCAGTAATGTAAGGTATGAAGTTAAATGGTACTTCAGTTAAGTTACTGGATGCTATTACTCGCTGTGTCTTTGTTGTAAGCGAATTTTGATACAAGTCTGAATTAACTCTATCAATTATAATCTTAGTGTTTATTTTTCTTACTGGAGCATTACTACTTACAAATCCTGCGTATGCTGTATCGCTGTTAAGTATAGTTGCATCAGCTGTAATACTTGCATCTAGTATACGAACAGATGTTGCATCCTCATCAAAGTATGGAGGTCTATCAAAGTCACTAGTTGATCCCTTCAATATTTCTACTGGAGCTTTCTTAATATCTCTATAGTTTCTAATCTTACTACTGTAAGGTTTAACTTCATTGAAGTATTCAACTGCTTTGCTAAAGTTATCAACTTTTAATCCTTTAAATTGGATTAAGTCAGTTTCTTCTTTTTGTACATTTAAGTATGTAGATTTAAACGCCCAACTCAATTCTATTTGTTCGCCTATTGCAAACTTAACCATACTAAAGAATAACTTGTTCCAGTAAAGTTTATGTGTGCCTATGAATACTTTAGTGTACAAGTGATGTAGTATTTGTCTAATCTCTTTTCCGATTTCAAGTTGTTGCTTATCAGTGTATACCTTTTTATTCCACTGTACCGTTTCGTTTTCCATAGCAATCAGTGTAAACTTGTTATCTGTTTTAGTGTATTCGAATAACTTATATTTAGAAGTAGCAGTATCTTGTACTTGTATAATACTCTTGTCTAGTAAGTTTTTTATTAACTTTAATTGCTTTTCAGTTTTAACTCGTCTAAGTGGTCTATAATCTTCGTTATAATAAATTTTAGTATTTTTTACTTTGTTAGTTCGTAGTAACTTAAACCAGTTAGAAGTTATTAAATGAGGAGTTGAAGTTGGTAGCCCAACTCTCCAATCTGTAAATACTGTGTCCATTTGTAGTTCTGAGAATATGTCGTTCATTGTTTCGAACATTTGCTTTCTAGCCGCTAAAATATCCTTAAACATTGTTTGTCTAGGTCTAAACTGTGAACCGTATCTCTCGCCTTCACTAAGTCCTGCAACAGGAACAATTTCGTTTATAGCATTGTATCCTGCTAAACTGTCCATAACCTTAATACTTAGGTTGTGCGGAATAGTTGCATTAGTATTGCCTTCACCTGCTAAAGTCCAGCTGGTGTGCTTCTGCGATAATCCAGATTCTTTTCTTCTAAAGTTTAAACTTACAATAGAGTCTTCAGTTTTAATTAAATCGCCTAACTTATTAATTGTCATTGCTTCCGGAGAAACAAGTGCAAAATAAGGCATTCTGTTTCCTTCAGGATTATCTAACAACTGTTCAAGCTCTTGTGTACTTTTGTTTCTATTGTATTTCATCATAGCATCGTTGGATACTTCACTTATGCCTCTAACCCAATAGTAGTACGAAGTTATTGTTTTGCCTCGTTTGTTTATTGCTTTCTCATCAATGTATGCACCACTGTCTATTGCTGTTCCAGGTCCTGCATATTCTATTGGTGGTACAGTATTTCGTGTCCACTCGTAAATTACAATTTCACTTCCTGGGAATTTAGAACCCCAATCATTGTTTCGTTGCATATTATTGTAAGCAAATTGTCCGTATGTTCCTTTACCTTGCTCGTACCAGTTATATCGTACTTTACTAGTATCCCACCAAGTTTGTCCTACTTGCTCTTCGCCAAACTTAGTATACGCTGGATCATACACAATAGGATCATTCTCTACTTTGTAAGTAATGTCCTTATCTATGAATCCTGGTATAATACCTTTGAATGGATCGTATAAGTTAATATCAAATTCTTTTACAGCCGTATCAGCATCGTAAGTAATTACGTCATCTATGAATGCAATGTCTGTTAATGTTTCTTGCTTTCTTATTACTGTACCGCTTTCTAAATATGCCCAGCCGTTACCACCGTAGTTATCAATCCATACATTGGCATGGTCGGCTAATGTTAATCCTGCTTCAGTGTCATATCTCATGCTCTGTAACAATAATGGTTTAACGTCTTGCCTTGTGAGGTTCGTGTTAGTAAACACAACAGGGCTAGTGCCGTCTACTCCTCTAAGTTCGTATTCATACAAGTTTGCTATTGTACTAGCATTACCTAATCCCATTCCTAAAGTAAAGCCTTGCGTCCATGGAAGGTTACCTTGCCAACCGCCGCCACGTCCTAATAATCCTGCTGTACTGTTAGCGCCTGTTAATGCAGAACCAGTAACGTCTAATTGAGGATCAATGCCAGTGGAGTCGATGTTCTCAAAGTTTGGATAAGTTCCACACACATAGTCACCATCTGTAATGCCTAATAACTGTAGTAGTCCTGGGTTAAGTTCATCACTTAGTCTTATACCACTAATGTTTGGTCCGCCCATAAGTAGTTCGCCGAAACTAGCAAGGTCGCCACCGGTTCCGTCACCGCCGCCACCAGGGCCGCCATTTGCTCCGGTTAATCCTCTGCTACCGTTTCTGCCGTCTCCGTTATTATCTCCATCTGGATTTAAAGGTCGTCCGTCCGGTCCGTATTGTACTTCGTCTGCTCCGAACCAAGGGTTACCATTTTCGTCTAATGGACTCCATAAAGTAATGTCATCTGCTAATTGTCCTAATGGGGAACGCGGAAGAATCATGCCATTTGGCAGTCCTAAATCGTTGAGTGCATTACCGGCTTCGCTACAGCTAGGAATATCTCTTGCTGTTAAGAATACTCTACCGCCTGAACCTGCACCGGGCTTATTCAATGTGCCCAAAGTATCACTGTCAAGTACACCTGTTGTTTTACGTTTAATATCGTACTGTATTGGTACGCCAGCGTCTAAGTCACTTGGGAATATTTTGTATATGCCTCTATCAATAACTTGTATATCTGTTATGCCGCCATAGCCGTCAACGCCTGTAATAACAAACTTAGCAGGTCTCTCAACAGCTGGCTGAGGTTTAAGTCTCGCGGACACTTCCGCATCTCTACCTTGTCCTCTAACGGTAATAGTTGGAGGATTATCTATGCTATAGCCAGAGCCTTCTAGTTTCAAGCCTACTGAAGCTATTCCGCCATTTGAATCGTAAGTGATTGCGTCATAGTCTACTAATGCTCCACCACCTGGTTCGCCACGTTGTCCAATCTTAAACGTTATAGGTGTAGCCATTCCATTTGTAAGGTAGCCACTGCCTGGGTTATTAACTGTGAATGCAAGAATGCCACTAGTACCTTGACTTACTACAGGTGTACCACCCATAAGTCTCATTATGGCTCCGACTTCGTAACCTGTACCTGCTGTAATACAAATACTGCTTTTAACAAGAGCTTGTCTGTTTTGTTCTGCTGTTACAGTATTAGTAGTATATGATGTAACATGTGTAGCAACATCCAACGTACTTGACGTGCCGCTGACAGTATGTCTAGTTGCGCCTGCGCCAGTTGTAGTTGGTGTTAGTGTTGTTTCTTTATTAAAGCATACTTGATTATCTTGCTTAATAGAATAGTCTAACACTTCTTTATATATTCCGCCTGCACAACCATTTCTAATTATCATTGGATCTGATAACTTGTTTCTAATCATTAAGCACTTTTCTTTAGTTGCTGAATCTACAGTAATAAGAACGTTAACTGATGTTGTTTGACTTAGTATCTCTTTCTTAATTGCTGTTAAGTTAGTTGAGCCACTTAGCGATATGCTATCACCGTTAATAAAGAACGAGTCACCGGCGCCAACCATTTTAGTTTGTCCACATATTTTAACTCTAGCTTTAGGCTTACAAATTGGTACATTAACTGTTCCACTTACTGGAGCAACTGTGCCTGATGTTGAATTCTTCTGTAAAGCTGTTAATGAAAGATAGCTAGTACTTGCTGTATTGTTCTGTTTCTGATTAAGACCTACACCAGATACTAAACCAGTTCCGCCAAATATTGCTCCGCTGGTCATATTGCCGTTAACACCGAACTGAGGAACTCCTGATGGTGCTTGGTTAATAGGGTATGTTTTGTATATTGGGAGATTAATAGATCCCATTCCACCATAGCCGCCTGAGCCTCCTAGGTGTATCATGTTCTGTCCTACGTTTAATCTGCTATTAGAATAGCCACCTATAAAGTTATGCGCCATGCCTGCTATGGGTGGGTATAAAGGAAAGCCGTGTATCTGTGTTTGGTTTGCCAATGTTACCAAATTAGTATTCTGATTTCCGTTTGGAGGAGGATTACCAACTCCAACTGATCCCTTACTTGGGTAGCCGGCTCCGTTAACATCGTCTGCTGGATGTTCCATGTAATATTTAAATGCTGTACTTGTCTTCGAATCTTTGTCTAGAGTAATAGTAATATATCTGCCTTTACTAGCATCATATGTAAATGATATTTTGCCATTTTCTTTAACAAAGCCGTTACCATGTTCTGTATAACCTTGATTTATTAACTGACCAGGGCCAACATTATTTTGTTGCCATGGTGTCATTCCAGCTGATATTTGCCATTTAACACCTGACCATGCATGTATATCTACTTTGTCTATAGGACTTAATGTACTTGCAACGCCTGTGCCTGCAATCTTAGATCCAGTCGATCCTGCATGAGTACTTTGGTAAACTGTTAGTCTATCTTTAGCACTATACATATCAAACAATATTCTAACTGGATATGTTTGAGAAGTGTCTTCCGCAAACTTGTACTTAAATGTTTCTGTTTGTCCTCTGCCCTGCGTGTTCATCTCATTTACAAATACAGATGTAACTGGTGGTACCGGAGGTTTTGGTGGTACCGGAGGAGGTGGAGGACACGGATCATCGTGCTGTGTAAGAGATATTAACGGTGTCCAGTCAATTACAGTTGTGCCTGTAGTTGCCACACTTGCACCTGGGCCTGTCTGTCCCTTGCTAATTGTTGATGGTGGAACAATTGTTTGAATCGGTTGTGGCGGTAGTGGGTTGCCAGCTGGATCAGTAAAAGGCCACCCTTTGTTTGGTGGTGGTGTCGGTATCGGATTCGCTATCACCGGAATACTAACGCCTGGAGCAGGTGGATTCGATGGCATCTGAGGATAACCAAGTCCTGTATGTACAAGCTGTTGCTGTAAAGTATTATATGCTACACCTCTGCCTACTGCAGAAGGTATAGGATTTTGTGTTGTTATGTTAGGAATAATATTATTTACTAGAGGTGTTCCACTCACAAATGGAAGCACTGGTAAAGAATGACCTATACTTGAATTTGGTTTACCGGCACCGCCCATGCCTGCGCCGCCTTGTTGGAAATAAGGTGTGCCGCCCTTCGCCGCTGAACCGCCCCTCATCAGTTTATTTACTTGGTTCATTATTCCAGTAATTCCTGTTAAGGACATATACATGGAATCACATTGTACTAATGCTCCCGACTTAATAGCCATCTGTCTATTAATCTCATCTGCATATTCTTGTGAGGTATGCATTGGGAACGCTGTTGCAACTTTGGCTCCATTAACCATAATATCGCCATCATGTTTTGATATTAAGTATGCTTCTGAATCTGCGCCACCTGTTGTTGGCAATGTATCTGTGCCGTGTACTTTATATTCTTTTTCTGAAACATATCTAATTCCGCCTGTTGCGTACGGATGGTCAAACCCAAATCCTTCTAAACGTATAACAGTAGAGCTAGGTACAGATTCAACTTTCCATGCCCAGTTATAATAGTTCGGTTCCATGTCAACAATGTTTATAACTTTGTTTACAATTGTGTCTGTTCCATCTGTGTCTAAAGTATGTGCTTCTTTTAAAGTAACTTCTACCTGGTCTGTCATCATAGTTGCATTGCCAAATGCATTATCCTGGAATGTAAGACTTGCTGTGCCTGTCGCTGTTGCATTTTGAGATAGTACCACTCCTGTTACTGTAACTTCTGCAACTGTTGTGCCTCCAGTAATGCCTGCGCCACTTACTAGCATACCGGATGTTACTACTGCATTCGGTGAAGCGATAGTTGCCGTTGTACTGCCACTAGTTGTACCTACTGAAACTACAACACTTGTAGGCTCTACAAAATCTCCGTACACACTAATTGTAGTTGCTGATTTCCCAACAACTCTGTATACACCTGAATAGTAACCTGCGTTGTTAATTTTAACAACTCCTAAGTTTGCAACTGTTGAAGTGTTCATGTCTGTTGTAAATACTAAACCGTTATTAACTGCTAAACTTAATGCACTTGAACTAACATTTGAACTAAAAGTACTTTCAGTAACTGTGAATGTTGTTATAATAGAATTTGCTGTACTGTAATTATTTGTTCTCTTAGAGAACTGTATAGTCGCACCGTTTGACATTGTAACTGCTGTGTCTACTACCATTGTAACTGCATCAGTTATAGCAGTAACTTTAGTGTTAGCTGGTATCCCAGAGCCACTTACAACATGTCCAACTTGAATAGTGTTATCGCCTGCTGTAATGATTATAGTAGTTGCACTAGATAATGCACCATTAATTGTTGTGGAATAAATTCCTGTATCAGTTGTATCAACTAATGTTGTTGCCATTGTAGACGGACTTACTGTAACATTACTTGCTTTATAAGTATTACCGTTTAAGGCACCTGTACTTGAATCTGTGAACGTTATATACGAGCCTTCTTCAAAGTCGTTCATTGAAGTAGTGCCTGTATAAGTTAAGTTAACTGTGTTGCTAGTACCAACGTTGGCATCTAGAGCAAACGTTTCTGAAGTATTAATATAATAGTTTACTGCTGAAACATTACCACTTACTGTTGGCTCAATTTTTTCTATTAACAATCTTAACGGCTCTTTATATCCAATGCCTGAAATTGTTACAGAATTTTTAACAACTTGATCTTCATTTAAGAAGTATCCAACCGGAGTATTAACTTCCATAATAGTGTTATCAAACATCTTGTCACCATCAGCAAGTTCGATATTTGCATAATAACTATCTAGTGCAATGCCTTCACGTTTTAATGCTATAACATTATCGTAATAGTTTGTAATGTTTGCTTCGTCTGTTAAGTAGTTTGAGTTAGCATAAGCATCTAAACTTATGTCAGTGTACAACATTGTTGTACCTAAATTATCGTTGAATTTAATATAAGCAACATTACTAGTAGCATCAAATCCTGTGGGTTGAACTAACTTGTATGCATTAAAGTCTGAATGCTCACTAACAGCAAAATGTACTACATCATTTTCTTGAGGTATCTTATTAGCTGGACGAGAATCAATATCAAATAATCCTGTAAAATCATTTAAGTTCATTGCTTGGTATGCCACGTTGTACGAGGATATGTAACCTGCGTTTGGTAGTGGGGTATACTTGCTGTCAGTAATACCTGTGAAGTCAACATTTTTAGTAGTGGGCCACAAGTCTTTAGTTTTCATATCTGTTGGTCTATGAATAAATCTTGTGCTATCATCTACGTCAATTAATATAGTCGAGTCCGATAAGTCGTCTGGTGTTATTTCTAATGTTCGTTGTTGTTTTAGTCTTGCCGCTAATGCATCCTCGGCTTTAACTTTAATATTTAATGTGCTACCAGGTAAGTCACCTTGATATGCTTCTGCAAAATCTACTGTTGCTCTTTCAATAATTGTGATAGGAGTATTTTCGTTTAACTCTCCACCCGGTAGTTTAGTTACATCATAAAATGTAATAGTAGAATTATGAGTACCAGCATTATTATCTATTGCAAAACCGTTTGTTCCGTCTGTCTCTAAAGCATCACTTATTAGTGTGCCGTTAATAAGCACTTCTATATGCGGATAGTTACCGTTTATAATTTGTAAGTTGTCTATTGCAATGTTACCTGCTTCCGGAGTTGCTTGACTAGTTACGTTGCCTGACTCAGGAGCAAAAGTAAATGCTAATGATCCAGATGTTGTTCTTTCAGTAGGAACAATAGTTGATCTGCTACCAGAATCGAATTCCCAATTAACAGTATTGTCTTCTTCTACGGCTACTACTGTTGTGCCATTGATATTAACAATAACGTTAGTGTTCGTTGTGGCGTTTGCAGTTTCAAAACTGTATCGCTGTCTAGGTTGGAAACGCTTAGAGCCAGTATTAAGAATAATATCTGCTGAGTTATCTAATTTTAATTTGTTTACAAGGTCATCTTTTTGTGCATCGTTGGCACTACTTACAGTAAAGTCGTTACCTGAAAGTTGTAACTTGTAGTTAGTGGACGCCGCTGTGCCCAGTGTAAGTACTGATGCTGTAACGTTAGCGTTGGTATTAGCGTTGGTGTTAATTGCTTCTGCAACAAGTGTAACATTACTAGACGAACTGAGGTCAATGAACGATGCCGCATTTGCGGAGAAGTTATCTGTTATGCTTATACCAGTTAACACATTAGCACTAAAGGATCCTGAGCTATCTAAGAATGCATTACTAACAGCATACGGCTTACTGAAGTAAGTTGTAATATTTGCAGTAAGTAACTGTGCCGCTACAACTGTTACACTAGGATTAATAGTATAACCATATCCTGGTTCAGTAACTGTAACATCTTTAATAGTACCGTCTGTGTTCAAGTTAACAGTTGCTTCAGCAGTTGTTCCACCTGCGTACATAAATGATCCTGGGATCTCTGCTGGTGGTCCTTCAATTTCTAAAACAGGTACACTATAGAATTTAGTAGTTGCACCTAGTAGTTCCACTTCACTAATTACACTAACAATATCTTCCGGATAAACAATTTGTATTAATTGATTTTCGCTTGTAATTTCTGAATCTTGTATTTTAATATCTAGTCTCTGGTTGTTTTGAACGTCACCAAAATCTCCAGACTTAAGAGCCCACTCGTCGTATACTGCTATACTACCAGGAACTAATACTTTATCACTGTTAAGTAATTTTTCAATACTTGCCTTAGTACCCTTGTCTCTAATCATACCATTGTAGAAATCGAATTGGTTATCGTCTACAAGTTCAAACTCTCTTAGATATTTTCTTTCGGTGTAACCATACTGTCGTCTACTTGCTTCGTATACTTGTCTTTCAACTGGTACATGACCGATCTCATTGTATCTACCCATGTCTTGTGCAAGTGTATCGTAGTTTGGCTTTAAGCCATCTTCAGTAATTAAGAAACCTTCACTCATTAACGAGCCTGTCCAGTTTGCTGTTCTCTTACCTTTAACTTTTAATCTTTTTTGTCTATGCCCAAACACTGTGTCGTAAATTGTATCTCCAAACACAGTCTTATTATTAATAAGCATAGCATGTTCTATACTATTTGTATGGATAATAATTCCAAAAATCTGCGAGTTAGTTGGTGGAGTAACTTCAATAGTACTTCCTTCTCTAACAATTAAACAGTCTGTTGGTAAAATCTTTTTACCAGTTTCGTCTAATATACTAAACTGTCCTTTAAATGATTCTGCAATCTCGCTTATTCTACCTTCAATGGAAGTGAACTTAATTTTTCTTGCCATTGGACTTAGGCTTAATGTATTACCAGTTGCCCACTTACCTAAACTCCAGAATAAAAATTGCTTGCCTGAATATACCCAGTCACTAACATCATTTATTTCGTTGTTGAAGTCGTTAAAGTCGTAGCCTTGTGTTTTCTGCTTTCTTCCTAACTCAGTTAAGAACTCAAATACTTCGCCTATAGTTTTATAAACTGTGCCGTATTCTACACGTTCTGTTACGCCAGTTCCTTCTAAGTAGTAAGTTGCTTCAGCGGCATTAACCATTGGCAATGAGCTGAGCCTTTGATAAAATTCTGTATTAGTTACTGCTGTTGCTTTTGCAACTGCACTTTTTGCCTGGTAGTAGTTGTATCCAGACTTAACAATATCGCCTGCGTTGTATGAGAGTGTAGCCCCGTAATTTGAAAAGTCTGCTGGTTCGCCTCCAACACTTACTTCTGTACGTTGCCCTTCTTTATTAGAAGGCTCAACTTCAAAGAATCTCTTAGTACTGCTGTATCCTGAAAGTTTGTAATACCCGTCTGCTGTAAGCTCAACTATTACACCAGTGTATTGGTTTGTAGTTGTGTAAGGTCCAACGTGAACACTTACTTGAATATCTTCATGTGGAAGAATTAAACTTGAACTATTACCTGTTATGCTGTAGCTATCGCTGAATACTGTCATAGTATCTTTGTCAACAAAGCCAGCAAACTTATGTCCTAGTTTACCGTTAACTGATTTAAACGGAGTAGCAAATTCTGTTTTGGTGTTTATACCATGGAATCGTAAGTACGAATCAATAAATTGTGTATACCCTGTGTTAGTAAGTAATGTTTTATTGTCAGCGGCAGTATTACCGTGTACAATTGCATCTTTAACTTGGTAACGTTTAAATGTTGTTTTGTCAAGTAGTTGTAAAGGGTTTGCTGAACTTCTAATAATTTTTTCTGGCTCTGCAAACACACTAGCAAACTTACCTGGCTTTGTGAGGAATAATGCTTCTGCTATTGCAAAAGGATATTGCTCTGACATCTTCCAAGCATTCTCTACTGGAGCTCCATCGCCAAATTTCCATTCATTAGCAACCTTTGTAACGTCACTAGTGTATGTAGTTGTCTGTGTATTAACTAATGAGTAATTCTCTGTGCCTGCTGTAGCAAATGTGCCTGCACCTAATATGTTGTTTGCAAGGTCAGTTGTAGTAAATCTAAACTTAGGACCTACGGTGTACGGATATGCTGGAGCGCCAGCAGTATCTATTGTGGCAACATACGCCCATACGCCACTTGGAAACTCTGGAGTTACCATAAAGCGTCCATTAAATTCGTCTAAGTCACCTGTTGCAGTATCGAACACATAGTCCTCTATGAACTCGCCTGTAGGTATTCCGCCTACTCCTAGTGCATAAGTATCTCTTGCGTTTGTTTTTAAACTATAACTAGATACTAAACGTTTAATATCACTAGTATCGTTTAATCTGTCTGTATATCCATATGGCCCGTAAATTGGCAAACCATCAAATGCCCAACCAATTATTGGACTATGCGTTGATGTACTCCATGCACTAAGCCCAACTGTTTTTGGACTAGGCTGTACATAACCATAGCGGTTATTTGCATCTGGGTTTCCACCTGCTGTATCTCTGCCTACTTCGTTTCTGTACATAGCATTGTAATGCCAATTGCTAGTAGTATCAATAGTAACACCTGTGTTGCCGTTAAATACTAAACCTCCGTTAACTGCAATACCTGTATGCGTTTTAGCAGTAGTTGTGGCTGTAACAAATTGTGCCGCGGTAGATGTACTTGCATCTGAGTAATGATTGGCGTCGGTAGCATCTGCTATAACTTTTATTGTATATTTCGATGTCTTGTCTTCTACAAAAGCAGTACTATTACTAATAGGGAATGTTCCAATAACATGATTTAATAAGTTACTTGTTGTTACATTAATGTGCGTAGTGGTGCCGTCTGTTCTTTCGTTTATATGTAAACCGTCTGTAGTTCCTACAAACGAAGTTGCACTAGCTGTTGCTGTGCCAAGCTCTGCTTGAGTCCATACTGTGGTTCTAGTTGTGGACGCTGTGCTTGAAATATTTGCTGGTGCTAATAACTTAGCATCTGCGTCTACTGGTAACATACTCTTTAATCCAATACGTCTGTAAGGATTATTAATTTTGTATGCTGAATTATCTACATTCTTTGTGGTGCCTTGCCTAATGATACCGTTTTCAATATCACTCCACATTGGTTTGTTGCCACTACCATAATTAGTGTTTGTTGTTGTAATATATTGAGTGTCCCACCAGCTTGGCTTTTTAACAAGTCCCAACATTTCCCATGGATGCGTATGTGGTCTAGCAGTATCAAAACTATCTTCAAAAATGCCTCTCCAGTACCCAGCGTTTGCTGTGCCTGAGTTATAGTTCCATGTAAACGGTTTATCAACATCGTAATATTCGTTTTCAACAAAGTCCGCTTCGTTTCTTGCAATAAATTTGTTAAAGTTTTCTCTTAAAATGTTGTAGTATGCAGTTCTAGAAATACCAGTATTTCTAAATGTTCCTGGTCTAATATCGTGTACATTTAAATCTGGATAATTTAGTTTGTCTCTATAAACTTGTTGTATGCTGTTGTAAACTCTCTTTTCAAATTCTAATAAAATCTCATCTTGCTTATCGTTGTCTGCAACTGTTCTACTGCCGTCATGTCCAACTATAACGTTAATTGCTTCTGCAAATGATGTATCAGACATAATTTTTGGTAACTGTACAGGTGTAATACCCATAGCAGATGTAGTTGGAGGACATTGAGCACTTTCTCTATTTTTGTTAAAGAATCTAACTTTAATAGTATTGCCTAATGTTAACGTATATTCTGTTGTAAATGATAGAGTACACACGCCGAGTTTGCCAGCCATTGTATAATCTTTATCTATTAATAATAATACATCATTGCCTTTAGCATCTTGATCATAAACATGAATAGCATTTTCTATTTTATCTAAATTTAAGAAGTTAGATAGTGTGTATTCTTTTTGTACAATATTATTAATAAGAAGTAATTCTTCATCATACCTGTCGCCTAATGCTAACATGTAACTGTAGTCAAATACTAGTTTACCTGGATTGTATGCTATGACGTTTTGTAGAACGTCTTCCAATATTGCATGGTCAGTCATTACTGTTGTATCGTTAGCATCGATATAGCGTTTAATTTCTTTCTTTAATCTGTTTTTATATTTTAGATACTCATCGCCGTTAAACTTCATTGCATCTACAATGTTAAATTTATCGTTGCTTATAAGGAATCCTGCCATCTGCAAATCGTCGTCTGTTTGCACAATTTTGTTTGCAAGAGTTTTATCGTCATCTAGGCTAGCAAAATTGTTATCACCTAAAGCATTACCAACTATGTTTGTTTGCTCTTGGATATAGTCCTTAACATGTTCTAAGTACTGCGGTTCACTAATAGTTAATACATCAGATTTTTCAGTATTAGCATACCAGCCTAACGGTAATTCATATCGCCCGGTTCGTTTCTTGTCTTGTATTATTCCAGTAGTTGTTGGAGTAGTAATTCTAATAGTATCATTCTTTACTACATTGAATGTTGTAAACTCTATTGCTTTTAACGTAGTGTTGTATGTCCAGTCTGCTCTACGAATTCCATTTACTTTTACTCTAATTTTAGTAGCATCAGACGGTACAGTAGTAAGGTTCCAGAGTGTGCGTTTATTGTCGATGTCAAGTTGCGATACTTCAAAATCGTCTTCCACTTTCTGTTTAAATGAGTCTTTATGTCCACGCCATGCTGTGTCGTAAGTAATTACTCCGTCAGTATCTGTCTTCTTATAATAACTATAACCTTTTACAAAGCTAGTAGTTGTGCCGCCGAAAGGTGTGTAACTAATTACATCACTAGACATGTTATTATCAAACACAATTTCACTAAAGTTATTAAAGTTTTTATATTCTAATGGGAATCCTAATACACTGTCGTTAGTTGAACTAGTAAGTGCGTCCTTATAGGAAAATAACTTAGTTCCTTTGAATGATGAACTTGGATACGTTACTTCGTTGCCAACAGATTTTTTACTAGAGTCGTATGCCGCAAATAATGGCGCTGAATTAACTTTTGTCTTTCTTTGACCAACAATCCATTTTGTTCCAGACCAGTAGTATTCTTTACCTTGATGTTGCACTCCAAACAGAACAGCTACAATGTCGCCTGTTACTGGAGTCCACGGAACAAAGTTTGAGTCACCGTCAACTGCTCCAACTGGATTAGTTGTTGGATGTGGCATCCTTGTTAATTTTATTCTGTTATTAAAAGTTAATGCTACACCGTCTGCAATAGTTTCTGCTTGACTTAATGTAATAGTAAGTGTGCTAGTATTAATTGTTTTTACTGTTGTATCGACACCACTAATGCCTGTGCCTTTAACTAAAGCACCAACGTAAACATCTGCCATACTATCTAGTACAACAGTAGTGGAACTAGAAACAGCACCGTTAACAGTTTGTGTTTGCGTATCCTCTACAACATAAATGTATTTTGATATGGTTGCATCTTCGTCTGGTAATAGCAGTTTGTTAGCAAGTTTTAATCCTTGATTATCTAGTAAAGCACTAACGGCTCTGCCTTGCACTTCATTTTTAGTATAGCCTGTGCCACTTAAATCAGCACTGAATGTTGTTCCTTTACTTCCAAAGTTATATAATTCTAAATTTCTATCAAATTCTAGGATCGGTCTTTTTGCTCTGTAAGCCTTATCAGGCAATGCAGTAGCCGATTCTGTAAATCTATCTTTGTGATGCCAAAAGTTAATCCTACTCCAAGTATTGTTATCTTCAGCGGCCCTTTGCATAATCAAGTAGTCGGGTACTATCTGGGTGTTGCCGCCATCCCATGGATCAGCATCAAAGCCTGCAGTACCTGTGTTCATGTATGAAAGAAACTTGCCAGTGCCTGTAACATATCCTTTCCAGTAAGTTTCACCAGTTAATGTTATATCATCTAATCCAATAAAGAATTCGTTGTCAATTTTCTTTCCTAGTGCGTCATAGTATTGTCTAGCAGTGCCGTTGTCTTCTAATAATAATGCGGCGGCTGTAATTGCGCCTGATGGTATGTCAGATGCTATAAGCGTTGATTCCGCCGTTATAACTTCATCGTCCCACGGTGTAAATGCTGGTGTTGAAAATATAGCACTAAAGTTTTGATCCTTAGCATATAACACTATGCTATCGCCTACACCTTCTACGATGTATCTGATTCCTAAGTACGTTGCTGGAATAACATGTGTGCCTGCAAATTCTATAACAGCGCCGTTTTTAAGTTCTATGCCATTAGGTGAAGTATAAAACTTCTTGCCTATTATATCTTTTAAAACATTAATAGTTGTTGCACTAGTTCCGTTAACTGTAATCTTGTTTGGGCCGTCTGTGCTCCAGAAATATTCCTGGAAGTTAACTAGCTTGTCGTAATCAATTGGAGGTAAAAAACTATAAAAATTTGTGTCAAACAATACATTTTCGTTTTTAGTATCTACGCCATAACTCGATAATTGGTTAACAAAGTCTTCGTAGAATAATACATTTGTTGCTTCGCCGGTAGATCCATCAATTGTGTTTACTACTGGCTCTAAACTGTATTTTTGTCTGCTTGGATTTGGTTCAACAATGTAGTGGTCTTGGCTGGAGTTAAATTGATCTGGCTCCTTACGTCCAATGTATGCGGAAATTGTTTCAATGTTACTTTTACTGAATAACTGTTCTACGGTACTTTCAAAAAAGTTCTTTAATACCGTGGTCTGTAATGCACCGGGTAACTTACTTATTTGCTTATCAGCCATGTTTTTTCCTAATATCCGCTGTTGTCTGTTGAGCTACTAGAGTTGCCCACAGAATTATTTAGGGTAATTGTATTACCCAATGTAGTGTTTGCTACACTTTGATCCAGTACATAAGTACCATGGTAGTATGTTACACTGTTAGGCATGTAAAATACTTGCCCAAAGAATGTGTGCGTCATACTTGTTCCGTCACCTGCAAAGTTTGCCGCTTCAGCTGAAGCATATAACGGATAGTAACCATTAATAGCATAAGGACCCACAGAGCTGTCAACACCATTGTATGTTGTTAATAGTCCGCTACTAGTCTTGTTAGGCTTAATGTTACCATGTGTTAATTTGTCTACAACATCAATTTCGTCAATGCCGGCTGTACTTAAAAATAGTTCGTCTGCATCTGCTTTAACTTGGAATAAGTCTCCAAAAACACCACTTGCTTTTGTAGGCACAATAACAATACTGCCTATAGCATTTCCAACTTGCTGATGTATATAACTGCTTAGTTCTGTGAAGTAAAAAGTATCGCCGAAGTCCCAATTATCTACATTGAAATATTGGTTAATTGCGCCAATAACTTTTGTTTTAATTTCGTTATCACTTAAACTTGTTCCAGGCAATCGAACAACTTTGAATTTTGCTTGTAGCTCATCAGTTGCATCATCGCCAAATATTAATTTAAATCTTCCACTCTTGAATACTAATTGGTCACTAGCAGATTTAAAGTCTTGTAAAATAGCAAATTCGTTTTCTAATTCTGAACTAGTAGGTGCTGTTGGGAAATCTGTTCCTGGCACTTTAATATAAGATTGCATGTCTTCCCAGTACGAAGAAGTAAGTACAAAGAATTCATGTACGTTACTAACACTAGGATCGATTCGCATACTATTGTCTGCAACGTGAGTCCATTTAAATACTACACCGTTTTGTCTGAGTGACTTAGAATTCTGTGTAAAACTTCTGCCTTTTTTAGCAAAGTGACTTGAACTTTCGTAGTTGCTAACACTTGCTAAGTTTGTGCTACTCTTAGTTAAAATAAATACCTTCCCAGTGTCTTTAGAATAAATCTTTTTATTATGCATGCCACCAGTAGTTTCATTTTTACCTTGCTGGTTATTAAATAAATCAACAACAGTTTTGTTTCTAACTAAGTAGAATTCGTAATCAGCAGTATTATACGGCACACCAGCGGCGCCTGTCACAGTTGATCTATCTCCAGCAAACGTTAGTGTTGTTTCTTTTCTTAAATCTAATATGCCTGTTTTAACTGGTCTAGTATAAGTGTAGCCATCAAAGTCTTCATAGTTTTCAAATAATATAATGTCGTCTGCGCCAACAAAATGTTCAAACTGGATTGGATTATCTGGACTATCTGATGATGCTGTATTAACAGGAGTAACTTTAACCTTCTTAGGATCAGTATATCCGTCTGGGTAACTAAAGTTTCCTATAGCACTATATACTATCGGAGCATCAAGTCTAGAGTTGTCGTTAACATACTTAACTGCAATAGTATCACTTCTGTTATTTCTAGCAGAGTTGTCTATGGCATAGTGATGTCTTGCTTCAAAGTCAACTACAAGTGTTCCTGTCTGTGCCGCATAGTTACTAGTAGCTAATTGGAAAGAAGCGCCAGCTACTGTACATGAACCGCCTGCCGCCAGTGTTAAGTTCTGATTATTATATCTGTATGCAATGCCGCCTGTAGCATTTAAAATTGGTCCACCGAATGTGGTACCATCAAACGCTATAGTTATTTTTGGCAACTTATAAATTACGCCAGTGTCTGCAACTACTACTACTTTGTCAGTAACAGTTGTTGATGCCGATGTGCCTAATTCAATTGATGTTGGTTGTACAAAAGCCCCTATGGCTCCATTTTGATAAATTCCTAAGTTAGATATAACTGAAACTGCTATATCGTAATGCTTAACATTTCTGGAAATCAACGGTATATTAGAAAAGTAAGATCCTGTAGTACCTAAATACCACTTGTCTCCAATTATTACACCGTCTTCGTCAACCCATGTAAATGATTCTGTGAAACTAGGCTTAATGTTTAATGTTGGTAATTCAATTGAATCGTATTTTGCTAAACCTGTTGCGTTATCCTGTAACCTGTTTTCATTGACATTATAAAATCTAACATCGTCTAAACTTTCGAACACAAATTGTGTTCCTCTAATTTCAATATCATATCTGTATGATAATGTATCTACATTAACATATTTAAATTTTAATATCCAACTTGCATCTAATCCTGTTCCTGATGAATCTCCGGTATACGAAGCACTAAAGTCTTTAGCAGTACTTAAATTATTATTCTCTATAATATAGAATCTATTTTCGCTAGGCATAAATCTTACGCCAAATGTTCTTCTAGAAGCCATTGCCGATTTTAATTGCTGTTCTTCTAATGCAAATAATGTTTTTCTTAAAATAACAATTACTTCATCACATTTCCAACCATTTGTAATTTTCTTATTAAGTTTAACTGGGCCATTTGATGTACTACTAGCCGAGTTTCTAACACCGTTGTTATCCATACTAACAATCTTAGCCCATTCATATTTTGTTTTATCAGTGGGATCATAGAATTTTAACATATAGCCAGGCTGTATAATTTTAAACAGCGTATTAGCTACATTAACGTCAGTAGGTGTTCCACCAGCTGTATATGTCTCAGACATATACCCAAACACACCTGTAGCAATTCTTGGCAATGTATTCCATGTTATGCCGAATAATGAAATATCAAACATATCAGTATAAGCAGGAACTTCTTTAACTTTAGTTCTAAATGTGCTGTAAATAAAATCATTAAGTTTTAAGTTCTTAATAATAGTTGGAAACTTTGTGTTAATAAAATCTTGTGTAGTATTCGTAGTTGTTACTTTAAATGCATCACTAGAGTTACTAGGCTCTTCATACAATGCGCCATCTTCTGCGATACTAGTTGTGGTCTGGAAAGTACTAGTAGGATCTGTAATATCAATATATCTACTGTGTCCAGCATGTGTTTTGTTAGTAACTTTTAATTTTTTAATGTTTGTGCTTTTAGCTAAAGGAAGTACTTGGTAGTCTTGAGCTGTAACCATTCTGTCTTGAGCATAATATGCCTGTGGTGCTCTTTCCTTAATGCCAGCAAGTGTTTCTGCAGGTAAACTGTTTGATACCTTGCTTTCTAGTTTTGATGTAATTGTTAACTGATGCGATTTACCATCTCCTGTAAAGTATGGTATAGTTGTTACAACAGTTCTAACATCATCTGGCTGTAGTGCAAATCTTTCGTTGTCACTAACTCTGTACTGAGCTTTAAATGATCCCATAGGTACGTTTGCAAAGTTACCGTCTGCAAACTGTAGTCTAATACCACCTTGTCCTACATTTTGTACAGCATATAATAACGGAGTATTTTTAGCCTTAGTGTTATACATTAAAGTCTGTCCAACAGTGTTTGGAACTTTAACCCACTTAGTTAATACTTTATCATTACTATCTACTTCTGACAAATATACATCTGTTTCATTAATATTATCAACAGCAATTGCTTGTTGTCTGTTTTCAATTGGTGTAGTAAAATCGAAATTTGATGATCGCAATGTGCCTTGCTTAAACATCATAAAGAATCCAGTATTTTTACTTAATGATCCTAGTCCGTCATTTCTATGAAGTATTGAAAAGTTGTTTGTGCTGTCTGGATGCTTTTCTGCAAACACACCGGCATCTTCAAAATCAACATTCACAAATTCAAATGCTCTGTCAACTCCGTTAACATTTACATCAAAGCCGTATGTTTGCGATGCAGTGATTGGAGTGTTAATATCGTATCTGTCTGTTATGATTCCACCGACAGTTCCTGTTTTTACAGGCTTACTAAATCTGTTAACATTACCAAATGCACTATTCATTATAGTTAAAAATTGTTCGTAACTGTCTGGATTGTTTGCATCGTTCCAGCTAATAGTTTTATCGTTTATACTTGCACCCGAACTATCTGTTAACGCCTCTGAAGTTGACACGCTTACAATTTTCATTAATCCACTTGCAGGCATATTTCGTTTTGGATTGTATCCAAGTTGTCTAGCAAGTTTAAATACCGAGTCTCTTCGCTCAGCAGTTTCTAAAAAGTTTTCTCTTGTATTAACATCCATTCTGAATGCAATACTTTGCCCGAGGTAGGCAAGCAATTCTATGATTGCTATGAATTCTGAACTTTCAATATAATCATTGAAGTTTTCTGGAAAATTAGATTTGATATATTCGACCATTGCATTTCTAATAGTGTCAAAGTCGTATGCTTGAAAGTCTACTTGACTATATGCCTGATAGGCTACTGACCAATCTTCTGCCGCGAATAAATTATTTTGTCTGCTATTAACTGCCATGTTATATCTCTACGTTTTCCCTAGCATACTCTACAAATAGTGTGTCTTCCGATAAAAACGGTTTAAACTTTAAGTGTAATGTTATGCGAATTGTGTGGTCTAATACATCAGTGAACATATCGGTCATTTCTACCCTGCTGTCCTTCGATACAATACGCTCTATATCTTCTTTGATTTCTGCAACAACGTATTGGTCTAGAGGGTTCATTATAATATCCCAAATTCTAGTACCATATGTAGGTCTCATTACTCGCTCACCTCTTTTGGTATAAAGTTCGTTAAGTAAGTCAGCTTTTATAAGTTCACCATCAATTAGCGTATAAGGTGCCCTTACCTTGCCTGTTGTGCTGAATCCTCTGTATATATTTGCCATACAACTATTTATCCTAAAGGATTAAAACTAGTTATAATAAACACCATAATAAGCCTAAAAAAATGTTGACTTTTCAATAGAATGGATACATAATAACATAGTAGGAATTATCTTGCTAATTTTATAAATTTATAGGAATAACAATGAGAAATATCATTGAACGATTCGACAGCATTTGCAAAAAAGCAGACGCAGTTAACAAGCAGTTAAAATTAACTGATCAGTCTTCTGGGTACGGACCTCGTTTCCAAAAGATGATGTCGAAAAAACAGAATCGTCTACATTCCGTAGGCATTTACGATTACCACACTAAGGGCTATGTATTGTTCGAAATGGTTAATCTTGTAGGTCAGAAGGGCAAAGTACCACAGGAATTCTATGACATGGAATCTATGCTCAAGAATGCCGTTACCGCCTAACAAAAATATTGTTTTTATACATGGTAGTGGCGCCTCCACGTTAAGTTTTAACTTTTTACAAATATTCTTGCCAGAACATAACGTACTTTATATAGAGTACGACACGCAAGAGCTACCGGAAACATTAGTAACTCGTATCAAAATGGAAATACTCGATGAGTTTGGGCATGAACCATTCTCCGTAATAGCACATAGTTACGGGTGTTTGCTAGGATTAAAAGCGGTACAGGCATTTGCTAACTGTGAAGTATTTTTAGCCATGAGTGCTCCGTGGGGCGGTAGTAGAACAGCAAAATGGTTATCGTATGCATTCAGACACAGCAAACTTTTTACAGCACTAAATCCAAAGAGTACGTTTATCACTGCATTACAAACTGTAAACAATGATTTTAAGATAATTAACATAGTAACAACAGGAACTAGAGGAGCCGGAAATGCTCTTGCTGGTATGGGTGAATCTAACGATGGCACTCTAACTGTTAAAACACAGAAATCTGTTCCTAGTAATTTTAATAATTTGAAACAGATTGAAATGGGTACTAGTCACAACGAAGTGCTAGTTAATTTTGAAACGGTTGAAATTATAAAAAGGGAGATGTTTGGTGAATAATAACCATAGCTTAAACGATACCTTAGAAGAAGAACTTCGTCTTATGCTTGTTGACAAGAACAACGAATGTAATCAACTAAGAGCCGAAATTAAAACTTTAAGAAGATCAGTTGCTGAAGAACAAGAAGGCAAATATAGAGCCTATATCAAGTTTGCTGATTTACAACAACAAATACATACAAATAAGAATAACGAAACAGCTTAACTAGTTGGATTGTCTTTGTCTGCATGGCCTATATAAGGCTCTCGAGTCAGTAATGGCTCTATAATACTAGTAACAGTATCTTTATTACCATCTCTCTCACCGTCAGTGGTCAACGGATTATCTTCGCTAGTTGCTTGAAAGTCATATTCCCACCCTGGTGTTTCTATTGGCTGGTCTTCATGTGCTATTGTCGGTATAGCCAAAGCGGCTTTACTGTTTTCTGCCTGTGTTGCACTACCACCATCATTGAGATGCACTGTACTGCCCACTACGTTTACTTTATTACCTGCTTGTATATTTGTCTCACCGCCTGCCTTAATATGCTGAGTTTCTGACGCTGTACTAAACATGTTAGACTTAGCATTTAAATGCATGTCAGTGCCAGCGGTTGCAAGTAGTGATTGTCTGGCAGTTAAATGCATACTGCCTAACTCGTCTACTTCTAACACAAAGTCTTTCATAACTTTCATAGTAGCTTCTGCGCCAGCGTTAATGTTGAGTACGCCACGTTGATTGCCGTCCTCGTCTTGTTGTCCATGTGCTTCGCCATAAACACCTGCATTAATATTTACAGATGTGTTGCCTTCTAGATTTAAATTTTTGTCTGCACGAATATTGATGTTACCTTTAGCTCTATACGAAATATCTTTTTCACTATATATTTGTATGTCGCCGTCTCCACTCATCTCTACCCACGCAGTACCTTTTGCATTTATTATATAAATTAGTCCGTTAGTGTCGTCCATTAATACTTGGTTGCCACCTGCTGTTCTAATTCTTATATTTTTACTGTCGCCGTTGATGTCGCCATCGTCCATCACAAAACTGTGTCCACCTGTTCTGTGTGTGCCGTCTTTTTTACCTGTAGTTAAATTTACATCTTCTGCACCAGGAGTAGATATACCAAATACTGCACTAGGTGATTCTCTTCTTGCACTAGATGACGATAAGCCTCTGAGCTTGTCATTTATTAAGCCTTGGTCAAGAATAGGTTTTGTTATATATGGGTTAACTGGTCGTGTAGCATTAACACCGTGATTTATTTGGTCTGTTTGTCTATTAACTTCTGCAACTGGCAATTTTTGGTCTGTGCCAAAAGTTCTGCCTGCGGCATTACCAGGTACCATGTTAGCCATTTGATCTGGTAGTAAACATCCTAGTACAAATGGTAATTTAGATTTGCCGTCAGCAAAACATACTAATACCCAGTTACCTACATCAGGCGGTACCATCCACATGCCATATGTTTTTTGTGTTTCGACATACGATGCTAAATTGTCTCCAATTCTGTTAGCCGGGGTACTTCCACCAAACGGAGTACTCCAGAATGCATTAACCCAATTACTCGGATTATCTCTATCTTTGCCTAACGATGGAATATACACTGTTAGTCTGCCACTGTTAGTATCGTCTTTAGGTCTAACAATAACTTCGCCTAAATATACACCGAAATCTAAATCAGCATTTTTAGTCATTTCCGCAGTGGGATTATTTCTACTAACTTTAAACTTATCTGCTCTATAATTTCCGCGTAAACTCATCCGCCTGTACTCCTGTCCGCTTTGGACTCATTAAATGTTTCTAGTTGTCGTGCGTTGACGGCGTCTGCTTCTGCATTAGGATCAAATCCATCATCTGCTGGACCGGCTAAGTAGCCATCTCCGTAATCTATATCTACTATGTCGTACTCAGATAAATTTAGTGCTGTATTCTTTTTAGCATTTACTTCTATTTCAAACATGCCATTACTAAATGTACATGTAGTTGCCATGATTTGATATACACCGCTTATAAAGTAAGCCGTGCCTGCTTTCTCAAGATACCCTGTGTTGTTATCTTCATCATCCATATCAGGATCTATTACCCTCGGAGTTTGCATTGTAAATAGAAAATAGTTATCATTGCCGGTATACGATATGGAATCCATAGTGGTTGCCTTTCCAATGTTGTCTAGTTTCGCTGACATGCCTTTGCCTTTCTGCGGGTCCGTTGGCTTCTCGCCTAAGTACCATACATCGCCTCTAATTTTTAATCCTAAATCAATTAATATACTTGCATCATTGACATTTTGGTACATGTATCCAAACAATGTTGCTTTAGGCGTGCCGTCAACAGTATTACCTGATGTGGACACAATACTCTTAGTATAGTCAAATCCCGGTTTAGTAACTGCCATCTTTAACGAGTTCATTGCTTGACGAGAACTAAGTTCGCCAATAACAATTTCACTGCCACCGGCATTGTCAATAAGATCCGCTCCATACAAATAGCCACTCGGCTCTGGCTTGTACGGTGGGTCGTTTTGCGTTGGCGTCGGATCCGATGATGTAGGGGTGCTAGGATCTGCATTGGCTTCTTGGGACCTGAAATACCCTAGCGGATCATTGCCTCCGTTATTCAATAATACCATAGCTTCTGCTAAATTCCTTTGTGTCTGTTTATTTTCTTGTAGAGACTTTCTTTCAGAAGCACTTAACTGTAGTTGGTCAGCAACTTCATTCTGGTATGCAGAGTTATTTAATTTCTTGGTTAGTGCGTCTGTGTTTTCTTGTGCCGCCGCAATCTTAGCCTTCTTTTGTGAATTGTTGAGGTCGTCATCAGTTGTCGGAGTTCCTGGTGCGTTAGGATTAGTAGATGCATCACCCATCAATCCTCCTTGCGGAGCACCTAGTAATAGTTGTCCTGCTTTATAGCCAATAGTTGCTTCTAAAATTTGGTCATTTTGTCCAGTATACAAATAATGATATGCTTTTTTTATTTTCAGTTCATTTATTCGAGTGTTAATATTTTCTTTAGTAGTATCAAATTCACCCGGGCCACTGGCTAGTGAGTCGTCTGCTGTTTCATAAAGTATAGGTTTATAAGTTACTTTCTTTGCGTAAGTATTTCTTCTATGGTCATAGTCTAGCCACTCAGTAACCGCTTCTATTCTGTACCATGTGGTAAATGTTTGATTCATGTCTAGACCGTCTTTGTCTATGGTAGGATCAGTGAAGTCTGTCTTTCTTGTGATTGCCTTTAAAAAGTCATCATTCATTACTAGCAATGTTGTAAGGATCTTATGTAAGTTAGTGCCTTGCTTTAGTTGTATTCTGTTTCGTCTCCAAACTCCACCGCTGGCTTCTATACCACCATCTAAACTGTCTGGATTGTCTTCTAATATTTTATCGTATTCTTCTCTGGTCTTGATTCCCATGGAATCTGCATTCATTAATCTGTTTACTTGTTCAGCTTGTTTGTAGTTACTATAATTTAAATTGCCGTCTCCACCGAGCATCAACACAAGATTAGAGAAGTCAAACGATACTTCATCTTGTACAGCATGTTCTTTATAGTTGTCTTCTCTGAACTGTTTAAGTGTATCTTCTAAGGATTTCATACATTCTACAATAGTGCTACCAGTCATACTGGTGTCAGCTGGAATTGTATAAAATGTATCCGAGTATGCGGTTGATTCGGTTTGTACGAACGTAACATCATATGTGCTACCAGCATCATTAATGTTTACATCGATAGTCGCAATTTCTAATTGCCAACACCATGGCCCATCGATAGAAACAGGTTCGCCACCGGATTCATTATCGTCTAAATCCTCTGTGTATCCTTTAAAGTTCAATTCGAGAAATACAGGTGCATTAGCAAACATACCGGCTTTGATGCCTAGCACTTGTTTTGCCATCTGTATCTGGTCTAGTAAGTCTGCGGCGCCGGGCTGTATAAGTGTAAAAGAACCGTTGGTCACAAATACACCTGCTCCGGACCTAACGATATTTAATTCTACATTTTCTATTGCTACACCAGTTACACTAGTCTGAGCAATAATAACTGTTTGTTCTGGTGCGGCTTTTAAGGCTCCGTTTTTATATCCGCCGCCGTTGCCGTCATCATCGGGTATCATGTAAAGTCTAAAATTATATGATGCGTTATTGAAAGCATCTAGTTTGTTACCGGCTACAGCACCAATCCATCGGTCTTCCTTTATAGGAGTTTCAGCTGTCTCTTTGTCTTTGGAAGATCCAAACATTAGTTTGCTAGCCTGTCTATTACTTCCTTAGAGGGTACGAATATTATTAAACCTGACACAAAGTCTTCTATAGGGTCTACTAATGCATCTGGGTTTCTTAATGCAAACACCCACCATAGTTGGACCGTTCCATATAGTTCGTATGCTAGTAAGTCAGGGCGTTTTGCGTATTTAGGTTCTACTGAATACTTTCTATCTGCTCGACTTTTTGGAAGTTTAGGCAAATCGTTTACGTCAAGAAATAATCCTCTTGTGGAAGCTCTGCGTAAAAAACTGTCTTTGTTAACCGTGTTAGCCATTAGATAAATCCATCCGATAGTCCCTTGCCACTAGTAAATCTTTGCAAGTTAAATTTCTTTCTTGTTTTTCTATATGTGTATTGTGGTGCAAGTTCTATCATTATACTAGTTTCCGTTGGCATCATTGTAGTTTTACCTTTGTATTTAACCGGAACGTAATCTACGTTGGGCGGTAACTGGAAGTTATAGTTTCGTATGATAACTGGAACTTTGTTAAACCCAAATTCTCCTAAGTATTCAAATAATAACACTGGAGGAGGAGTTCCAAAGAATCCACTCTTAACAGCACTATCACCATAGAATGCTTTAGTAACACTTCTTAAAAAATGAAATATTGCTAACATATATTGTGCTTCGTCTGTAGTATTTGCTGTGAACGTTCCTGTGATAGGTATCGTTGTAGGTCTACTATTAATGTATGTATAAAACGGATAGTTCGATCCATGTTGGGTAGACTCATTATAATCTACTGAAGCCGCAAGGAAGATATCCGGAGTAAAAGGAAACACAATTCCGCCTCTCTCTTGCAATGGTTTTAGTACACTATCAGTAATTTCTTTAGAAGGATCATCGGGATCTACTAGACCGTATGCCCATTTCTCTCCGCCTTTCTTAGGTCGGATTCTTGCTCGCCAGTCTATTTCCCCAAATTCTGTGCCGTCGTTGCGTTTCATGAATTGATTAAATTCTTGAGAACCGTCTTCGCTGTTTACACTAGGTTGGGTATTTGATGTTTCATTTGCCATATTGTGCTCCTTCGTTGTATTTATCAAGATAAATAATAGCACGTTTTAATTATTAGTACGATTATTAGAAAACAGTTGACTTTGTCTTGCTTAGGCACTATAATACTGTTTAACTAAGGAGATTATATGGCTCACATTACACCAAAAAAGGTTAATTATTTAAACAACAAAGACATACTAAAGCAGATTCATGCTAGTAAGATGTCGTATTGTTATGTGCAAGATGACAAGTACATGAACCCAGACATCATTTTAATGGATGTCAACGAAATTAATAAAACTACTATTAAACAGGCTCAAGAGAATAGGTCAGCAAAACTACAATCAGAAGGCTACCAAACTGCTATGAAAGAAGGCGGTTGGGATAAGAAGCCTAAGCAGAAAGACTTTGCAGTTGATCCGCTTTCTCTTGCAGTAGATGAACTAGTGTTTAGAGTTATGGGATATGACCATATTCCAGATGAACCGGGTAGAAAGAAAACTACTAAAACAGTTGCTGATACAAAAGCAAAACTAAATTTCCCTCCATTTAAACATTATATAGTAGATGGTGCTGGAACAAATCCTAGGGAAGTTGCTAGAAGTCATTGGGTAGGTGGACTACACAATGGTCATTTTAGTGTTGACCACGGAAAAATTACAAATACCCTCGGTAGCATGTTTATGAAACTTGTAGAGCGTTACAGTCAAAGAGGTAACTGGCGAGGTTACACTTATGTTGACGAAATGCGTGGACAAGCATTAGTACAACTTGCTCAAATAGGATTGCAATTCAACGAAGCAAAATCAGACAATCCATTTGCATATTATACCGCTACAGTTAATAACAGTTTCACTAGAGTGTTAAACTTAGAGAAACGTAACCAATCAATTAGAGACGACATCTTAATCGAGTCTGGTCATTTACCAAGTTATGGTAGACAGATTGCATACGAGAATGAGATGAAAGAACTTCGTGCGATTGCAGAAACTGAAGTAGAAAATACATCAACTGAGTAACAACCACTATGGCAAACCTTTTTGAAAGGGCCGCGTGTTTCACCGATATACATTACGGCTTAAAACAAAACAGTAGACAACATTTAATAGACTGCGATAACTTTATAACGTGGTTTATTAAGGAAGCGAAAGCACGGAATTGCGAGACTTGTATATTTCTGGGCGACTGGCATCATCATAGAGCAAGTATTAACATTGCTACTATGAACTCTACTATCAAAGACTTAAAGCGATTAAACGATGCATTTGAAACTGTGTACTTTATCACTGGAAATCATGACTTGTTTTATAGAGAAAAGCGTGACTTAAACAGTATCGAGTTTGCTAGAGATATGTCTAACATTGTTATGGTAGATGAACACTTCCTACAAGATGATGTTGCTATCGTTCCATGGTTAATCGGAGACGAACACAAAGATGTTGCTAAAGTAAAATGCAAATACATGTTTGGACATTTCGAGTTACCATACTTTAAAATGAATGCAATGATTGAAATGCCGGATCACGGTGGTATTAGAGCAGACATGTTAAGTGGTCCAGAATATGTATTCAGTGGTCACTTCCACAAACGTCAATATAAAGGCAACATACATTACATCGGTAATGCTTTCCCACATAACTATGCAGATGCACAAGATAATGAACGTGGTGCAATGTTTTTAGAATGGGATGGCGAGCCACAATATGTTAATTGGGCAGAGTGTCCAAAGTATGTTACTATGGGGTTACGTCAGTTACTTGAAGCGCCTGAAAAATATTTAGATTCACAAACTCATGCAAGAGTTAAACTAGATGTAAACATCAGTTACGAAGAAGCAAACTTTATTCGTGAAACATTTGCAGAACAATTTAAAGTTAGAGAGATACAATTACTTCCTGTTAAAGAAGAAGAGGAAGCCTTCGAAGGTGGTGAAATACAATTTGAAAGTGTTGACCAAATTGTTATACAGCAATTAGAAACAATCGAAAGCAACTTAGTCGACACCGGCGAGCTTGTTAAAATTTACAGAAGTTTAGAGACCTTATAAATGCTTACTATAAAAAACGTAACAGCAAAAAACTTTATGAGTATTGGCAACAATACCCAGGCGGTTACATTTGATACCGAGCAACTAACACTAGTCCTAGGACACAATTTAGACTTAGGTGGCGATGGCAGTAGAAACGGTACAGGTAAAACGACAATCATTAATGCATTAAGTTATGGATTATACGGCGAAGCGTTAACAAACATTAGACGTGATAACTTAATTAATAAAACAAATGCTAAAGGCATGATTATTACTGTTGACTTTGATATCAACGGAAACGAATATAGAATTGAACGTGGCAGACGTCCTAACACTTTAAAGTTTTTTATAGATGGTGTAGAGAAAGCTGATGACGAACAGCAAGGCGACAGTAGAGAAACACAAAAAGAAATAGAACGTATTATAGGGTTCCCTCATAATATGTTTAAGCATTTGATTGCATTGAATACATACACTGAACCGTTCCTTAGTATGAAAACTAATGACCAACGTGATATGATTGAGCAGTTACTAGGCATCACTGAGATTAGTGAAAAAGCAGAGCTACTTAAAGAGCTACTTAAAAATACCAAAGACAGCATTAAAGACGAAGAGTCTAGAATACAAGCAGTACAGAATGCTAACAAGCGTATTGAAAAGAACATTGACGACATTGAATTGCGTAGGAAAGCATGGGACAATCAACATAGCGTAAAATTAAAAGACTTACAAGCATCATTGGATGCATTAAGTGAAACTGATATTGATTCCGAACTAGACAAGCACAGAGAATTAGATATTGTTCACAAACAGTATTCAAAAATGCAAGGCTTACAAAATGAGTTAAAGCAACTACAAACTAGTAGCAAACGTAATGCTAGTACACTTGTTAGTATACGAAGCGATATCGAGAAAGCTGAATCAGGTGTATGCCCAGCATGTGATCAAAGTACAGCACACTTGGATACTCATGAAACGTATACCGCAGAGCTTAAAGAAAAAGAAAAAAAAGAGCTATCGTATTCTACAGAATTAGAAGGCAAAATAGCTGTGTTAGAGCAAAGCCTAACTGACATCGGAGAACTGCCTGAAAGTCCTATTACTTTTTATAACAGCATGGAAGATGCTTTACAGCATAGACATAATTTAGACACTATCACAGAGCAACTTGCTGAACGTAAAGAAGAAACTAATCCATATTCTGACCAAGTAGTTACACTTAGAGAAACTGGCTTGGAAGAAGTTAGTTATGAAGGCATTAACGAGTGGACTAAATTAAAAGACCATCAAGACTTTTTGTATAAACTATTAACAAGCAAAGACAGTTTTATAAGAAAGAAAATTATCGACCAGAACTTACAATACTTAAACTACAGACTAAATTATTATTTAGAAAAGTTAGGCTTGCCACATGATGTTAGATTCAACTCAGACTTGAGTGTAGACATTACTGAATATGGCAGAGACTTAGACTTTGATAATTTAAGTAGAGGCGAACGTAACAGATTAATACTTGGCATGAGTTGGGCATTCAGAGATATTTATGAAAGTCTTAACCAACCAATGAACTTAATGTGTATCGATGAACTTGTTGACTCTGGTATGGATACAACTGGTGTTGAAGCGGCACTGGGCGTACTTAAAAAGATGGGAAGAGAATCTAAGAAAAATGTATTCTTAATTTCCCATAAAGAAGAACTGCAAGGAAGAGTTAGTAATGTATTGTATGTTGTAAAGGAAGGAGGTTTCACTTCTTATGCCAATGACATCGAAATATTGGATAACTAATATGCATGACACCATGGACTTATGAAGGCAAAACAGTAGACTCACTTCCAGACGATTGCGAGGCATTTGTCTACTTAATTACTAATACCACAAACGATAGAAAGTATGTAGGTAAAAAGTTAGCCAAATTTAAAACAACTAAGCCTCCACTAAAAGGCAAAAAGAACAAACGTCGCGGAACGAAAGAATCGGACTGGAAAACTTATTGGGGAAGTTCAGATCATCTAAATGCTGATGTATCAGAGCTAGGAGAAGGTAAGTTTACAAGAGAAATAATTTGGTATTGCCCCAGTAGAGGCGTTGCAAGTTATCTCGAAGCCAGAGAACAATTTGAAAGGCGTGTATTAGAAACCGATGATTACTATAACGGTATTATTAACGTTAGGGTAGGCGGTTCAAAAATTCTACGAGAAGCATTGAAAGATAGATAACTAACTATTGCATAACAACACAGACACCAAGTCACAGCAAGGCACACCACAGACACCAAGTCACACTACATAGGACTATACACCAGCCCCACCCGAGGCCAATATCGGACTCCTCGACAAACCTGAACAAGGTGCGAGAATTGGAGATGTATAGCGGTAAAGATACAAACACACGACAAACTGTATTAAAAGGATGTAGGCAATGAGAAAAAGCAACCTACAAGTTTGTGTAACTAAACTCTACAAGGTTACATAAATTTCCGTGAGATGAGACGGTAGTGTATGGGGACAGAAAGCTCACTGGTTCCTTATAGCACCCGAGTTAGAGATGATGATGGCTCATATGATGTCGACAGACACTATATTTTCCGAACAGCTTCTCCTTGCAATAGGAGAAGTATGACTCCAACTATATGATATCGCATTAATTAACTAATTAGAAACTTTCTAACAAGAACTGAAATGAATGTAATGAATGAAGTTAGTAGTTGGAAAAGATACGAAGTATCTAAAAAGCTAATTGTAATTAATTGTAACAAACATATATAAACAGTTCTAGAACTTATCCAATTAAGATAAATATATGTAAGAATATAACATAAGGTTATATTAGTATTAGAGCACTCGCTCGTAGTTGATACGCAATCCAAAGGAAAAAACATGTACAAGTATATACTCACGGCTTTTTTAGCCACTGTGTCTACATCATCATGGGCAACAGACTATGTGTCAGGCGTTGCTGATATTATTAATAACAATTGTGTAGTATGCCATAGAGCAGGTGGCATAGGACCAATGAGTTTTGAAACGTACGAACAAGTTAGACCATGGGCTCCTCTTATAAGTTATAAAGTAATGACAAGAGAGATGCCTCCATACGCATACGATCATGGAATTGGCATACAAGACTTGCAAGGAGATTGGCGTCTGTCTCAAATGGATATAGACACAATTGTGGAATGGGTAGATAAAGGAAGCCTACGAGGTGATCCTGACATAACGGTGCAGACAGCACAACTACCGGATCCAGAAGCATGGAGTTTCACTGAGCAGTTTGGCTTACCCGATACAGTTATACCCAGTGTAGCAATAGACATTCCTGCAAGTGGTAACGACTTGTGGCATAAGCATTTAGTTCCGACTGGACTAACAGAGGATCGTTGCATAAAAGCAGTACAAGTTAAGCCACGTGGCGAAGCTAAAGCAGTAGTACATCACGCCAACAGTAGTATTATAACTGAGAGCGGTAACCAGGGCATGTTAACAGAATATGCAATGGGTAAATGGGGTGAGATAGTACCAGAGGGTGTGTGCAGGACTATTCCAGCAAATGCAGAAGTAAGTTGGGACATTCATATGTACCCAGGTGGATTAGGCGCAATGGCTCCTGGGAGTGTAATCAAAGACAATGTAGTAGAGATAGGACTTTGGCTATACTCACAAGAAGAAAGTGAAACATTAAAGTATAAGCAAGACTTATCGTTGTATCGCTTAGGTGACCAAGACGATATAGTTATTGCTCCGAACGGTTATCACATGACACAAGGCTTCCACAGTTTTGACCATCCTGTGAGATTAGACAGTTTTCAACCACACGGGCATTTAAGAATGAATGCCGCAAGTTTGGAAATATTCTATCCTATCACAGGCAAAACAGAACAAATTAGCCAAGTATCAAATTGGAGTGCAACATGGCATCACAGTCATTTATATGCTCCAGATGTAGCACCGCTAATTCCAGCTGGTGCAGTTATTGTATTGAAACAATGGTACGACAACACATCAGATAACCCAAACAACCCAGACTCTGATATGTGGGTAATGGGCGGTAGTAGAACAGGGGACGAAATGACCCACGCCTGGTTAGCTATAACACACTTAGACGAAGAAGGATACACATCACTATTAGACAAACGGAGAGAAAACGGTGCTGACTAAAATAGCAAAAACTTTAATACTAGTAGTAACTTTAACGGCATGTAGTAGTGTGCCGTTAAAGTTTTCAATAAATCAACAATCACAGTTTGATTACATGCCAGATCCAATAACATGGAATAGGAACATCTTCACTTGTAGAGCTCAGCCACAATGTAATGCGGCTGATTTGTTTAACAGGTTTTGATGACTTATGGAATTATGATGTCGCTATGTATTTTTATTAACATTGCGGTATATGTAATGATAGGCATGTATTTTGAAGGACATGAAGCTTTTAATTAATTATGGTATTTAAATATGCTACGGTATCGAAATAGTTCATCCGTAAATTAATTGAAAACATTTTAGAACTTACATCGATATCTCTGTGGTCACATCCATGTGATAGTTGTACATTTAATGCCATGACTTGACCTGGCATAATATACTTAGATTCATTTTCCTTCCCATGCGTTATATAGATAGGGTGATCCTCTAGATTGAATAACATATTGCACTTACGAGTAAATGGATTGCCCCAACCTAACAGATAGTCATTATGATTTATAACATGTTCGTTTGCAGGAACAGTTTCAAATCCAATACTATGCTCCGCTAACACTTGTATAGGACTTAACAGTTCTTTAATTTTTTCCAAACACGATAAATCTGAAAGCATTAGTATGTCTTGTACTATGTCTGTACGATCTGGATCCTTGTGCATGTAGTATTTGCTTTCGGGTATAGTGTTAACAACTTCCTGCTCTAGTTCTAGTATTGCAGGTATGTCTAATTTAAAATCGTATACGGTACTAAATTTACTCATGTCCTGCCGCCATCCACTCACCGTCTTTATATACTACAAGTTTTCCAGAGTGATCTAACGTGTATTCTCCTTCTATAGGAAATCTAGGTTCTCGAACAATAATCTTTCTACCCATATTCAACTCTCTTTTGGTATGCTTGTCTAGTGTTAATTGTGAGGAACTTGAAGTCCTCATCTGTTTTGTTATTGGATCCGTGTAATAGGTTAGTGTTGATTAATAAACTTTCGCCCGGCTGTATAGCAACCTCGACCAACACACCATCGTTAGAATGTTCCACGTATGCAACATTGTCCCCTACATTAATAAGCAAGTTACTTCTGCGTATAATATCGGTGTGTGCTTTTAAATAACTGTTTGCTAGTATGGATTCTGCACCTATTATAGTATCTTCTGTGATGGCGTATTTGCCCACAAAATCATCTGTTATCCAATCTAAATGCTTTAGTTTGGCATACGGAAACACACATTGAATAATGTTGTTATATGTGAATTCCTGCCTATCATAGCCTTGTAAGGTACTTAGATTGGCATATATTTGTGGTTCTGTGTACATTAACTGTATTTATATGCTTTGATACCTCCTATAACCATTATTTTAGTAAAAGTTACCAGAAAAACTGGTAAAAAACTTGACATAGAAGCAGTTTCCTAGTATAATATACACTTAGTTTAGCAAAAAGGATAACACTATGATAGAGATACTACAAGAAGTAACTGACTGGGGCAAGTACTCCGTTAACAATGGGATTTACCATGTTAATGGTGCTGGGCAACTAGTTGCATACAAGCCATCCGAAACTGCTGAACTTAAAACGTTTAAGAATCCGTTAAAGCAGTTTAGCAAAAGCAGACGTAAGTTTGTTAAGTTAGGTGAGGCAGACGAGCAATTAGCAGATGATGTTGTTGTTGTTCAAGGCAGTAACGGTAAGACTTACACGATACAGGACGGTAAATGTAGTTGTCCTGGCTACACATATAGGGGAAATTGTAAACATGTTAACAAATAAAAAGGGGAATACGCAAATGATTAATTTCTGTGCAATACTTTTATCATTAGGCTTAGGTGCATGTGCAAGTGGCGGCGGCAGTACAACTGCACCCACCCCAACTGTAGTAACACCTCCAACAACGGTTACTACATCACCTGACAAGCGAATACAGTTTGAGACTTTTTCAGATAACTTTGAAAATACTAATAGTGCGTTAGGTTATAACAATGTGTCTTATGGTGTAGGCGATTATAATGATACAACTTGGGTTAACGGCAAATACACTGTTGAAGACTTTGCATTTTTGCAAGTTACTATTAATGGTAGTCACGGCGGCAAAGACTTAAACAATCCAGACTCAGACGAATATACAGGTCCAGGTGCTTGGATGACCAATGCAAGTTATGTTATAGAAAATGATATCAACCAAGATGGACATAACGACTTTGTTGTGTGGGTACAAACATTCGGTGACCGAAATACGATACCTGGCACACGAGCATTACAATTTATTAATGACGGCGAAGGACACTTTGCATTAGATTGTAGTGTGTTTGATAACGGAGTATGTCCGTTAGTGTATGGACAAGATTCGACTATGACTAACATGGGTTGGTATAACGGAGAAGATGCGCCTGTACAAGAATACAACATGGGTATTGCACACCAATACGATTTAAACGGCGACGGTAATAAAGACTTGTTTAACACAGGTAACTTGTGGTTAACTGATAATGGCAAATTTATAAAGTCGCATGATAACTTGCCAGACTTTATGCTTTCAAACAAAAATAAAGATGGGGTCGAAGTTGGATTGATGGTTCATGACCATGCTGTAGGTGATTTAAATGGAGACGGCTTTAATGACATCTTTATGCCTAACACAATACCCGTTGCTGATATGGGTACGAACGGTGGGAACGGATACAAGTTCTTTATGCTAAATGACGGATCAGGTAACTTTAAAGACACTAGGTTCAAAGTAGGTCATGATACTCACTTTGCGACATCTACAACAATAGCAGATTTTGATGGTGACGGTTTTGGAGATATTGCACTAGGCTGGAGTCAAGGCGCCTATGTTTCCTTAGGTGGAGATAGTGTAGGTGGCATTTATTGGGGCAACACTGAATCAGATTACACAACAGACTACACCGCATTACCTCCTGGGTATTATGAATATAATATTGCATTCGATATGCAGGCAACGGATGTTAATGCAGACGGCTTACTAGACTTAGTTATAGCAAACACAGACGGCGAAAATTATTATCAAGGGCATGTGTTACAGTTCTTAACTAACAACGGCGACAGAACATTTGACCATGCGGCATTTAGGGCCGAAGAGTTAATAGAAGGAATTAACAACGGCGTGAACCACATTTATATACTAGACTTCAATCATGATGGCATTGACGATATACTAGTTACTTCACAAGACCGAGCGTATGCTATGATTAACAATGGCGATGGCACTTACACAGAAACTAGCCAGTTTGCTGTACCAGATAATAATCCTGTATTTAATATGTTATTCCCTGTTGAAGTAGATGGCAAATATGATTACGACTTTATTGGCGCAAATATTATGCAACCATCAGACACACAAACAATTACTAGTTTCTTTATTAGTTTAGATCCACCGTCGCAGTTACAAGAAATGAGATCAGAACTACTTAATAAGCCATTGCAGTACGCACAGACTATTGCTGATAATAAAACATTGTTCCATAATATTAAAAATGCAACACTTAGCGACAATGTGTTTATGGCAAGAAATAGTGTTACAGGTATTCAAGGTTACTCGCACAATTTTGATAACATAGGTGTTACAGTAGGCAACACATCTAACGGTGCATTAGTATACTTGGACAAACAAACAGGACAATTCCATTACGGTTTAGGTTATATGACAGACAAGATCGGTGCTAACAGTAACGGCAAATGGTATGGCAACGGTACTGCTGAATTAGATGTTTCTACACTAAATGCATTTGCAGAATATACTACTCCTATACTACCTAACCTACATGTTACAACGGGCCTAGCAATGTATAAGACGTCAGTACAAGGCTTTACAGAAGAAAACAGTCAGTACAACATCACAGTAAAAGACTTTACTTTAAACGATGCAGAATTATATGTAGATGTAACAGGTATGCACACATCAGTGTACGGAAATACATACTTAACATTAGGTACTAGTATGCACCAGAGCTTGAGTAATACAAGCATTGTGTGGGACGGTGGATTGGTATCTGAATTTAGTAACAATGATGTTGCATTTAGAACTACACTAATGCACACATATAAAATGTTCTATGCTAAAGCAACTACTAGTTCAGTTGATGGCGACACATTTGAAATAGGATTTAACTTACAGTTTTAATCCATCCAGTCTTGACTCTTGTCACCGCTCTTCATTTTGTTGTAGCGGTTTAAGGTCTTTATAAGTTCTTCACGCTCAGATGGACTCAGGTGCCAACCCTCAGTATACGAAACGGCACCCTCACTAAAAATAGCCAGCTCGGCTACTTGTTTAGAAATTGCTTGACCTTCTTTCTCGAGTTTACCTAAGTAGGCTGAAATTTCTTCAGGCTCGGCTGACCCTAGGAACCCGTGAAAAAATTTACAGGATCAAAGTTAATAGTAGAATTAAATGTGTTATCACATTCTTCATTGCTACATTCAACTTGCACCTCGTTATTAACACCCTTAGCATTAATGCTATTGATAAATGCTTCAATTTCTTTTCCAACGTTGTTATCAGTATTCTCTAAAAACTCTCTAATAACTTTTTTGTCTTTAATAACAGCATCTTCGCCCTTCTCATCTTGAAAACTAACACTATAAATAGCATCAATCAATAACTCGAAGTTTAAGTCTGCTAGTTTAACAAAACTAGTATTAAATGCTTTTAGCCTTTCCATGTCGTCGTCTAATGCAGAAATACTTTGCATACTTCTTGTACTTTGGAAACTGGCAACACCTGCCTTAATAGTGTTCTTATAACTAAATGGCATACCTGAAATAACAAGTCCGTTTGCAAGAGTAACTTCGTAGACATCGTCTAGTTCTTCCATTGTCTGCAAACTTTGTGCAACACTTACAGTTACGTCAGTAGTAGTTTCGCACTTTGGACACTTAGCGGCAACATCAACATCATCACCACCACTTGCACCTCTAATTGCAATTAGTAATGCATCTACGTCAGCACTATATAAATCTCTTGCATTTTTAATTTCTGGTACACATGAATGGATCAATGAAGCAACTGCCTCACCGTTTAATAAAGCATCTGGATTTTTTAATAACAACTCATCTTTAGTAGTCATTGGATAAATTGCTAATTCTTGGGTACTATCATCATTGAATACGACAATACCTTCGTCATAAAATTTACCACCACTAGGGATTTTTGTGAATATCTTTGGTGCTCTGAAGTAGGCACTTAACGGATTCTGCGTTTTGTTCATATTTTTGCTCATTAAAACTCCTGTTAATTCTTTAAGATAAATACGTTTGTAGTTAAATTTTTATCTAATGATTAACTTAGTACTTATTTATCTACATTAAAACTAGTTTTAAAGGAAATACTGAGTGGCAGTTGAATTTAACATAGAAGGACAGAATTTTCGTTTCCCAGATTGGGCAACAGAATCCACCATGGAAGAAGTATCCAAAGTACTTCAAGAGATTGCAAAAAATAACGGTGTGTCAGACAAAGACCTTAAAGCACTAGTAGAGAACAATAAGAAGATGCATTTAGCAATAACTAACAATGCAAAAGACGAAAAAAGTTCTGACAAAGCTAGACAGGAAGAGGCTAAAGAAGCCGGCGGGTTCTTACAAGAAATGATTAGGGGCATCAAAGGTAACGAAGATGCTATCAGAGACGGCAATAAAGTAGACAAAAAGGAATATAAATCCTTTGCTACTAAAGTTATAGACGACTTTGAAAACACAGGCGAACAACTTGTCGGAGCAGTAGGCTTTGTTGGCGGAGGCGTATTTAAAGCAGGTATGCTACTTGGCGGCGCGGCAGTAACAGGCGCAGGCTTTATTAGTAAAGCAATGATGGGCGCCGGCAGTGCAATTAACGACCTTACTTCAGTTGGTATTGGGTTTAACAGTACTTACACTGATATGGGTAAAACTACTACCCAAGCAATTGGACAACTGGGTGCATTGGGCGACGGTTTTGCAGGTGCGGCACAGAGAATGGCAAATTCTTCTAGTGTAATAGCAACTCAGGGCTTTGGTAGATTTACTGACACAATGAAATTTGCGGCAGACACGTCAGAGGAACTTGGTTTAAGTTTCCAGGACAGCATGGATCGTTTTGGACAAGCATTAGATAGACGACAAGCAATGTTAAACTTGGGTAATGTTGACCAGGGAAGATTAAACCAACAAGTAGCAAGAACAACAAGATTACAACAAGCATACTCAACAGCAATTGGTGTGAGTACAGCAGAATTACAAAACTTTGTAAGTCAGCTATTAGACGAAGGTCAATTAACAGCAACACTTCTGCAATTTAACGATGCAGTACGAAGTGATGTTATTGGCGGCATAGAAGTATTTGCTTCTGGCATGGCGGCTATGGGCGGAAAAGCAGGAGCCGATCTTGCAACAGCATTCCAGGAAGCGGCGAATACAAGTGCTATTGGAATGAGCCAAGCGGCTATTGGTATGGTAACAGCATTACCTAATCTTCAAGGCCCGATGAACGAATATATAACAGCAGTACAAAACGGCACATTAAGCCAAGACCAAGCACAAGGAATGGTAGAAGGTCTAACGTCGACACTAGGCAATCTTAGCCACAGTGAAAAACAACGTATCAGAGCAATGGCTAACATTGGCGACGAATCAGCAAAAACTATGGCAAACGCTATAGCACAGTTTGAACAGTCCGAAAGCAAAATGAAAGATATTAATAAATCATTAGGCACAGGCTTTCAAATGGACTTAGTACAAAAGGGTACTAACCAATTTAATAAAGTAATGGCACAGATATCAGGCGGAGCCCAGAATGCATTCTACAGTTTATTCTCAGATCCAGAAGTAACAGGAGCAATATCAGACGGCTTCAAAGAAATACTAGACATCTTTGGCTTTGGCGTAGACGATATGAGTGGAGCCGCAATGAGTATGGGCGACAGAGTAGGCAAAATGGCGACAACTTTAGCTAAATGGATTAAAGTAGCGGCAGATCAATTAGCAGACTTTGCCCAATATATCAAAACAGCTTTCGATAAAGACGGCTTCGCTGGAGTGATTCAGACACTGTTAGGAGACATAGGCTCAGCAATAACTTCTGGCCTATTAAAGTTGCTAGCCGCGGCAGTTCCTGTGATAATTGCATTGTCGACGGCGAAAGCCCTTGCAATGCAGGCAGTTACCGGAAAAGTACAAGCCGGAGTTGGTGGAGCACTTGCAGACACGATAAAGAATAGAGTATCAAGTAGCGGTGCCACAGCAGTTGGAAGCGGACTGGAAGCGGCAGGCAGTAAAGCCACTGGTATGACCGAATCAGCATTATCCGGAGGCGGCAAAACAGGCGGCTTCCTACAAAGAATAGCAGATGGCGTTAAGAAATTTGGCGACACTAAAGTACTTAAAGGCGCGGCGGCAATTGCATTATTAGGTGCATCAGTTGGATTAGCGGCTGTAGGACTTAAACAGTTCAATGATGTAGAGTGGACTTCAATTGTAAAAGGCACAATTGCACTAGGCGGATTGGCGGCACTAGCCACGGTGCTAGGTAAAGCATCAGGATCGATGCTCACAGGAGCGGCGGCGATAGCACTATTAGGATTATCAATTCTTCCATTAGGCAAAGGACTCCAATTAATGAAAGATGTTGGTCTTAAAACAATTGGCGTGTTGGCGGCAGGACTTGTAGTATTAGGTATAGCGGCGGCAGGACTTAGTTTTATATCACCATTTATTATAACAGGCGCAATAGCCATTGGAGCATTGGGTCTTGCATTAATACCATTAGGTCTTGCTATGCAGTTAATTAATGAGCCTCTTAAAAACTTCGGCCCTAGCTTATCAGCACTGGCAGACGTTGACGGTGGTGGACTAATGAATACAGCAGGCGGATTATTGGCAGTAGGAGCCGCTATGACGCTAATGGCCCCTATGTTACCATTTATGCTTATTGGCTCTATGGCAGGACCTGTTATGGAGAGACTAGCAGATTCATTATATGCATTTAACCGTGTGGATATGAAAAACTTGAGTATGGCTGGCGGCGCAATGAAGTCACTTGGTGGCGGCATGAGTGCTATGAGCGGCGGTACATTAATGAGCGGTATCAAAGACGGCATCGGAGCATTGTTTGGAGCAGACAGTCCTATAGAAAAAATGAAAAAGTTTATCGACGGACTTGCTGGCATTAGTGTAAAGCCGTTATTAATTATAGCTAAAGGGTTTGTATTATTACAACAGGCAATAATAAAACTACCTGTAACATTACTTAACACAATGGCACGAATGAATGAAATGAGCGACATGTTCCTACTGTTAGCAGAAGAATCTAGATTCATAATGATATTTGGAAGTAACATAACTAAGTTCGCTGTTAATATGAAACATGTTGGAGACTCGTTTGAGAAAATGGGCGACGACCCATTTGTTATATTCGACAATTTAGAAAGCCAATCTAAACACATGGGAATGTTTGCCACAAGTACAGCACAACTTAATGAAGCATTAGGTAATTTCGACGGTGCCGGTATTGGTCAAGGGTTCTACATAATGGGCGATGGCATAGCCTATCTAGCACAGCAAATAGCCGATATAAACTTCGCAGATTTATTAAAAATAGCGGCATTAGGATTAATAGGCGGTAGTAGTTCAGCAGGAGCCAAGCAAGTAAACACAGACATGTCAAACGTTCCTACTAGTAAAGCAGGACAGAAAGCACTACAAAAAACTAGTGCGCCATTAGTAGAAAAAGGTGTAACTAAAACACCAACAGATACCACAGATATCATGAGCGATGAGGACTTATATATTGCTAGTACATCGTTAAAAGAGTTAACAGAACGACTACAAACGGCTGAAAAGCTTCTAAAACAAGGCCCCGACATTGATACGATGAGTTATATGGATGACGAACAAGGGCTTAAGAACGATGTGATGTTTGCAAAGATGGACATTAGAAGTAAGAAAGATCAGATGGCTGGCGGAACTGGCAGTTTTGCAGAGACAACAACAACGGGCATAGGAAGACCAGAAGCTTTGCCAATTGGTGAGGATACAGGCGCCGACGATGAAGACATCTTCGACTCTGTGCCGATACCTACGGCAATAGATAGGTCACCGGCTGGCAGAGCCAAACGAAGAAGAGAACAGTTAGAGAAGAGAAAGGGTGGCGACTTAACTGGATTTAATGGCAACACTGGAACAGATGTTGACACAGACGCACAATTCCCAGAAACTAAAAAGCAAAAAGATAACAAGCCCAAAGTAGATACTACTATGGACGACTTCAATTCAAAACCAACCTCAACAACCCCAACTCCTAACGAAGATAGGATAGGCGAACTAATATCATTACAGACCGAAAATAACAAGCTATTAAAGGCTCAAATCAAAGCTACTAAAGTTCTAAACGACTAATTTCAAAAAGACTTGACATTATTTCATTAAAGTGATAAATATACGCATATAAAGGAACTTTTATGGCAACTTGGCGAAAATATTTTAATGCAACATCATCAAACGGAGGAATGCCTTCGAACGTTGATGGGCAGTCAGCTGGACAATTTGGTGCGGCTCGGTTTAGCAGTTGGTTACCTGAAGTATATGCAGGCAGTCCTAACAGACTTATGCGTTATATTCAGTATGACCAAATGGACAACGACTTGGAGATCAATGCGGCACTAGATATTATTGCAGAATTTTGCTCACAAGATGACGAGTACACTAAACTACCATTCATATTCGAGTTTACAGAAGATCCTAGCGAAACAGAAATGAAAATTCTTAGCAAAACACTTGATCAATGGTGTAACAACAACGAGCTAAGAAGACGAGCTTTTAAAATGGTAAGGAACACTCTTAAATACGGAGACCAGTTCTTTATTAGAGATCCAGAAACTTATAAACTATTTTGGGTTGACCCAGCAAACATTGAAAAGGTTGTTGTTAACGAAAGTGAAGGTAAGAAGATTGAAACTTACTTTATTAAAAACTTAGACGTTAACTTTGAACAAATGTCGGCAACAAGTGCCGCGGCATTACATGCCAGACCATATGGCGCAGGTGGCGGCATGATGGCAGGTGGCAATGTTGGAACTAGTGTTAGTAACTATTCGCCTATGGGCGGAGACCAAGGTGCTACAACAGGTAGTCCAGTTGATGCACAGCATGTAGTACATATTAGTTTAACAGAAGGCATGGATCATTCATGGCCCTTTGGCATTAGCGTATTAGAGCCAGTATTTAAAGTTTTTAAACAAAAAGAATTATTAGAAGATAGTATTATTATTTACAGAGTTCATAGAGCACCTGAAAGAAGAGTGTTTATGATTGACGTTGGTAATATGCCTCCTCATAAAGCACAACAGTACTTAGAACGTGTTAAGTATGAAGTACAGCAAAAACGTGTACCTAACAAAAACAAAGACGGCAACAATGTTGCAGATGCGGCTTACAATCCAATGAGTATGTTAGAAGATTACTTCTTTGCTCAAACGGCAGACGGTCGTGGTAGTAAAGTTGATACATTGCCTGGCGGTGAGAACTTAGGTCAAATTGACGACTTAAAATACTTTAACAACAAACTGCTAAGAGGATTGAGAGTACCAAGTTCATATTTGCCTACTGGCCCAGATGATGGAACAGCGGCAACAACTGACGGTAAAGTAGGCGTTGCATACATACAAGAATTTCAATTTGCTAAGTTTTGTCAAAGACTACAAAAGCAAATTATACGAACATTAGATAGAGAATTTAAAATGTTCTTAAACTATAAAGGCATTGAGCTTGATTCAAGTACATTTAAATTAGAATTAACAGTACCTCAAAACTTCAGTTCATACAGAGACTTGGACATGAACCTTCAAAGAGCACAGCTATTCGGCAGTTTAGAAGCAGTACCGTATTTAAGTCAGCAATTTAAACTTAAGAAGTACTTAGGCTTAACGCAAGAAGAGATGAAGGATAACGAGCATTATTGGAAGATGGAGAATAAATACAATACAGACGGCGCAGAAGATGTAGGCTTACGAAATGTAGGCGTTAGACCTGGCCCAAGTGCTCCGTTAGACATAATGGCACCGGTAGAAGACATACCAGCACCAATGGATGATGTAATGAGTCCAGATGTTAGCGGAATGGAACCTGGTTCAGAAATACCAGATGGAAACTTATAATGAGATTAACAGAATTTTACAATCCAGAAAATGACAGGTCAGTTGGCAGATCTCTTGACGATACTAGAAAAACTAAACTTACTTTAAAAACACTGAACAAGTTAAGAAAATATAGAGAAATTAAAAAGTCAGAGAATTTAGAACAGCGTGAATTTGCATCACTTATGTATGCCAAAGCCGCTGAAGCAACTCCGGAATTTTAAATGAAGCTAGCCGTTTGCGGTTGCTCATGGTCCTCAGTAGATCCACAGCATAAAGGAATCGAATTCGGTTCTTTAATATCCTCACACATAAATGCAGAATATTACAACTTAGCTAAACCTGGTTGTAGTAACTTTGGCATTGCACTACAAGTAGACTATGCATTAAAACACTACGATCCAGACGTGTTTATTATAAATGCTACAACAGTTACTAGAGAAGAAATCAAACTTAAAGACTCGCCACGTTACGATCCTGAAAAAGGCTGGGATAACGTAGATTTTAACCATGTGCTGATAGAGAAGTATAGGGACGAACATGCTCCCGGCTATGGCAAAGGATATGCTCCTACGATAATGATAGACAGTTACGGCAGTATCTTTAATGAAGATATAGATAAGACTTTAGCAGACAATAACATAGTACAACGATACGAAAGAGCATTTACTAACAATAGTTTTGAAGCACTAAAAAAGCATTTTTTGTACATATATGATGCTGATGTACAGAGACACAAACAGCAAATGATATTAACCTATGCCTTACAAAAATTGCAATTAAAAGGCAAAAAAGTTATATTCTCACCCAACACATTTGACTGGGCAGAAGGATATGATATGGTGTCTAGGGATCCTTATGCTAAGGTATGCACTAAATGGGATATACCCAATACCATGCTACAGCAGAAAGGCATAGCAGATTATTTGTCAGTGTGCGATGACTTATGGGGCGGATGGGAAAATAGTCCAGGCACACAATATGACCACCACTTGCCGTTAGAAGCACACCAAGCCTATGTTGAAACACTAAAACCGTATTTAACAACGTAGTTTTCTTAAACGTAGCAAAGTATAAATATTCTTTACATATACACTATAATCACACATTTCATTCCAAATGGGCTTGTTTTAGCCTATAACTATTCAAAAACCCCACCACCGTATAAGTATTACACATATTAAGATGTAAATACAATTTTTGCTGTATAACGGCATAAAAAACATTCATTTTATACTATAATTATAGGAGCTCAATAATGTCAGAACGCAATAAATTAGAACAAGTTCTCGAACTACTACTTGCAGAAGATAACGAGCGTGCCGAAGAGCTACTTCACGAATATGTCGTTGAAACTGCTCGAGCCGAGTACGAGCGTATCTTAGACGAAGATGAAGTAGTCGAAACTGAAGAAACTGAAGAAGAAGCAGTTGAAGAGTCTGAGGAATCAGAAGAAGAAGCAGTTGAAGAAGCTATTGATGATAGCGATCCAGAAGCAGATTTTGTTAGCGATGTAGCAGATACAGACGCTGGAATTGATGACGATGAGATTGGCGGATTCGGAAGCGAAGAAGAAGCTGGTGAAGAAGAAGATTTAGAAGACAAAGTCGACAGTTTAGAAGACGAACTTGAAGATTTAAGAGCTGAATTTGAAAAATTACTTTCAGGCGAAGAAGAAGGCGAAGGCGAAGAATTGCCAGTAGACATGGACATGGAAATGGACATGGAACAGCCAGAAGAAGAGTCAATTGAATATGATTTAGACGAGGAAGTTGAAGAAGACGAAGAAGTAGTTGAAGAAGCTACTAAATTGTCTGACACTGTAGCGGCACCAAAAGGTGGCGAAGCAGACAGCAAAGAATCCCCTTTAACTAAAAAGCCAAAAGCAACTGTAGTAACTGGAGCAGGAACACCTGTTAAAGCTAACGACGGCGGCGAAGGCAAAAAAGGCGAATCAGCTAAAGACCATACACCAACTGATAACATCAAGGTTTTGCCTAAAAAGGCATAACTGAACTTTAAGGTATATTAATAGTGCGTAAGTTATACGAATATATGAGTCCAGAAGCCAGTAAGATTCAATTACTTGAATCTAATGACGGAAAGGATTTATTTATGGCTGGTTTATTCATCCAAGGCGATGTTAAAAATCAGAATGGCAGGGTTTATCCAAAAGATGAAATCCAACGTGCTGTTGAGAACGTTACAGCAAGATTATCAACTGGTGAGACTGTGATGGGTGAGTTAGATCACCCAGAAGAGTTACAAATTAACCTAGACAGAGTTAGTCATATCATTACAGAAATGCAATGTGATGGCAGTGATGGAATGGGTAAATTGAAAATTATCGATACACCGATGGGAAACATTGCAAGAGCTTTATTAAAAGCTGGTGCAAAGTTAGGAGTAAGTAGTAGAGGAAGTGGTAATGTTAATGAGTCAGGTCGTGTGTCTGATTTTGATATCATTACTGTTGATATTGTTGCTCAACCTTCGGCGCCCGATGCTTATCCAAAGACAATTTATGAGTCTTTGTTTAATATGGAAGGCGGTAGCATGTTACATGAGATCGCTAAAGACTATACACACGGAAACATTGGTGCTGAGAAGCATCTAACTAAACAAATCATTAATTTTATTAATGAATTAAAATTGAGGTAGGAGACTACTATGGCAGTAAATTTTGAGGACCTGATCGAGTCTAGTGATATTAACGAAGAAGTTCGTACAAGTATCGTTGAGGCATGGGAAAGTCGTCTTGCCGAAGCCAAAGAACAACTTACAGCAGAATTAAGAGAAGAGTTTGCTCAGAGATATGAGCATGACAAAGGTCTTATTGTTGAAGCAGTTGACGGTTTTATTCATCAGCGTATCGAAGCAGAAGTTGCCGAGATTGCTGAAGATAAAAAAGCTGTTGCTGGTGAAAGAGTTGCTTATAAAAAGGCTATCAGTGAACATAGCACAAAGCTAAACAAGTTTGTGTCTGAACAACTAGCAAAAGAGATTAAAGAGTTAAGAGCTGAACGTTCTAACGTTGCAGAACATGTAACTAAACTCGACGATTTTGTTGTTGAACAGCTGGCTGGAGAGCTTAAAGAATTCCATTCAGACAAGCAGGAACTAGTAGAGCAAAAAGTGAAAATGATGAGAGAAGGCAAAAAACAACTTGCTGAATCAAAATCAGACTTCATTAAACGTGCCGCTGATACAGTTGAAAAAACAGTAAACGCTATTGTAAAAGAGAACGTTTCCAGTTTTAAAGACGATATTACCGCCGCAAGAGAAAACGATTTTGGTCGTAGAATATTTGAATCATTTGCAAATGAGTATCGTTCAAGTTACTTGAATGAAACCTCTGATGTAAAAGACTTACAGAAAGAAATCGCAGACGTTAAGAAAACATTAGAAGAAACTAAAGCCCAAGCGGTAGCCACTGCTGAAGCAAAATCACTAGTTGAATCTAAGTTGAACGTAGCTAATGATTTAATGAATCGTAAAGATGCATTAAGTGAGCTACTTAAACCTCTTAGCAAAAGCAAAAAAGAATTAATGGTAGATTTACTCGAAAGTGTAAAGACTGAGAACTTAGAGAAGCAATTCAATAAGTATCTCCCATCTGTTTTAGATGGAGAAGTTCCAGCAGTAGAGAGTAGGAAAGCAATTAATGAATCAGTTGTGTCAACACACACTGGTAATAAAAACGTTCAGCCTTCATCGGAAGATGAACAGGACGTGGTTGAAATTAACCAAATCCGTAAATTAGCCGGACTTTCAAATTAGGAGATAAGAAATGGCAGAATTATTTGAGAGCAATTGGTCAGCTACCAAAGACGCACTTTTAGAAGGACTTAACGGTTCTAGAAAGAGTACTTTGGACGTAGTCCTGGAAAACACTAAAAGATATATTCAGGAATCAGCATCAAGTGGTGCTACACAGGCTGGCAACGTTGCTACATTAAACAAAGTAATGTTACCTCTAATCAGAAGGGTTATGCCTTCAGTTATAGCTAACGAACTTGTGGGCGTACAGCCTATGAGTGGCCCAGTTGGGCAAATCCACACACTAAGAACACGTTATGCCGAAGCGGCAACTGGCGTGAACCCAGGTGATGAGGCTCTTAGCCCATTTAAGATTGCTAACGCTTACTCAGGAAATCCAGACGCTACTGCAAGTAGTGAAGGAACTGCTGGTAAGAAATTAAGCATCCAAATCTTAAAACAAACAGTTGAAGCAAAAACAAGACGTCTATCTGCAAGATGGACATTTGAAGCGGCACAAGATGCTGAATCAATGCATGGTCTTGATGTTGAAGCTGAAATTATGCAGGCATTGGCACAAGAAATCGTAGTAGAAATTGACCAAGAAATTATTGGTTCACTAAGATCTCTAGCTGGCGCAGGTACTACCCTAGACTTTAACGCAGTAACTGGCACACAGACTTACGTCGGTGACAGACATGCGGTATTGGCTATTGAGATCAATAGAGCGGCGAATAGAATCGCGGCTAGAACTAGACGTGGCGCTGGTAACTATATTGTTGTTTCACCTGAAGCACTTACAATATTACAATCAGCATCTACTTCAACGTTCGCAAGAACTACTGAAGGTTCATTCGAAGCACCTACTAACACTAAACTAGCTGGAGTCCTTAATGGCTCTATCAAAGTTTTTGTTGATAGTTATGCGGCTGATGGAACTAAAGTACTTGTTGGATACAAAGGTTCATCAGAAACTGATGCTCCTGCGTTCTATTGTCCTTACATCCCATTAATGTCAACAGGTCCAGTAATGGATCCAAGTACATTTGAACCAGTAGTTTCGTTCATGACCAGATATGGTTACATTGAACTTACTAACACTGCTTCATCTTTGGGTAACGCGGCAGACTACGTTGACGCAATAACATTGTCAAACGTTGCATTCCAATAAGATTTATCTTAAAGGTCTAAAGAAACAAATTAAAAGCACACTTAGGTGTGCTTTTTTTTGACTTGAAAAAAATCCCGCAAGAAAGATAAATACAACTAAAGCAATTATTTAAATTTGTAGGATTTAGAATATAATGACAAAACAATCGAATTTTAACCCAGAATCGGATCTGAAAGTAAAAGGTAGTTTATCCGTAGACACCCATTTGGCGGTCACAGGTAATACTGTAATAACAGGAACGTTACAAGTTACAGGCGATACAACTTATCTTTCAGACACAGTAACACTTAACAATGCAAATGGTTATGTAATTAACGCTGACGCTGATTCAGGCACAGCATTCTTAGACATGCGTACTAACGTAGCAGACGCTAATGTGAGACTTGAATACGCTGGCGCAACTAACACCTTGCTAGTTAAAAATGATGATGGCACAGTTACTACACTGGGCGTAACAGGTGATGTCACAGCAAGTGCTACAATTACTGGTGCTACATTTACAGACGGCACAGCGACTATTACGGGCGGCGTAGGCACCGGTTTTACAAGTGTTACTTCAACAGAATTTGTTGGACACTTAACAGGACCAGTAACTGGTACAGCCACAATTGCAGACAAATTTACAAATGACAGAACATTAACACTCACAGGTGATGTTGCAGGTAGTATTGCACTAGGACTTAATGCTACAAGTTCAGCACCAAGCATGAGTGTAACAATACAAGCAAATTCAGTTGCATTAGGAACAGATACAACGGGTAACTATGTTGCAACAATTACAGGCGGCACAGGTTTAACGTCTACTGTAGTTACAGGTGAAAGCGTAACTCCAACTATTAACTTAGATAACACGGCAGTTACTCCAGCAACTTACGGAACAGCAGGATCAACAGGAACATTTACAGTTGACCAACAAGGCAGAATAACAAGCGGTGTAACAACACCTATAGTAATTACAGCATCACAAGTTTCTGACTTTACAACAGCCGCAGAACTACTTTTAAGTATCAGTGATGCAGGCGGAGACGGAAGTTTAGCATACAACAATACAACAGGTGTATTTACATACACTGGCCCAAGTGCTTCAGAAGTAAGAGCACACTTAACAGCTGGAACAGGCTTAACAGTTACTAACGGTGAATTTGTACTAGATACTACAGCAGTAACAGGTGCAAGTTATGGTAGTGCAACAGCAATACCTACATTCACTGTAGATGCAGAAGGCAGACTAACAGCGGCGGCAGATTTAAACATTGCAGTACCAAGCTCACAGATTACAGATTTTGCAGAATCAGTTGACGACCAAGTTAATACACTATTAGTTGCGGGCACAAACTTAACCAAAGTTTACGATGATGCGGCAAATACATTAACGTTGGATACTGGATCAACAGTTATATTAACAACTGGTAACCAAAGTTTAGCAGGCACTAAGACATTTACAGGCTCTGTGGACTTAACAGGAGCAACTACAACGGTAGCAACACCTTCAGCTGATGCACATGTGTCAACGAAAAAATATGTAGATGACGAAATTGCAACTATTGTTGGTACAGCCGGAGCAACATTAGATACGCTAGGCGAAATTGCAACAGCATTAGGCAATGATGCCGCTCTTAATACAACATTAGTAAACTCTATAGCAACAAAACTTCCATTAGCAGGCGGAACAATGTCCGGTGCTATTGCTATGAGTACAAATAAAATTACTGGATTAGGCACTCCTAGTGCAACAACAGATGCTACAACTAAGGCATACGTTGATACTGCAAATACACAGATGGAAGCGTATGTATTGCTAAAACAATCAATAGAACGAGGCCATACTAATACTACTACGGCATTGAAAGTTAATAGAGCAATTAGAGTAGATTCTCCTTCCATGAATTGGAAAAACTTATCTGACGCATCATATACAGCAAATAACAATATTAATTTAGAAACAGAAGTTGACGGGTTAGATGGCGGCACACCAGGAGTAAGTTTTACACCAGTATTGACTGGAACTGAACACGGTCTAATAACTATAGGCAAACAAGGCGGAATAACTCAGCAAATACAAGGTAACAAGGTCATATCAGGATCACTAAGGATTGCACCAGGTATAGATGTTAATAATGCCGCAAATGTCGATAACCAGGGTAGCGGTGTTTTAACAATTAACGGCAATGTGGTTAACAGCAGTACAACACTTGTAACCGCAGGTAGCTTTGTAGTAGGCAACAAGTACACAATTGCAGTTGTAGGAACAACTAATTATACATTAGTTGGTGCCGCAAATAACACTGTAGGCACATTCTTTATTGCAACAGGTGTTGGTGCAGGCACAGGTAGAGCAACACATCATAACAATCAATGGCTAACAAACGTAAACCATTCATTCTTTAAGCACACAATTGCCGCCGGTGAAAGTGCGTTATCCATCTTAGGTGGTAACATTTATTACAGTACTAAATCATCTGAAATTACACCTTACTTAGTAAGCGATACTAGTGGTGCAGGATCAATATCAACAGCTAGTGGCATCGACACTACTAAGAAACTTGGCGTTGACCAAGCACATTTCCAAACATTCGGTAACAGCACAATGTATATTGGTGATATTGGAAATGTAGCAACATATACAACAGTTCAATATGGTGGAAGTTCTTATACAACTGGCAATAGACCATTAGAAAGATTAACAATTGACGGCGGTATAGTACTTGGAGCCAGACAAGCAGACGACTCTATTTTAGTTAACGGTACTGTTTTCTTTGACAATGACAGACTTAAAACTGTAGAAGGCGGTATTATTAAAAACGTAACAACAGCAACAGTTGATACGGTTAATTATACAACAGGCACAGGCAGAATAGCAATAAATGATTATCAAGGTGGTGAAAACTATCTTGCCGCTCTTGCACAAGGTACAGACATATCAATAACTAAAGCAAGTAATGTTGCGGCAAACGTTATTACTATTAGTTCAAATACATCAAGCATTGTTAATACAGCAAAAAGTTCTTTGAGTGCCACAGGTGCTAACATTAGTTACGATGGCGCAGGAGCATTTACAAGTACTGTAGGAGCATTGACAACAACTAATGTTGCAGAAGGTTCAAATTTATACTTTACAGATGAAAGAGTAGATGACAGAGTTAGTTCTTTACTAGTTGGCGGAGCAAACGTAACTTTAACTTACAATGATGCCGCAGGCACATTAACAGTTGATGCAGATTTACTTGGCGATATTACAAGTGTAGTAGCTGGAGCAGGTATGACCGGCGGAGCAACTACAGGTGATGCAACACTAAACGTTATAGGCGGAAATGGTATTACCGTTTCAGCTGATGCAGTAATAACAGACGATACTTACATAAAAAACTTATTCAATGCATCTGGTTCTCAATTAAGTTACACTAACGGTATATTTACAAGTACCGCAGATAATTATAATGCTTGGAGTTTTACAACAGATACAGCAGGCAACCAAGCAGTTAGTAGCGCCGGCTTAGTTAGTATACTAGGCGGAACAAACATGGATGTTACCCACAGTGGTAGCACAATTACAATTTCAACACTTGCAGATATAACAGGTATAATTGCTGGCTCAGGTATGACCGGAGGCGGAACAACTGGTTCTCCTACACTAAACGTTATAGGTGGAAAAGGCATTACTGCTAGTGCAAATGAAATTGCATTAGACTTTACAGATTTTAATACAAGTAATATTACAGAAAATACAAACTTATATTACACAGATGCGAGAGCAGATGCAAGAATTACAGCATCAAGTACAAGTGCTTTAAGTGAAGGAACAAATTTATATTACACAAATGCTAGAGCAGATGCAAGAATTACAAATGCACTTATAGATGAAGATACTATGGTAACTAATAGTGCTACTAAATTACCTTCACAGCAATCTGTTAAATCATACGTTGACACGAAAGTGGCGTCTATCATTGGCGGATCGTTAGATTTAAGTAGCAAAGATACAGATGATTTAAGCGAAGGTAGTTCAAATTTATATTATACAAATGCTAGAGCAGACGCTAGAGTAGACGCAGGTTTTACTGCTAAGTCCACAACAAATTTAAGCGAAGGCACAAATTTATATTATACAAATGCAAGAGCAGATGCTAGAATTACAGCATCAAGTACAAGTGCTTTAAGTGAAGGCACTAACTTGTATTACACAAATGCAAGAGCAGATGCTAGAATTACAAATGCATTAGTTGACGAAGATAATATGGCATCAAATAGTGCTACTAAACTTCCAAGTCAGCAAAGTGTTAAAGCATACGTTGATTCACAGGTAGCAAGTAAAGATAATACAGACGAAATAACAGAAGGTTCGACTAATTTATACTTTACAAATGCAAGAGCAGACGCTAGAATAACAGCGGCTAGTACAAGTGATTTATCAGAAGGCACGAACCTTTACTTTACAAATGCTAGAGCAGACACAAGAGCAAATAGTGCCTTTGATACTAAATTTGCGGCACAAACCACAACTGGTTTATCAGAAGGAACAAATTTATATTACACGAATGCTAGAGCAGATGCAAGAATTACTAACGTATTAGTTGACGAAGATAATATGGCATCAAATAGTGCTACTAAACTTCCAAGTCAGCAATCAGTAAAAGCATACGTTGATTCACAAGTAGCAAGTAAAGATAATACAGACGAAATAACAGAAGGTTCAACTAACTTATACTTTACAAATGCTAGAGCTGATGCAAGAATTACAGCATCAAGTACAAGTGCTTTAAGTGAAGGCACAAACTTATACTTTACAAATGCAAGAGCAGATGCAAGAATTACCAAAGCGGCAATTGATGCTCTTAATGTAGATGCAGATACATTAGATAGTATTAGTAGTGCAAGTTTCTTAAGAAGCGATGCGGCAGATACGCATAGTGCCGACATTACCCCTAGCACAAACAATACAATTAACTTAGGTTCTGCTTCTAATAAGTATGCAAATGTTTATGCAACGACATTTAATGGTGTTGCAACCACAGCCCAGTATGCGGATTTGGCAGAAAACTATCTAGCAGATGCAGACTATCCACCAGGCACAGTATTAGTACTAGGCGGAGAACAAGAAGTAACAGTGACATCTGAATTCAATAATTCTAAAGTAGCAGGTGTTGTAAGTACAGACCCAGCACACTTAATGAATTCCGCACTTTCCGGGCAATTTGTTAAAGCAGTTGCACTTAGAGGACGAGTTCCTGTAAGAGTAGTTGGTATAGTTAGCAAAGGTGATGTGCTAATAACTAGTTCTACCCCAGGCGTGGCAATGGTCAGTTCCGATCCACACTTTGCAGGTGCGGCATGCATTATTGGTAAAGCAATATCCAATAAAGAACATGCTGGCGAAGGCATTGTAGAAGTACTAGTTTAATAACTCGTAAACCAGTCCAAACTCCAACAAAACGATAAATATGTGCAATAGGGAAAACCTTATTGACTGACTACGCGAGTCAGACTATATAACATATAGACAACATAGGAATAATAAAATGGCCACAGCAATTCAATGGAGACGAGGCACCACTACCCAACACAGTAGCTTTACTGGTTTGGCAGGTGAGATCACAGTCGATACAGATTTAAACACCGTTATAGTCCACGACGGAAGTACAGCAGGCGGACACAGAATAGCAAAATATACAGAAGTAACATCAGCGGCGGCAGGCGACATTAGTTCGGTTGTAGCTGGAGCAGGTTTAACTGGTGGAGCAACTACTGGTGATGCAACAATTAATGTTATTGCTGGAGGCGGTATTACTGTTTCAGCTGATGCAGTATCACTTAATGCTTCTTCAGGAACATTTACAACAGGTGTGCAAACATTCTTAGCAGGTGGAACACTTGCAGGACACATTATACCATCAGCAGACGTTACTTACGATTTAGGTACAAGCAGTAAGCAATGGCGTGATGTATATGTTGGTCCAGGATCACTTTACATTAACGGACAACAAGTACTTCAAGACAATTCAGGTACAATCCAAATTAGTGCTGATGCAAACCAAAACGTTGGAATAGTAACATCAGGATCAGGTGACGTAGAACTTAACGCATCTGGAACAGGTGTAATTAATATCCAATCAGCAATTACAGTTGATGCAGGACAAACACTTACTGGTACTGGCGGCTTAACAATGGCTTCCAACATTAACTTAAACAGTAATTCAGTTAACAACTTACCAGCTCCTGGACATGCAGGTGACGCCACTAACAAAACATACGTTGATGGTGCAACTTACTTAACAGGTGGAACTGGTATTACAAATAGTTCAGGAACCTTTGCAATTGATGCCACAGTAATTACAACTACTGGCACTCAAACAATCTCAGGCAACAAGACGTTCTCAGGAACAACTACCGTAAGCGGTACTTTGAACTCCTCAGGCGCTCAATTAAATATTGCTGATAACCTTATAACATTAAATTCAGATGCAACTGGCACTCCAAGTGAAGATGTTGGTCTTATTGTTGAAAGGGGCGATTCAACTAACGTTCAGTTCAAATGGATTGAAGCGGCAGATGAGTGGTCATTCACAAATGACGGTTCAGCTTACCAAGGTCTTGTTGGACATGCAGACTTTAGTGCTGTTACTAGCGGAGACGGAAGTCTTTCATATAACAGTTCAACAGGTGCGTATACATATACTGGCCCAACTGCGGCAAACGTTAGAGCACATTTAAGTGCTGGAACAGGCATGTCATTTAGTGGTGGAGCATTCGCTACAACAATTACACAGTATACTGATGCACTAGCTAAAGCATCTATTACTGTTAATGATGCAGGCGGAGACGGAAGTTTAGCAATTAGCAACGGTGTAATTACTTATACTGGACCTAGTGCGGCTGAAGCCGAAGCACAAATTAATGCACATTTAAGTGGTGGAACAGGTATTACTTATACAGACGGTGCTATTAGTGTAGATGCTACAGTAGTATCAACAAGTGGTACTCAAACTGTTGCAGGTGCTAAGACATTCAGTGATAACATGATTATCAGTGGTAACTTAACAGTTAACGGTACACAGACTATTGTTAATACTGAAACATTAACTATTGATGATAACATGATTGTTCTTAACAATAATGAAGCTGGCACTCCAAGTGAAGATTCAGGTATTGAAATAGAACGTGGAACATCAACTAACGTTAAACTACAGTGGAAAGAAGCTAGTGACAGATGGGAAATGTTTGATGGTTCAAGCACTTATCCACTTGCTAGAACTACAGCAGATTTAACAGAATCAGGTAACTTATACTACACAGATGCTAGAGCAAATGCTCGAGTGGCGGCGGCAACCGGTGCTAACTTAGATTTAAGTAGCAAAGATACTGGTGACTTATCAGAATCAGGTAACTTATACTATACAGATGCTAGAGCAGATGCCAGAATAGCGGCGGCTGACACTGGTGATTTATCAGAAGGTAGCAACGAATACTTTACTACTGCTAGAGCAAGAGCAAGTATTAGTGAAGGATCAACTGAATTAGCATATAACAGTACAACTGGTGTGTTAACATTTACACAGGGTAGTACTTCAGGTGTATCAGAAGGTTCCAACCTTTACTACACAGATGCTAGAGCAGATGCAAGAATTGCCAACGCAAGTACAAGTAATTTAAGTGAAGGCACAAACCTTTACCACACAACTGAAAGAGTACAAGATATTGCAGGCGCAATGTTTACTGCAAATACAGAAAGTGGAATTACAGTAACATATGATGATGCTGACGGTACAATTGACTTAACAACAAGTATTGCAGGATTTAGTACAAGTAATTTAAGCGAAGGTTCAAACCTTTACCACACAACTGCAAGAGCTAGAGCAAGTATTAACGGTGGAACAGGTATTACTTATAATGCTTCTACTGGTGCTATTAGTTTAACAGACACTGGTTATGTAACAGGTGTTACAGCAGGAACTGGTTTAAGTGGAGGCGGTACTTCAGGTACTGTTACACTAAACGTTTCAGGCATTACAGTTGCAGAACTAGACGGCGGAGCAGTTCAGATAAGTTCAGAATCATTTGCTGATAATAATACTACGTTGATGACATCAGCGGCAATTCAAGATAAAATTGAAGCATATGGATATTCAACAACAACAGGTGACATTACAGGTGTTACAGCAGGTGCAGGTTTAACTGGTGGCGCAACAAGCGGATCAGCTGACTTGGCTGTTGGAGCAGGTACTGGTATTACTGTAAATGCAAATGATATTGCAGTTACATTAACACCATTTAGTACAAGTGATTTATCAGAAGGCACGAACCTTTACTATACAAGTGCTAGAGCAGATGCTAGAGTTAGTGCAGTAGTAACCAATGCGTTTGTTGATGCATTGAATGTTGATGCTGATACACTAGATGACTTAACTAGTTCTCAGTTCTTAAGAAGCGATGCTAATGATTCACACAGTGGAACAATTACTCCTTCTTCAAACAATGCATTAAACTTAGGATCAAGTGGACTTAAATATGCAAATGTTTACGCAACTACATTCCAAGGTAATGCAACTTCGGCGCAGTATGCGGATTTGGCTGAGAAATACGAAAGTGATGCAGAACTAGAAGCAGGCACAGTTGTTATGTTTGGTGGTGATAAAGAAGTTACAGCATGTGATAGTGAAAACTGTCATGCAGTAGCAGGTGTTATCAGTACTGATCCAGCTTATATGATGAACGCAGGAGCAGAAGGTCAATTTGTAGCATTAACAGGAAGAGTACCTACTAAGGTTACTGGTCCAGTTGCTAAAGGTGACTTAATGGTTTCCGCAGGTAACGGTATGGCTAAGGCTAATAACGATGCACAGGCAGGAAGAATGATTGGTAAAGCAGTTGGTTCTTCAGAAGGCGGAGAAGCTGTTATAGAAGTACTTGTTAACTTGATGTAAGAGTTTACAAACAATAAAAAAGGGAGTTTTTTAACTCCCTTTTTTTGTGATTAAAGCTTCTGACTTTGATTCATGACATGCCAGATATTTCCTGACTTCATGTATTTGTCAAATTCTTTAGAAAGATTGGTAACCGATGTTCCGAACTTGGATAACATGGCTACTATTCCTGTTGGATTCGCCATACTTTTCTCCTAAAATGTGATAACAAACTTTAACTTACTTGTCGTAACTTCATCCTATAGTAGGAACTGTTACAATCAATCTACAAGTATGTTACAATTGTGTTACAGAATGTATTTATACAAACGAGTATTTTTACCAGGAAATATGTGATATTGCATAACAGTTGTTACATAGAAACTAAACCCAAACGATAAATAGTAACGAGTAGACAGTAACACACACACTTAAAGTAGCAACCCTTAAAAGGTGTGTATATAATATGGAAGAAATATTTGGATTGATCGCTGAAGTAGGAGCCCCCATCGCCGGAAGTCTAGTAATGGGATTCTTTATCTTTATGGTAATAAAACAAATTCTCGAGGGTGTTGTAGACCAGGTCAAAACTTTGACTATGTTTTGCACATCACTAGAAGCGAGAGCAAGTACTATGAGTAACGAAATGTTAAAAATAGACTTGCTAGTTAGCAGTGCCTTAGACCTCAGACCTGACATAGATCGAGTTTCGAGAGCAGATAATTTTGTCGAAGATGGCAAAGTGGATGCTAGGAGAGACTAATGGATATTGCACAGGCGATTAATGACTTTGGATTTCCAATCGTGTTATGCGTTGGACTCGGTTACTTTATATATTATATATGGTGGTTTATTGGAGAAAAGATAGATCCCGCTCTTGGCGACATGCATATAGCACTAATCAGAGTAATAGATAAAATGCGTAGATTAGACCAAGATTTAATTAGGCTACAACAGAAAGTTGATGTTGTGTTAGAATACAGAGCTAGACAACAAGTGCTAGACAATGCAGAACAAGAAACTGCATTAAAAACATTAAAACAAAAGCAAACAGGAAAGTAAAATGAAAATTACAGGTACACACTTAGGTATGTTGGTTATGGTCGGATATTTTATAATGTCTTTGGCTAATAGTGACCTTTATGCCGATGAACTAAAGTTTAAGTTCAAGTCTCCGTCATTTTCTGGTAACGGGACAGGAGCACATTATTTAACAATTGAGAACCAGGAGAAGTCACGAAAAGATAAGATTAAAGAAGACATAGAATCTGCGTTAAAACGAGCAGAACGTGACAATGATAATTCGACAATTAATAAATTTATTAGAAATTTGGAGAGTAGAATTTATTCACAAATTTCTAAAGGATTAGTCGACAGCATGTTTTGTGATCCAGCAGTAGTTATTGCATGTACAAATTCAGATTCAGGTAGTTTTGAAATTGAAGGAAATACTGTTACATACATTAAAACAGTTAATGAAGATGGGCTATCTATTATTAGAATGACTATTGTTGACCCTGACGGAACAATAACAACTATTGAGATTCCAATTGGAATCGGCAACATTGGCGGCGGTTAATGAAACTGTCTAATTACATACTGTTCTTTGTCGGCGCAATGTACTTAACTGGGTGTGCTAGTATATCTATACCCGGTGATACAGCATGTAATACGGACTTTCTCGAATGCGTAGAAGAGCCGAAGCAAGTAGAATTACCCACATATCGAAAATTACGATATTTACCACCTAGCGAAACAATGCCAGTGGTAGCTGTTTATCAGTTTACTGACCAAACAGGACAAAGAAAAAGTCAAGATGGTGTCGCTAGTTTTAGTACAGCGGTCACACAGGATCCGAAGAGCATATTGATTGACGCCTTGAAGGCGGCAGGTGCTCACGAAAACCCAAAAGGAACATGGTTCCGGGTAGTTGAACGGGGTCTTGGCTTAGATAACTTAGTGAGGGAAAGGCAGATAGTTCGTAGTACACGCGAACAATATCAGACTGAAGAAAAACCTCAACAAGCAGTACAGCCATTGTTATTTGCTGGTATGATACTCGAAGGAGGTGTTGTAGGTTATGACACTAATGTAGAGACTGGCGGTAATGGTGCAAGGTACTTAGGTATTGGTACTACAAACCAATATAGAAGAGATAGTGTTACTATATCACTTAGAGCAGTAAGTACGCTCACCGGTGAAGTAATACTGAATGTACAGACATACAAAACTATCCTTAGTACAGGAATGGCAGGAGACGTATTCAAATTTTTAGACATGGATACACGATTGCTTGAATTGGAAAGTGGCATGACACAGAACGAGAGCGTAACTTATGCAGTCCGGTCGGCGATTGAAGCCGCAGTATTGGCATTGATACAACAAGGTGATGAAAGAGGATATTGGAAAATTGTGTATCCGGAGAATTGGCAAGAAGAAGTAGATCAGCAAGAACGAGCTTACTGGATGAAAGTCAATAATCAAGAAATTTTGGATACAGATGTAGACGAGAAGCCTACGTCATCACAGAATACTTTTTGGAAAAAAATATTACTAAAAAGTGAACCCATTAATGGAGAAGAAAAATGAAGACAAACGTAATAAAGAAATTTACACTACAAGTCTTCGCTATAGTAAGTGTAATAATAGGAAGTCAGGCTCTAGGTGCAACGGATAACGAAGTACTACTAGACCAAGAAGGTGACAACTTAATATTAACAATATTACAAGCTGGTAACAGTAACAGAGTTTCTGGAGTGGCCTCAGGGTCAGGAGATTTAGTTGTAACTGGTAACAGTTTGATAATTGATATCATACAAGACGGTAACACAAATAAGTTTTTTGGAGACTTAATATTTGATGGATCCGGAAGTTCAGTAATGGACTTTTATCAATTAGGTGATAGTAACGTCTGGGATTTACAGATCGGTGCTAACTCTAATAGTGCAGATAATACAGACATGCTAGTAGACATTCAGGGCGACGGCAACACATTTGATGTTGGCATAGCTCACAGTGCCGCGGCGGAAAGCACTAACTTTGATTTAGATATACTTGGTTCTAGGAACAATTTTACTGCAAGTTTCAACAATACTACAGCTTGGGCATCAGCATCAGGCAATAACGCTGTTGGCGGAATTAAAAGTACTGGAACTGGCACATCTGCTTTAGCAGGTATTACAATTGATACTAGTAACGTTGTATGGAATATGGAAATTATAGGAGACGACAACAAATTTGCTACTAAACAAAGTGGTAACGGTGGTCATTCCTTAACAGTAGTCTTAGACGGCAGTGATGGTGATTTTCAATTCATACAGGACATGACAGCAACATGTAGTCCAACGTGTGAAGGTATAATTAACATAAATCTAAATAGCGAAAATGCATCAGTTCTTATTAAACAGACTGATTAACATAACAGCAGTATTAGTACTGTTGCTTACACCAAATCTGAGTGCCGCTGAGAGCATCGGCGGCATTATTGAACAAAGTGGAGCAACTGGAAGTATTGTAAGGTTGTCAGGCGAAGAACTGGCGGCTAATATTTTAGCCAATATTGTAAGTTATGATGAAGTAGAAACAACAAATGGGAGACTAAAAATTGAGTTTCTCGACAAAACCCAGGTTAGTCTAACAGAACACACTTACATGGAAATAGACGAATATGTATTCGACCCAGATCCAAGTAAAAGCAAGATGGCATTAAATTTTGTACAAGGAACAGCTAGGTTTGCCACGGGCAGTTTAGGTCTCGTAGCAAAAGAAAATATAACAATCCTGACCCCTACCGCAAGTATAGGGATTAGAGGAACCGATTTTACTACCACAGTCGATGAACTGGGTAGGAGTCTAGTGATATTATTACCGGACGAAGACTGTACTAATACAGTAGCATTAGAAGAAGGGTGTGCTCCAAGTGGTAGCATAACGGTAACAAATCAAGGCGGCACAGTAATATTAGATGAAGCCTACCAGGCAGTAATGGTAAGCACATTTGAAACAAGCCCTACACAGCCTGTTGTGTTGGTTGATTTAGATTTAAATATGATAGATAATATGTTTATTGTAGCAGAACCAAAACAGATTACAGAAGCAAAAGAAGAACAAGTACAAGAATTAAAAGGCGACAACGGATTATTAGACTTTGATGGCTTAGATGCAAATGCAATTGAGCAAGATGTTTTAGCAGATACAACAGAAGATTTAGACTACACGGAATTGGATATAGATTTATTAAATGTAGACTTCCTAGTAGACTTATTAGACATTGTAGAAAAAACTACTAGTGGATTAGATGAAAAAGGCGGAGACTCAGGCAGTGGCGATAATAAATTAATAGGTGCTGTATACGGAACCAATCCTGGAAATCAATTTAATATTATTCCAGACTTAGATGGCAAAGTATTTTTTCTCAGGCAAGTAAGCAATAAAATTAGTATTAAATTACGAAAAGGTTCTGTCGCACAGCTAGATATAAAAGACGGAGATTTAGGAGACACTATTATATGTTTAAGTAGTTGTGAAAACATATTAATAAGTATAACACAAGAATGAATATAGAAAAAAAATTAAATGACATGAAGCCAAAAGATACTCCTCTGTTAGTATTAGGATATATCTTATTGGGTATGATGCTATTATTACCAGCAACAGCAAAAGCAGACAATGAAGTGGTGCTAGATCAGGAAGGTGATAATGTGGTTGTAGATATAATGCAAGCCGGCGCTATTAATAAAATAGATATAGTACTAGGATTGAATAATAATACTAACAATACACTTAAAATAGGCCAAGGACACTCCGAGGGCGCCGAAAGTAACAACGTGTTTTTTAGTGTTGATGGCACCCACAACACTATGCAAATAGAACAGCATGGCAGTAATAACGAAGTTGGCTGGACTAATGCCTGGGGCACTGGTATTGGGTTTGGCGGCGACTTAGACGGAAATAGTAATCAGATATACTTCCATCAAAATTGTACTCGTGGCGCAAGTTGTGGCAAATCAGATATAGGATTTCATATCAAAGGAAATTCTAATACAGTTCGATATGGTCAAGGAGTTTGGTTTGGTTCTGGCGGCAGTATATCGAGTACCACATTTTACGATGATGGCGACGAGGGCGGAAACCATACAGCAACTATAGACATTCACGGTAACAATAATACTCTTGCTGGATTCCAAAGAAACGGTAGTCTTGATACTTATGATGGTCATACTGCAAATTTATACTT